TCACATAGCAGCGAAGTACTTTCAGCTCGCCGGTCTTGTCATTGTATTCTAACTGTAATTTATTTCCATCATTCAGCAATTCCGCGATTTCCAGCGCTTCAATTGCTTCTAATAACTCCTTGTTTGTTATGTATGTTTTTACCATTTTTTACTCCTTCCTATTTTTTCTAAGTTGAAACATTTTACATTTTGATACATTCGTCAAATGGGATTTTGTATCCGTACACCATAAAAAATGCGCTATCTTTTCCGTTTGCTGGATAATAAATTTTGCAACGGTGAAAACGCTTTGTATTTTTTCCATTGCACCAACTACCACCCCAACAACCTGATACGCAATAAACATAATCGTTTACATCATATTCAAAACCTTTTATTTCTAACCCGCCAATTCCGCTATAATATGCAATACTTTCCCTGCTTTCGCAATATTCTTTTTTACTTTTCATTTCTATTTCTCCCATTATTGTTTTATTGTTTTCAGTTAGTTTAAACGATAAACAAAAAAGTTTTCTGTCTCTTTTTCTTCGCCGTCATAATATGACAGAAAATGTCCCCTTCCGTCTGCATCGATGGCATCTGATATGAAATTGTCGATGCCATCTTCCCCACCTACTAGCGCGTAAATAATAGGTTTTGCATCTTCGCATAAGTTTGTTTGTATTTGTTCGATAGATTTTGCAAGCCGAGTTTTAAGAGTCATGGAAAGAATCTCTTCTTGTTCCATATGTTCAATAATAAATTTTGGACGAAATGCCCAGAGCATTTCTTTGATTTCTTCTTCGGTTTTTTCGTCTGCCTCTTCGTCTGTTAACACTAACCATTCTGATCCGTCTGCCATTTCAGCAGTTTGCGTTTCTTGATCCCATTTTACTATTTTTTCATCAGTAAAATTTTGAATTTCTTTAATTTTTAACGCCGTTGTTTTTTGTAATTCTACAATATTTTTTACCATTTTTTTACCTCCATTTATTCCAAACCATACGCAATAACAAACATTGTAACAGCTGTTGCTACTACTAACACCATCTGCCCCGCTATAATAGCGAACGGTGCAAGTTTGGTAATGATCCATGGGGCGCGATATTTGCGCCCGTTTACAGTGAAATATTCTTTTTTCATTTTTTGTCCTCCCTTTAGGTTTTCCTTTTCTTTTTGTACTATTATAATATCATAGATTTGCGCTACTGTCAATATATTTTTTAAAATTTATATTGATTTTTATTGTACTTTTTTTAATACAATTTTTATCAATACGAAACTTTTCTTTTTTCGCTTATTCCTTGCATAATATACAAATATTCTTGCATCCTTATACACTAAAACATTGAAATTTCAACATTTATAATTTTCTGAAAACTTATAAAATTGCATAATCGCAAGGTATAATCACTCGATGGATCAAAAAAAGTCGCTTAAAATGCAAAATAGGACTCCCATATCATGGAAATAAGCATATTGCAGTTTGCGCATGTTCAAATAGTACATACTTACAATGATAAAAATATTTTACAAAAAAGTTTTTTATTTTCTTTTTAGTTTTTTCTTGACAAGCGCACCAAGTTATGGTATTATTGTTATAGAAATACAAAGGAGGTGAAAAAATGGACAAATACCAATTAGTGGCAATTATAGAATTGCTTACAGATTTGGTAAACCTTGGATTTTATAAGAAATTTACAGTATCTGTAAAAATCGAGATTACACCAAAAAGGTAATCTGAATAAGCCGGCGCAAACCCGGCTTTTTATTTTTTTTGTATTGTATCGAAAAAAGTACTTGATTTTTGCGCTGTATTCTGGTATAATTAGTATAGAATTAAATAATATGCGACTTGCAGCAAATGGGCGGCGGTTTCTGGAATGCCAAAAAATGGAAAGATTTGGCGCAAACACTCAACCTGCAAAAAATTACAAGTAAAATTTTATCAGGAAAAAAGTGACAGAAACTCCCGCCTTTTTTGGTATGAAATTACTGGAAAAGATTTACAAGGTAATGTTTATCATATTTGGTAGAAAATGGTAAATTTGGGAGATTTTTGGTATTTTGTTAAAATTTCCCAAGGAGAGGGGAAAGGCGGGGAATTTCCCATTAACGAAGCAAAAATTTCCCCACAGGTAATATAGTGCTCGTTGTGATTATATAATATTATATTATTAAATAATATAAAACATTATACATGATGGTAATAATTGTAAATCGAATCATATATATTGACATACATGTTGATAAATAGTATAATACATATTGATATAAACGAAAGGAGTATTTACAAATGAAAGAATTAACAAACATGCAAAAGCTACGCAAATACGCAAAGTGGGCAAAAGCAGAATTCGGCACAGACATTAAAGTGTCGCTTGATGGAAAAGTTTCAATTAGGCGCAAACTTATTTCAGATTGGCACAAGGAAATGTGGCAATGGATTGCAGAGCACCCAGATCAAACAAAATTAGATTTTTTGTGTTCGAGAATGCTTGGAAAAAAACACACAGGACATGTGACACTACTATCATTGCACTCAGAATGTTTTGCTTGTCTTTATAGTGGAATGCTTGGAGAATACGATTATATCAATATTTCACACTGTGAATATTATTGCCCATTTTTTGAAAGTGTTAATTGTTGCTGTGGCGGTTTGTATGACGCATATGAAGATGCTTATGATCGGCAAGATTATGAAGAGGTAAGCATATTGGCGAAAGAAATCGCAAATTTAGAATGGAAATGGAGAGATGGAAATGAAATTCAATAATGAAAATCAAAATCAAAAATTAGAATCAAAAACAAAAACCGAAAATGGAAATCAAGATTCAAAATCGAATTTGAAAATTGAAAATGAAAATTCAAAATGGAATTTTGATTATGTAATTGCATGGTTGGTATCCAATAATTATACCATAGATGCAATCAACGTTTTGATTCCGCTATTGATTAAAACAACAAAATCATTAGACGAAAAAAACTCTGAATACAAAGAAACCTTGAGGTTAATTTCCAAAATTACAAACGATAATACAATCAAAGATATTGTAAGTGATACCATTAGTGGCAAATAAGCTACGAAAACATAGGAAAATAACTCTTTAAGCGAGGAAAACGTATTAGTCGATAAATTAGTCAAGGAGGAAATAAAAATGGACAATAAACACGTTTTATCATCATTTAGTCTAATAGAGAGATATTGCGATTCGGCAAATTGTGACCATTGCATTATAAAAGATATATGTGAATGTACTTATGATGAGATTGGTATACCTAGGAATTGGATAAAGATCATCGAAAAAAGAATTGAAATAATTGAACAGGAGAAGAATAAAAAGAACAAAAGCAAAGGAGAATAAAAAATGAAAAATAAAAATATCTTAGATGCAATTAAAACAATAAGTGAATATTGTACATCAAAAGAATGCGAAAATTGCAAAATAGAAAGTATATGTGATGAAATTTCAATAATGCCCTGTTATTGGAATTCTCGCATAAAAACCATCGAAGAAAGGATAGCTAAGAATGAAAAGCGAAATAAATAATGGGGCTGTTTTAGATGCTGTTGGAATAATATCAAAACATTGTGGATCTATGACGGATTGTGATAATTGCATATTAAAAAAATTATGCACCACAGTTCTTAGCAACAAACTGAAATCAATTCCTTATTATTGGATGGATTGGATGGCAAGAAAGGATAATAAATGAAAACATTCGTAATAGCTGACCCACACTTTGGTCACGAAAACATAATTCGATATTGCAATCGACCATTTGAATCTGTGCCTGAGATGGATAAAGCCCTTATCGACAACTGGAACAAAACAGTCTCAAATGACGATATAATTTGGGTTTTAGGAGATTTTGCGCTTGCATCGAGGGATTATACCAAATCCATAATAAAATCGCTGAGAGGTCGAAAAAGGCTCATTTTGGGTAATCACGACAGGTATAGCCAAGAGTGGTATCGAGAGGCAGGATTTGAGTTTGTATCACCTTATCCAATACTAATTGAAAATTTCATTATTCTATCCCATGCACCACTTGAATTTCTAAATGAAAATTGTCCATTCTTTAACATTTACGGTCACGTTCATAACGACCCACGATATTTAGATTTGACAAAGAGTGGCGCTTGTGTTAGTATAGAGAGAACAAAATATAAACCGATTGAGTTAGAAGAATTAAAAAACAAATGGAGGTTACAATATGAACGATAAGATTAAACAGCTTTGGTGGGATATTCAACGCTATGGCGAGTTACTAAGTCAGACTGATAAATCTGATTACGACAATTTCTACACCGACCGAACCCATAAATACCAAAACGAGATTTACGAATCCGTTATGTTAAATGGGGAGTTGATTGTATTACTCAAGCGATATGACTATGATATTTATTCATATACTAATGGCGAGAAGTTGTTTGATAGAACATACTGGCTTCCAGTTGGACTTGAGATTGTAGATACATTAGGATTGGATGAGTGTTTATGTAATGTGGAAAGGTAGAATGTAAAGTATGAATAGTGATGATATTTTCTTTTTGTTTATACTATGTGTAATTATAGGGATACCATACGGACTTTTTATTGGAGTTCCATACAGCGAAAGCAAACGAGAAGCTAACAATATAATCAAATTTCGTTCATTCTTGGCGTTTTATCAGGTGAATCCAAATAAGTGGAAGCTAAAAGAAGAATTTGTAATATATAGATATAAAATTACAGATGATAATTACTATTCTGATTTTATGCGTCCTATATATCCAGAATATAATGAATATTGTTTTAGATTTAACCTAATTGATTTTGTGCGTTATTCTATATGGAAAGCATCTAAAGATAGAAAAGCGAGACAAAATGCACGAGAACAAGCTTATAGAATTCAACTAGAACAAGATGTTCGAGAATACGAAGAATTTATTGAATGTATGAAACGGGATTTAGAACAATTCAAACAATCAAACCCATGGGAGGATATGAAATGAAGAATTTTAGTTATGCAAAAGAACGGGCATACAGATTTCACAAAAAGAAGTGGTACGTTATTGGTATCGGTAAGTACTCTTGCTATATATGGTCGTTACCATTGGTTCCGTTCATATTGGTGTATGACAAATGGAAAGAACATATTTGGGAATCATGTAAATGGAATGAGAAAAAAGCTAAAAAGGTATTAGATTGTGCATTGCCATATTTCTTAGATTATGATTACGAGAAAAATGAATATAGTTATTGTTCTAACTGGAACTATACTGGCTGGAATTTTGCAAAATATGTGCCGATTGGTTTGAAAACATTTACTAGAAAGTTTATACAAGAAATCAAAGATTACTTATTTAATGGATATCAAAAAGACGGCTATGAAAAATGGGTGGAAAAACCAAGTATGTTCGATCGAGATGTATATGTTGTTTTTAAGAAAATTATTGAGGATTATATGAAATGAAAAATTTTAAAGCAGAATGGACAGGCAGTTATCCAACTTTATGCTTCGGTGTATGGAAACTTTATGTTGACGGAAAAGATAAGAGCAATTTGATTCCTGAGAACTTGCGAAATTATCCAATGGATACGGCAGGAATATATCAAACTTGGCATTTTGAAGATTGGGAAGAGGTATTCGAGGATTACGAAGATGGACTTGAGTGTGATGAGTGGATTGAAGAGAACGATTCTTGGATAAGCGAAATTTCTGACTCTTACGATGAAAAGGTGGCGTTATTCAAAGCATTTCAAACTCAAGACTTCCGTATATGTAGTTGTGGTGGATGTATTTAATTTTTTTAAATAAAACTCATTGACATCATCGTTTCTTTGTGTTAATATAGTTATATCAAAAGAACGGAGGGCAAAACAATGGAAAGAAAATTAAATTTATACATCAATACATTACAATCTGAGAACACCAAGAAAGCATACAGGCGCAACATTGAATCTTATCTCAACACATGCGACACTATCACGCTTGAATCCTACTTAACATGGGTAGCAACTATCGCAAGCGAATCTGGTGCGACACAATACCAAAAAATCATGGCAGTTCGTGGGTTTATTGGATTCTTGTTCGACTTAGGTGAGGTTGATAGCGAAACTTATATGAAGATTAAAAAGCAAAGAACTCCAAAAGTGAATAACGCAAAGAAACTTCCGCTTAGTACGGAACAAGTCAATGCAATCGTTCGACAAGCAAGAACACCAAGAGAAAAAGCCATGCTTATGGTATTGTTCCACACTGGTATGCGTATTGGTGAACTTATAAATATCAAATTGTCGGACATCAACGCTGATGGTGTAATCAAAGTTGTAGGTAAAGGAAATAAGTTCAGATATTGCTATATGAACGATGAAACAATGAAATCTATAAAAGATTATCTCAATGTTCGTAAAGAGAGCGAATATAATAACCTCTTCATCGGCAACCAAGGTAAGCCAATGCAAGAACAAAACTTTAACAAAACAATCAAACTTCTTGCAAAACGTGCAGGAATTGATGTTAAGGCTTTGAATTTTAGTTGTCATTCGACAAGGCATACTACAATTAGTATCTTAGCTGAAAAAGGTGTAACAATGCCGGTATTGCAGGAAATTGCAGGACATGCAGATATTCGTACCACAAAAAGATACATTGATAATAACCCAATGGCTGCAAGAGAAGCGATTATGGGATTGAGTTTTTAGGAGTTAAACATGGTTAGAGCGCAAATTCATGATTTACGAGATGGAGATATTTACACAGAATGGTTCGATGACAAAAATGAGATGTTCGATTGCATAGTCGATTGGTATCCCCATTGTGATAGGACATTTAAACAAACAGATAATGGTGAATACATAGTTCAAATTGACGATTTAGAGAGATAGAAAGGAGACAAAAAATGAACAGGGATAAATTTAATCGCAATCTAACCTTAATACTTATCGCAATTCTTATGGCGTTTTTCTTGGTTGTTATGCCAAAGAGCGCCTATGCGGAAATTGATCCGAACCAAGTGGCAAGTGAATACAACATGGATCTTTGGGAAATGTGGACGCACGATACAGCAAATTCACAGAAAATGACGTTCATGGACTATCGAGCTATTACTAACAAAGCATCTAATCAATATAAATTTCAGCAGCGTGATGATGTATGGGTTGATGAATATGGGTTCTTAGTGCAAAACTCTGAATGGTACGTTGTGGCTATGGGTAGTTATTGGGGGGAAATAGGTGATAAATTCATTATAAGACTGAAAAATGGAGAAACCATAAGTTGTGTCCTTGGTGATATAAAAGCTGATAGACACACCGACAAACTCAATTATTCCCATGAAAGTGATGGGCATGTGGTTGAGTTCTTGATTGATAGTAAATCATCATATATGAAAAAAGCTGGCATGATGAAGTATGGACTTGTGAATAAAGTATTTAAACAATGGGATAGCAAGATTGTGGGGATTTGTAAAGTAAAGGAGAAGTGGCAATGACATATGAAGAATTAAAAATAGAGGCTAATAAAATGTGTTATAATCTTATTAAAAAGAAAGAGTACGTACCACATAAAAGATGCAAGTGTGGTTGTAGAGGTCGTGTATGGTATGATTGTATTTATGGAAAAACAGCTCGTTTTATATTATGTGAGAATTGCAGAATTCGTACAAATAGTTATATATCAGAATGTGATGCTTGGAAAGAATGGAATAAGATGCAGGATAAATAAAATGAGCGAAAAAATCAAAAAATTAGGGTTTGAATTAGTTAGTGAATCTCAAAACGAAGTTACTTACAAGAAAAAATATGGTGATTCTTTTATACATGCAGTCGTTATTGCAAAAGCCGGAGAATTCCAGATTTTTTCATTTGAAGATGACTGGTTTGAAGAAAATCGAGTTATAGGATTGAGCATTGAGGAAATGGAAGCATTTCTGGAAAAGATGAAAGAAATGAGAGGTGCAGAAAATGACAAATTATGAAAAATATAAAGAACAGATTGAGAAGATTACAAGGTTAGGCTTTACTTTTGCATTAAACAAAGATACAGAAGAAATAGTTGCGTGCCCCGACTTTTCTTGTAGTAATTGTACATTTAACAGTACATATCTTAATGGTTGTGCCAAAGAAAAATTTAAATGGGTTGATGAGGAGTATATTGAACAGGAAACTGATTGGTCTAAAGTTCCTGTTGACACACCAATTTTGGTAAGAAATTTAATAACATATGATTGGATCGAAAGACATTTTGCAAAATATGAAAACAATTTTGTTTATGCTTGGTGTGATGGAAAAACGTCGTATACAACCGATTCAATGAATTATTGGAATTATGCAAAATTAACGGAGGCAGACAATGGAATTTAATTATTTAGTTGAAAAGAAAAGAATGTTGAATAACTTAGGTTGTATACGACAAACATCGGGTACATGTGACGGGCTGGAATGCAACAAATGTCCGCTATCCAAATGTAAAAATGGTTATGATTTATCTTGTTCCACTTTTGAAATTAAGTACCCTGTCGAAGCCACAGAAATTGTTCGCAAGTGGGCTGAAGAACACCCACGAAAAACTAGGAAAGATATTTTGTTAGAAAAATTTCCGAACGCAGATTTTCGCAGTAATGGGTCGCCATGTTCTTGTTGTGTTGAGCTTGGAATGATACCAAAAGAACAGTGCGACGAAAATTGTACAAAATGTTGGAACACGGAGGTAGAAGAATGAAAAATATGTGTGAATAGATACATTCTGAAGAAAGGGGAATGATGATGTTAGAATTTTATAATTCGTACATACGTACAGCACGTAAGTCGCACAAGTGCGAATATTGCGAAAAAGAAATCATGGTAAGCGAAAAGTACAGTTACGAAAGCGGCAAATTTGAAGGCGATTTTTTCACTAGGACTTTATGTGTTCCGTGCCGCAAGATGCTGAACGCTTACATAGATGATGTGGACGATGATACATTTGATTGGTTGGCTGTATCTGATTTTCTTTCAGAGAACTATTGCGACAAATTATGCGGACAGGAAAAGCGACACGATTGTGATAAATCGCCAGAGTGCTGCGAGAAAATACGGAGAGCAGTTTTGGAAAAGGAGCGTGAGCAGGAATGAAATGCAATAATACACATTGTAAATATTATGTTAAAGCGAAAAAGGATTTGTTTGCAAATATGATGGGATTAGGAACGTTAACCACCAATGGAGGTTGTAAATATCCATATTGCAAGAAGAACAAGAAATAGATGAGGTGAGCAGGAATGAACGAGAAGGATATAAACAGATTAACGACGCGAAATGAAAAAGGTCGGGCGTATTATTGCGGCATAAACGGAAAAAGTGAATCTGACATACGTGGCAACATATATGGAGAAGCAAGCGACAAGTTGGCTCACTATGAGGACATGGAAGACGCTGGGCGGCTGAAGATTTTTCCTTGCGTCATTGGAGATACGATATGGATTCCATTAAAAAATCTGGGGCGATTCACTGGAGAAATTGTAGAAGATAAAATTCAAATGATTGGATTTACTAGCAAAGGGATTCGTATCAAAGCACGAAATCATCACGCACATAATATTACACTTAAACTTGGAGAATCTGTATTTTTAACAAGAGAACGCGCAGAGAAGGCACTAAAGGAGGAATGCAATGGCTGAATATCATGTAAGAACAGGTATGGTTGGGATTTATGCAGGAACGCTGAACAAGGCAAAGACCATGTGGAAGAACAAAACAGAATGCACAGACGAGGCGATAAATGCTGTGCGTGACTATATGGTTGGTGAACTGCTCGGTGGTTTGCAATGCACAAAAGCCAAACAAAGTGGTTATGAATGGACGTTGAAAGACGGCAGAATAGTAAAGTTGCTGGTTGAAATTACGGCGGCTGAAAAGGATCGTGAGCGGGAGTGAAGAACAGCAACTATAAAATATGTGACCGCTGTAAATTTTCTCAAAGTGAATGTACAGAATGGGATAAAGAAAAATCGTTGATACCAGATTATTGCACACATATGGAGTATAAAAAGAGTAAAGATATACAAGATGAAAAATTTTAGTGGAGAGAACGATATGAAAGAAATTGAATTTAACATCAAAGTTAAAATGAATGAAAGATGGGTGAATGATTTTTGCTCAATGCTTCATTGGATGCAGAGTTGTGGAGATATTGGACATTCATCTATAGTAGGATTCTATGCAGATGGCGACGGAGATTTTAGACCTAAATTTGAATTTAATCGTGAATTTGCAAAAACAGAAGGATATTGGGCGACAAACAAAAAAATGCCAGAACTAGAAGTGATATTTGATGCAGGTTGATTAAATGTTTTCGTAGACAATCCAATTATTAAATGGGTAAATTAAATAAAGAGCGTGGGCAGGAATGAGTAAATTTGAAGTAAATCGCTTTATTGGTGGTTATGATGAAATTGCGGTGTCAAAAAAAGTTCTCCAAAGACGAAGCTATTAAAATCGCCATGCGTGAAACAGAAGGAGCCAAGAAGCCGTATTACTTGGCGATTGACGATTGTTTTGTGAGACACAGGGCGGGCATGGATGAGGATAACGAACCATGTGTTGGGTGGTGGCTCGAATACACCGAACATAAACGCAGTTGTTCTTGTTGGGGTTTTCATGTGCTGCCAGTCAACGCCGACTTGTATACAATAATCGAAAAGAAATACGAGCATATCATAGTGGAGTAAAAGGGGCGTAAGAATGAAAATGAATAATAAGGAATTAAATGAAATTATAGATAAAAGTAATTTTTATCCTGACAGTAATAATCTTTATGACATGAAAATTTTAGATGCACTTAACAAACAAACACAGAATCATGCAAAATGGAAAAGATGGTATGGGGATAAAATTGTTGGAATAAATGGCGATGGAACAGACATATATAAACATTATAATTATTTTACATGTTCAAATTGTGGAAAAGGAAATGCTATAAAATCAAATTATTGTCCTCATTGTGGTGATGAAATGAGAGGTGAATAAGAATGAAATATACAATAACTGTTTGCGATGTTTGTCAAAATGAAATTTGCTTTGATGATTTTAGATACGTTTTTCATGATTGGCATTATAGAATAGGAAAAAATAGAAAATTTCATATGTGTGAAAATTGTTTTGAAAAATTTAAAGAATGGGTAAATACAGGCGAACATTAATGACGTATGAAAAGTATTACTATTATTAAGAATTATAGTGACTTGGTCATTGATTATGATATGTTATCATTAAAATGTGAAAATAGAGAATATATTGATAAATTTATTTTATATGAAAAGGAGAATAATAATGATTTATAGAATTCATTTATATGCAGGGTATGATATAATGAAAGGTGTAAATAGGGCTGAATTTAGAGTTGAAAATGCATCATCTGCAAAGGATGCTATTGAAAAATTATGTCCGTCATTAAGCACTGATTTCTTTAGGTCTATTGACGAGTTAAAAGGAGACGAAGATGAATTCATAGTATATTGTAAAAGAAATCCCGATGAATATATGTATGTAGATTCTACTAAGTATGGTGGAAAACGTGGTTATCTACATAGTGCACACATGATAATAGAAGAAGTGTTAAGTAATGATAGTTGGAATATGTTTTTAAATCGAGAATAAATTTAATTTAAACACATGATTATATTTTTACAGAAGCAGAAAGGAGGAAAAACTTAAACGAATTGAAATGAGTTGCGCATCATTTTAACAGAAAGGAGAATGATATGAAAAAATTGAAATTTGAATGGTACGTTCTTAACGAGAACTTTAACAATAATCATTCTATTGAGCCATATAATATTTTTAATAATATTCGAGTTAATGAAGAAACCAATGCTCTTTGTGTCAAATATAAACGCGACAAGATGACTTTTGAAAATTTTACCGAAGAGCTTCGTAAAATCATTATGTGGCAAGAATGGTCAAGATGCGAATATGAGATTGTGGTTGGCAGCTTATTTGCACACGAAGAAAAAGATCTAAAAAAAATCGACTGTTACCAGCAAGCATTGCCAAATATGAAAATTATTGCTAAGTATGTACTTGAGGAGTATTACCCTAAATTAAAGATTAACTTAGGTTGCACAGAACATAAAAAAGATTAAAAAATTCATTTTACATTATCGAATTTAGCAATTATAATATAACTACATAACTATAAGAAAGGAGAAATTATGTCGGCGCTATATGAAATTGACCACAATCTATATGAATTATTAGAAAACGATATGGTTATAGATGAAGAGACAGGCGAAATTATCTTTGAGGAATCAGATATTGATAATTTGATATTATCTCGTGACCAAAAACTCGAAAACACAGCTTGTTATATTAAGAACCTTATGAGTGACATCGACCAAATTAAGACAGAAGAAAAGTCACTAAAAGAACGTAGGCAAACAAAAGAAAAAAAAGTCGAGCGACTTAAAAAGTACCTTGCTGATTCAATGTTATTATTTGGCGATAAGAAGTTTGAAACTCCAAGAGTTGCCCTTTCGTTCAGAAAGTCCAAACAAGTTGAAATTGCAGAGGGTGCAAGTATCCCACAAGAGTACATGACGATTAAGGTTGAGGAAAACCCAAACAAGACAAAACTCAAAGACGCAATCTTAAAGCAAGGGTTGGTAATTGATGGTGTACAAGTAGTAGAAAAAGAGAATTTACAACTTAAATAAGGAGAGTGCATGGTAACAATTTACAGAGTAAATGGTAAGGAATTTAACACTTACGAGGATGCAAAAGCATACGAAGAAGAACTCGAACAAAAAGAGCAGGAACGCACTGAAAAAGAACAGACTAAATCTACTAGGTTAAAAGAATTATCTGATGCAGCAAATGAGTATATTAGGCTCAAAGAAGAATACGAAAGAGATTATGGTATAATTGGCACAAAGTATGACAATAATGAAAAATACGAAGAAAAAGCCAAAGAATACACAAAGATTATAAACGATTTTTTAAAGTTTTTTTATTAAAGAAAGGATAAATTATGGCAGTTAGACAGACATTTAGCAAATTCAAAGCAGTAGGCAGATTAAAAGACAAGAAATTAGAAGTTGTAGAAGGTAAATTTGACGATGGTGTTGTTTTTAACACCATTCGTGGACGATTTGTAATTGGTGTTGGTGATGGAGAATATAGCTGCGAAGTCTATATGAGGGATAAATTTGCAGGGAATGAACATAAAACTAACAGCGATTACGAAAACATTGTAGAATTACAGAATTGTACACTTGATACACCAATCGAAGTACGTATTCGTACAGATAGATTTAATGATTATGTTGGAAAGAGTGGTAAAGTAGTAAGCGTAGATTGTTTTAATGTTCAGGGTGTGAGAATTCTTAGCGAGCTTGCCGATGATGAGAAGTTCGAGGGCGTAATTGAGGGTATGTTGACCAAATGTGTGCCGGAATATGTCAACGAAGAAGAAACTGGAAGATTAAAAGTTGAAATTACTGGTGTTGGATATAATGAAAAAGCATTGCCTCATCAGCTTTATGTGTCGGAAGATTTAGCAGACCAGTTTAATGATATTTATGAAATGGGTGCTTTGGCTTCATTCTCAGTCGAGATTAAGAGTGTGGAATATGGGGTTCAGAAAACAGCATCTACAGGTGGTTTCGGTAGAAGAGCTGATGTTAATACTGGATTTACGAGAGTTGAATGGATTGTAATTGGTGGCGAGGAGCCGATTGATGAAGAGCGTGTGGATAAGAATGGCGAAAAGTTATTCATTGAGCCGAAAGAAATTAAGAGGCTGCTAGAGGAACGTTCGATTGAACTTGAACAGATTCTGAAAGAATCCAAAAACAAAGCACCAAAAACTAAAGCAAAGCCAAGTTTTAAAGATATGAGTAAATCAAGCATGGCAGATGGCAATCCGTTTGATGTTGGCGAGAATCCGTTTCTGTAGGAGGTGAGTAGATGGCAGATATGTTTGATATTTTTAATCCGCCTAAAACAAAAGTTGTTAAAGGTGTAGACGGAAAAATGCTACTCGTGCATTCAAATTCGTGTAAAGTTGCCAAGACACTTGTTGGTTCGCAGATGCCAAAACCATTTTATTTGCGTTTTGAACAAGGTGCAAATTTTATTGATGGTATGCCATTTGCCCCATTAACATCTTGGACGGATTTTAAGAAGGTCGCTAAGATGTTGACTAGCACAAAACCCCAAAAGGTTATTGTTGATGGAATTGAAAAAGAAGTTACACCAATGGATTTATATAAAACTATTATTGCAGATACATTCGATGTTGCAATTCGTTGGTGTAAAGACTTTGTTTGTAAAAAGTATGGTGTTGAAAAACTTGGTGATGGTAACAATGGTTATGGATTATGGCAAGAATATGCAGATGAATGGTTTAATACTTGGAATCCTTTAATGAATGCAGGATATTTTATCTATGGTATTTCTCACTCTGAAATCAAGAAAATTAAAGATGGTCGTACTGGTGAGGAAGTGGAAAAGTATGCTCCAAAAGGCGATAAGAGAACCATTGATCTTATTATTGAAACTGTTGACTTTATTGGATATGTTAAAGCTAACGGTGTTGATGAAGAAGGAAATGTAATTCCATCTAGCATTTATTTTGCTGAAACCGATGAGTACCTTGCAGGTTCAAGACTTGATACCATGCCATCTGAAATTAAAGTATTCTCTGCGGAAAACATTCAGAATGCGATTAAAGAGGCTATTGAGAAAAAAGAAAAACAATCTGGCAATGCTGCAATTAGTTACGAGGAGAAAAAAGCAGAAGAAGCTAAAAAAGAATGGACGCATAAAGAAATTCTCGATGCTATCAAGCCATATTTACAAACTTTGTGGGATAAGTATTCCGAAGATGTTACAGATATTATGACTAACAATCTTGGTGAAGACGTAAAAATTACAGACACAACCAAGAAGCAAATTCCACAACTTGAAATGGTATTGTTCGACCTAAAGAATTTAGCTAAGGATAAAGGTATAAAAGTTGAGTAAGACATACACGCCCTCAACAAAACAGCAAGATGCAATAAAAGTTGACATGATAGGAGTAAGATTTGGACGCTTAGTCGTTCAGTCTTACTCACATGCAGAAAAGAGAAAAGATTGTAATGGGTCAAGACATTACTATAATTGCTTATGTGATTGTGGTAATACTTGTGTAATAGAACGAAATTCTTTAAGATCTGGCAATACATCTTCCTGTGGTTGTATTCGTTCTGAAATGCTTGCGAAGAGAAATAAGGAAACAGCGTCTTTGAATGGTGACAGTAAAAGATATAAGCGAATGCATAATATTTGGTCGGCTATGCTAAATCGTTGTGAACATACAAATAATAAAAATTATGATTTATATGGTGGTCGTGGAATTAAAGTTTGTGATGAATGGCACAAATGGGAAGTGTTTAGAGATTGGGCTTTAAGCAATGGATATAATGATGGTTTAACTATTGACAGGATTGATAGGAACGGTAATTACGATCCATCAAATTGTCGCTGGGTAACAATGGATATTCAAGCTAATAATAAATCTAATAATAAGTACATCACATACCAAGGTCGCACACAATCTCTTGCCGATTGGTGTAGAGAACTAAACATCGACTATGATCGCACAAAAGCTCGTTTAAACGCTTGTAACATGACCCCAGAACAAGCATTCGAGTTGCCAAAGTATTATACTCAAAAGGAATGCGACAACAAAGTTTCTGAAAGAAATAAAGTTGGCAATATCTAACTCTACAAAATTTTCCCCCTTATAGGGGGATTTTTTATAAAATAGTGTTGACAATCTTTCTAGGATGGGTTATAATAAAGAAAATAAAACAAGCGAAAGCGAAAGGAGATATAAAATGAACACAAAAGGTGAAGTTGAAAACATGATTGTAAATGCTTACAAAGACAATGTTCGTAAGACTTATATCAAACACATGGTACAAGGATATGAGGTGGCTATGCAAACAATATATGATTATCTCAAAAGCCACACGAAAAAGGATATATTGGAGTTTTGTAAAAGGTGCTTAGAACGTAAGAATTTAGATAAGATGGAGGGATTGAAATGATATTCAATATTTGTAACACGAATGCTTGGGGTCAACTTGGTGAAAAATATAAAAAAATCTTAAAACCACTTTCTTTGAAGACTAATACTGGAGAAAACGGATTTGAACGAACGACTATTGAAATTAACAGCCTACAAGATATTGTGGATATTATTAAAGTAACGAACGAAGAAATTATTATATCTGATTTATTCAAAAATGAAAATATGACTATAGAGATTTACGATGATTGGAGGGAATAAAATGGGCGAGAATTATATTGTAATCAATGGGAAGAGAGTCGAGTTGACAAAAGAACAGATAGATCAGCTTGGGATTGAGGTTGAAGAGGATAAGAGATGGAGAGCTAAAACATATGAAATTTACTGGCATGTAGATTCATATAATAATGTTGAACCAAGTTGGGATGCAAACAATAGGCAGGATGATTTCAGATACTATTTTCACAATTATTTTCGTACCAAAGAAGAGGCTGAAACATATGCTCGTGTGCTTAAAACAGAAATGTTGTTGAAAAAGTATGCTGATGAGCATAATAAAGAATTTAAAGAATGTAAATACGAACTTTATTTGGACGAGGTTGGTTCGATTTTGGTGGGTGTAGTTTATATTACAAGTAATTATGGTCACACTATTTGGTTCTCTGCTACCGATGTTGCTGAAAACGTAATTAAAGAAATTGGCGAAGAACGTATTAGAGAGTGCTTGGAATACGAATGGTAGGTGATAACATGAAAATTATTGATTTTGACACAAAAGGAAATGTTGTACGTTTTTATCTAGGTGATGATAATTGTAACGACTATTGGGGCGATGATTGGAACGATGCGCCATATGAACACAATGCAGGTTCGGTATATGATAGATATATTACCAAATATATCGACATGTACTTCCCATTCGATTCATTCGTGCTTGAACCACAAGATGATTGGAGGAATAATTATAACAGCAACTATTCCAAAGAGGATATGAAAAAAGGCTATGTTCCTTGTCTTATCGTAGTGCCTAGCGAACTTGCAAAAGAAACATACGATAATACTTTTGGATATTGGGTTGGTTCAAAGAACATCGAAAAGTTCTATTTTAATGACTCTGAACAAAAATTAAAAGAGTTCGGTTATATGTATGTAGAAAAGGTGTATAATAAGAATGAAGAATGTTGATGCAATCAAAGCAGTAATGAAATATATTCAAGATAAATATACTGTCATTCATGAAGAACCTCATAAACTTTGGAACAACTTTACCATTACAGAGTGCCCGAACTGGCTTTTTGGATTAAACTGTTATGATGAAGATGATGATAATATAAAGAAAACACTGTCATACTTTTGTCAATATGAAAAAAATTACAGAAAATTCAATCCGAGTTGGAGTTACATCAAAAAAGATATCACAGTGTATGATATTGACTATAATGGAATTGGTTGCATTGAAGGTATTGATTACATCGTAAATAGTCTTGCCTTTATCTGTAAGCATCCTATTAGAGCATGGGCAGAAGATTACTATGGATACATGGCTAATTGTGTTTATGCTCCAAGTTATAAAATTTTCTTTCAATGGATCAAACATAGGCTACATGAGGGCAAAGACAGTTTTATAAAGAATGCACTAAACAAGAGATTGCTTCGATGGTTTAAAAGGAACGTAGTTCCATACATCTATGAATTTTCTTCCGTTGAAGAGGACAACCCACCGATTAAAGGCAAGGTTAGAATCTTTGACTTCGGCGATTTTAATGGATATAGGGTTATTTATGAACTTGACGAGCAAGAAGAGCGTCCACATGGGTTCTATGATTGGTTTACAGATGTAGACAAGGATTGCGAACTGTCGCAAAAGTTCGACAATTTATGTGATAAATATGAAAAAATAGCTTGTTTTTTTGGATCTTACTGGCTTAATCCATTCGATCGTTCATTTCAATATTTATATGAAAAGGAGATTCCTTATGAGTGCGCAAGTGAAGTGTAGATATTGTGGCGAGATGATTGATAGAGATTTAGCATACCAAGATAAAGAACGTAGGTGTTACTATTTTTGCAATCACGAACATTTTATCAAGGACAAAGAAAAAGCTGTTAAAAAATCCACCAGCGAGCCTAAAGTGCCTATTCGACCACAAGCCTACAATGAACTTATTGCTTATGTATATGAACTTTATAACAAGAACATACCAAGCTTTGTTTTCAAACAAATAAGCGATATGACAAAGCGCACTATAAAACCATTTACATACAAAGGCATTGAACTTTCCTTGCGCTATTGGGTCGATACCCTTAATCATGGGTTCGATAGAAATAATGGGCTTGGCATTGTAGAGTATGTGTATGATGAAGCAGAACAATTTTGGAAAGATAGGCAAAGAGTGGCTAGAGCTGCACAAGAGGTTAAGACAGATGAGGTTGTGTATTGTGCGGGATCAAGGCAAGCAGGGTTACAACAATATTTATTAAGGAGGAAAAGAGATGCCAGTGAATGATGATTTAGGAACTCGTATGAAATCCTATTATGAGAACATTTCTAAAACAAAACTCATACGAAGAACACCTGTTGCAATTCGTATTGATGGGAAAGCGTTTCACACATTTACAAGTGGTTTTGATAGACCATTTGATAAAGTTTTAATGACTACCATGCAAGAAACAACCAAATATCTTTGTGAAAACATCCAAGGATGTGTGTTTGGATATACTCAATCAGATGAAATCACATTGATTTTAATTGATTATAGACGATTAAATTCTTCGGCATGGTTTGATTATGAAGTTCAAAAAATTTGCAGCATTGCAGCGAGCATGGCAACTATGGTATTTAATAAATTCTTTAGCAAGTATGTTGACAAATATAGATTTAACAAATGGGATGGTATTTCAAAATATGAGGATGGCACACAAGAATATATTCAGACATTGCTAAATGCAGTTGACAAAGGAGCTATGTTCGATGCTCGTTGTTTTAATATTCCAAAAGAAGAAGTTACAAATTTAATTTACTGGAGACAATTAGATGCAACCAGAAATTCTATTCAAATGGTGGGGCAAGCTAATTTCTCACATAAAGAACTACAAAATAAAAATTGTAATGATATTCAAAATATGTTATTAACAGAAAGAGATATAAATTGGAATAATTACCCAACAAACTGTAAAAGAGGAACTGCTGTTATAAAAGAAGATGGCTGTTGGATAATAGACGATTTCATGCCTATTCTAAAAGGAGAAAATAGGCAATATGTAGATAGATTTGTTTTTGTTGGAGAGGAATAAAAAAATGATTGAATTTAATTAAGAAAGGTGGCAGGAATAATGTTTAAATCATATTTTGGTGCAAGTATAGAGAAGCACCTATCTGAACGATGGAAGATTGGTATAACTATTGTTCACATGTATATGGAAACATACCTTTGTATTGACTTAGTGAAACGCCAATTAAGAATTGGTAAGTTATGTAGGTGGGAAAATGATTGAATTTTTAAAAAAACTTGTTGATGAAGGGATTAAAGTATCTATTGACACAGACATTCATGGCATGATGAAAATTACATTAACTCATAGAGATAATCACTCATGTTATTTTGCTGATTTAAAAGAATTAGTCCAATTATGTGCGTCAGATGATGATTTTATTGAAATTCTTCATCATACATATTACGAATTAAAAAAGTTTGAGGCAAAACAAAATGATTTATAATCGCATAGCTGCACAAATGGCTCTTGGTATGATAATGAACAATGTATCCATCCTTTATAACACTAGGTACAAATTATCACCTAACGATTTCAAACCGATTTTGTGGCAGTATTATTTATTCAGCGCAATCGAGATTATTGCTGAAAGTGGATGCGAAGAAGTGGACGAAAATACAATTACCGCATTTTTGCTTAGTAGTGATAAGTATAAGCCAATGCTTGAGGTGCTAAAAGAAAATAGTTATAGTGAATTCATAAGAGCTATTAAAGAAGCTGTAAAGGATGGGAATCAAAGTTTCGATTATTATTACGACCAAGTAAAAAAATATTCTCTTGTGCGTGATTATAAGGCTCAAGGGTTCAATGTGGATGCTATTTATGACGAGGGTAAAGACGAAGCAGAACAAAAGCAAAAACTCAACTCAATGGGAATCGAAGAAATCTTAAACCACTTTGACTCAATCCAAGTTCGCATGAAAGCTGAGTATAGCAAAGAAGCACCGATTGAGGAAAGTTGGGTGGGTGAAAATACACATGAGTTACTAGAATTATTCAAGCAAACCCCTGCAACCGGCTGTGTTCTTAATTCGCCCTATTTATCCACAATTTCAGCAGGTTGGCAAAGAGGACACTTAATCTTGCGTACTATGCCAAGTGGCACTGGGAAAACAGCTCAAGCCATTGGAGATTTGTGTTTGGTATGTTGCAAGAAGATATGGGATGTTAAGAAGAATAAGTACGTTGACAACCCACAATATCAAGGAAGAGGCTTTTATATCCATACAGAGCAAAAGCAATGGGAAGAGGTCATGCCGAGGTTTTTATCTTACATCTCGAACGTTGAGTGTTATCGTATCATGCGAGGACAGTTGACAGAATATGAGGAACAAAAGGTTGAAGAAGCAGGTACTATACTTAAAGATAGTGGAATAAGGCTCATCAACTTACCACAATTCACCATGAAGTCGATAAGAGATACAATTAAGAATATGGTACTACAATATGGTTGCACCTATGGGATATTCGATTATATCTTTGATAACACAAACTGTATGCAAGAATATCGTCAAAAGGTTGGTAATAGTGGAAGGCAAGACATGATGTTCCTTGCGGTGGCTACTGATCTTAAAGAAATGGCAGAGGAATACAATATTGGTCTAATGTCAATGACACAGACTAACGGCAAAGAAAAGTTGATAGGCAATGGGGCTGCTGATGAGAGTTGTGTATTCGGTAGCACACAAATGAAGAATAAACTCGATACGGGTGTTGTAAGTTTGTTCCCTAAAAAATCAGAGCTTGAACTTATCGCCCCACTTATTGACAATTCGCCATTTGGTGATAAGATAAATATAAATATGGTTACAAGCGTGTATAAGGGAAGGTATAATATGTATGGTGCTACAATTAAGATATGGCAACATTTAGATAGGAACACAGGCAGATTGATTGATTATTTTTGCACCGATGCAGATAATGAGCCAATACAGGTGGATAGAACAGTGTTAGAGGGGGTTGAATTAGCATGAAAATAGGAGTTATAGACGCAGAGATTGTTGGAAAGTCCAAACACAGATTCCCTAATTTATGCTCTATGAAGATATCTGCATATCACAAATCTCTTGGCGATAGTGTTGAATTGTTATTATGTTATGATAATTTGAATCAGTATGATAAAGTTTATATTTCAAAAGTATTTATAAAAACCAGTCTGCCTTATGAAAGAACGGATATTATAAAGAACGAACAAAACTGTGCTGAATTTTATATTGACCACCCAATATTAAATTTGTCACATGTTGAGTATGGAGGTACTGGTTTTTATTATGATAAATCACCAAATCTACCAGATGAAATTGAACACATTATGCCGGATTATCATCTATACGATGATTGGATAGAACAATGTGTTGCAAATGGAACAAAGCGTTCTGAATTTAAGTATTATATAGATTATTCTATTGGATTTTTAACAAGGGGTTGTTTTAGAAAGTGTTCATTTTGTGTGAATAAAAAATATGATAAGTGTGTTAGACACTCCTCAATTTTAGAATTTATGGATACGAGAAGAAGAAAGTTATGTTTTTTAGATGATAACTTTTTTGCTTGTAGTGAATACAAAGCAATCATAGATGAAGTCAAAGGTACAAATAAATCATTTCAATTCAAACAGGGATTAGATGAGCGATTGATTACGGCAGAGAAAGCTATAGACATGTCTAATTGGAAATACGATGGAGATTTTATATTTGCTTTTGATAACATTGAAGATAAACATATTATCATAGACAAATTAAAAATATTAAATGAATTTTTGCCGACCAAACGAAAAAAGTTTTATGTGTTTTGTGGGTTTGACAGAGACAGTCAATATGAATATGGCTTTTTTGAAAGAGATATTGAACAGCTTCTTGAAAGGATAAATATTTTAAGAAGATATAAAAGTTTGCCATATATTATGCGCCATGAGAATTATATAAAATCACCATATAAATGGCTTTATATTCAACTTGCAGCATGGACTAATCAGCCATCAATATTTAAGACTTTTGACTTTATTACATTTGTGAAATGTAAAGCTATGGGATCTTCTTATAGTAAGTACAAAAGGGATATAGGGCGTTATTTACAAGATGGTGGGAAGAAAAATAAAACATGGATTGCTTTGGAGGAGTTTTGTAGAACACATAAGGAGTTGTGTGAAAAATATTTCAACTAATCCCTTGACAAACCCTTTAACATAGTGTAAGATAGTTATAACAATGCGAGGAGGTAACTATCATGCGTTTATGGCACAAAGACTTAATTCAAATTTTACCAAAGAATCAACTTTTATCGCAATGGAGAGAGTGCTGTTGCATTGCAAAGAATATTGCAATTAACGGGAATCCAAACCATATATTAGTCAATAAGATTATGGACTATGGTATCGCTCATTTTTATTCTTACACTAAATTAGTATATCTTGAAATGAAAAGGAGAGGTTATAAGGTAGATGATAATTGCTTTAAAAAATGGGCTGGTGATTCTTGTTTTTGGTGGAGCGGTTACTGTGTAGATAAAGCACATATTTTTGCTGGGTGGCATAACGACAGATATTTAACACAATGTTATTTTAATTTACAAGAAAAATATGATTGTGGAGGCATCAGCGAAGAAGAATGGTTAAAGATAGGAGGATCAAAATGAGAGCGTTTGAATTTTATGATTTTAAGTATCCAGATGACATGTGGGAGATTATAAATTATTTAAAACAACATGGCGATATTAACGTTGAGTATATGAGGCTCGAAGAATTATATGAGGATTTTAGCTATGACGTATATTGTACTCAATGGATGATGGTTTATGATGAAACTTTGCGTGGATTCGCTGAATATTTAGCAGACATAGAGGTATAGTACTATCTACAATCAAGATTAAAGAAGGAGTAAGATAATGAAAGAACAATTTACTTATAACGGACATAAGTATAAGAAAGGTGATAAGATAAAGATTATATCAACTTTTTGCAGTCGAGTATACAAAGAAAATGAAGATGTTGGCAAGGTTTATTCGATCATTGGTTGGTTAGAACCCAACGAAGGAAACGAAGGACAACTAATTGAAGTTGAAAAAATAGAAGGCTCTGAGAGAAGATTTATAACAAAATATGACGAATTTGAGCCATTTAACGGATCGATAGAACTTGTATTATGTTACAATAAATTTACAAGAGATCAACAAGAAAAGCTATGCAAGCGATATGGCAAAGATATCAACAACATGACAGGAGTTGAATTATTGGATTTGTTATCGTTTCATTTAGATAATATCTTAGTGGAGGGGTTGGAATGAAATTTTTAAACGGTTGGATTAATATACCAGATGAAGATTTAGAAAAAGATACCGATGAAGAAGTCAGAGTTTGTCAATATTGCCAAGCAGACCCGAGTGAATGTGGCGAATGGGAAGAATGTTGTTACAATGGGGTTGTAAGAGAAATGCAAAAGATAGAAAACATGAATACAGATAAAACAGTGCTGGAACATGCACCATGGGAAACTAAGGTATTTGATTTTAGAACAAGCGAAGTTGTGGATTTGGAGGATTTGTAATGAAGTATGTAGGTAGCAAGAATCGGCTCGCCAAAGACTTAGCGCCTATCATTCAATCGTGCATTGATGGCAATAATATTACACACTACTGGGAACCATTTTGCGGTGGGGCAAATATGATTGATAAGATTAAGTGTGAAAATAAATATGGTAGCGATATTCATATGATAAATACTGGAATTTTATTGCAAAATTTGATTCTATAACACAAGCTTCAATAGCTACGGGGTGTGATAATTCTTGTATTACTAGGTGTTGTAAAGGAACGCAGAAAACTTCTTTGGGATATAGGTGGAGTTATGATAGACACAACAAAACTTAAAAAAACTTTAGATACAAATGATATTATTCTAATTATTGAAAGTCTTGGTGGTGAGGTAAGAGATAGAGGAAATAACTATATTATTTTTACTTGTATTTGCTGTAAACTTCACCCCGAAGAACATAAGGCAAAGTTGTATTATTATATTGATTCTAAGCGTTTCTATTGCTATAAAGAAGGTCAATCATATGACATATTCTCGCTTATTGAGGAAGTTTGGAACTTGCGCGATATTGAGTTTTATTTTGGCGATATAGTTAATTTTATAATAAACACCCTTGGTATTTCGCAATTCGACTTTAACCCCAAACAAAACCTATCATGGAGAGATGACTTGCGACTATTCACTACCACCAAGTCTATGGCAAAACACGCACAAATCTACCCTCTAAGCGACTTAAATCGTTTTGTCTATAAATTGCCTTGCTCATGGATAAAAGAGGGTATAAGCGTGGATACAATGCGAAAATACCATATAGGTTACTACCCGCTACTTGATTGCACGACTATACCCGTATTCGATAAAGAAGGTGAATTACTGGGTATAAGGGGTAGGTTTTGGAGAGAGGAGGATATTGAACTTGGCAAGTATCGACCGATATGGACGCTTGAGAGGGATTATAAGTTGCCAACAAGCAATTTGCTATATGGGTTATATCAAAACCAAGAGACAATCAAGGCGACACATGAGGTTAAACTATTTGAGGGAGAAAAGTCTGTAATGCAAATGGATAGCATACTTGAACAGAATAATGCAGTGGCTATGTTTGGGTGTAATTTAAGTAAAATGCAGCTTCAACAGCTTATTGAACTAGAGGTTGAAAGATATGTAGTTTGCTTGGATAAGTGGGGGAGTGAGGAAGATAAAGCAAGATGGCGAAAGGATGTGGATAAAATTGTAAAAATGTGCAAGCCTTATGGAGAGGTTATTGTTGTAGAAGATAATGATGTATTAAAATATAAAGATTCTCCTAGTGATAAGGGGAAGGAAGTATGGGAGGAACTTTATAAAAACTCTATTGACAATTCGCATACAATTTGATATAATATACTCATAGAAAGGAGAAAAATATGATGTATATTATATCAAATTTAGACGAAACAAAGTTTATAACTAAGGATTCTCTTGGTAGGTTCACATGGACTACAAATAAAGACAATGCAGACAGGTACAAAAAAGAAAAAGCACAAAATATCATTGATAATTGTCTCGCTAAACCAACAACGAATTATAAGGTAGTTGAATGTGAAGACCAACTTATGGAAAATCTTCATACAGCAATCGACTCTATTGAGAGTTTTACCAATACAAAAATTCTTGATTGTGATTGGGATAGAGAGCTTGGATTCGATGTGGTGTCTATAGCTGTAAAGCACAAAGATATTATCAACGATCTTATAAATGAAAAAATACTGCTTAACAATCAACTCGTAATTCTCTCAAGAGCCATGGTGGATTTATACCACTACAAAGAGAATCATCTAAAACTCTCTGCTGTGAATATTTGTCGCTTATATCGATTTGAGACGAGTATGCTTCAAAAACGGAGAGAGTGTAAAGATAAATTATTTTTTGTAGATAGGTTGATTGAAGAACTTAGAGGAGAGGATGTTAAAGAACAGATTGATACTTTTATTGAGTCGAAACATATGTACAGGGTAAGAATACTTGAAAGACTTTTTGAAAATGACACTATTGATGAGTTTGATGTCTGGTACAATGAAGTGATGGAAGGGAGAGGGCATGAAAGTAAAGCAACTAGTTACGAAACTAAATAAAGACACATTTGTTGACGATTATTTCCGAGCATGTGGGATTGAGGATGTTGAAGAATTCAAAGAGCCTGTTGGAAAGTATGTTGGAGATGTAAAAGAATATAGTGCAATACAAAGAAAAGTTAAGTTGTTTAAGGAGGTGATGAATACACAGTCTAAGATAGTAATTATCCAAGACTGTGATTGAGGGGAGTAGATGGAATATGCTCCGCGACACTTACTTATAATATGTTGAGATGGTATGGCATTAAACAACATAACATTATCACATTTTTTCATTCAGACAAGACACATGGCTTGACCGATGAAATTGTGCAACAAATCGTTGCGCAAAATGATATATCTATGGTGATTGTTCCAGACGCAGGAAGTAATGATATTAAACAAATCCAACAACTAGTAAGCAAAAATATAATGGTAGTAGTTCTTGACCACCATGAAGTTGATAAGTCAAATTTAGGCAAGTTGGATTCACTTCAAAGACAACCAAATTTTATAATTCTAAATAACCAACTCGAACGAAGAACCAATAAGGACTTATGTGGCACAGGTGTTGTATTCAAGTTTTGGCAAGCGTTGTGTATGGATTTTAATGATATTGAATACTCATACTATCTTGACCTTGTAGCACTTGCAAACATAGCAGATGTTATGGATATGCGTAATCTCGAAAACATTGTATTCAATAAGTGGGGGATATGGAGAGGTGTGACAAACCCATTCTTGCGATCTTTGTGCGAAAAGTATTGTAAAAAAACTAATGGCATTACACCGGAAGATATTGCATGGAATATTGCACCAAAACTCAATGCTGTGTGTCGTTCAAGTGAGCAAGAAACCAAAGCCATAGTATTTAAAGCGTTTTGTGAGATGCGAGAGGATTATGAGGAAGTAACCAAGATAATCGAGCGTTGTTATCGATATCAACGAGAAACCGTAAAAAAAATGTACGAAAAGCTTATATCTGAATCAAACCCGCAAGATAACTATGGAAAAGTTATTGTTAAATTTTGTGAGAGAACTCCATACACTGGACTTGTTGCCAATAAACTTATGGATTTTTACAATAAACCCATAATCCTTGTTCATCAAGAAGAAAACATATGTACAGGTTCTTGTCGTAGTCCTATCCCTATTCGTGAACAAATTGAGAAATTAGATAATATCATCTTTGCACAAGGTCACGAAAGTGCATTTGGTATTAGCTTTGATATGAACGGATATGACAAGTTTGTTAAAGATATTGAAGAACTTGACCTAGATATATGTTTAGAGCAAGTTGTAGCTACGACTCTTAACCCATCGAATATTCCAACATGGCTATTTGAAATTACAGAACAATATGCTAGATGTTGGGGTACAGGGGTTGAAGTACCAAAGTTTTATATCCCTAGCGTTCGCATCAATGCAAGAGATATCCGTTCATTAGGTAATGGAAATACGCTTAAATTTACTTATAAAGACGTAGATTGCTTAAAGTTCTTTGCATCGAACAATGATAAAGAATTATTATCAATCGGCAAAAATAAGCCGTTAACCATAGATTTGCTTGGTTCTCTTGGAGTAAATGAATACAATGGAAGGAAAACACTCCAAGTTAAAATAGATAAGTTTGAAATTGTTGAGGAAGGATGGGAAGATATATGGTAACATTCAATGAGTTTAAAACAATGATGGATCGCATTATATCTGTGAATGATATGGCAGATGAATTATATAAATATAACATTGATTTCATCGAAACAGATATTGGCTGGTTGATTGATCACGTTATAAATTTATTAAATAAAATTTTAAAAGACAATCACGATACTCTATCATGGTGGTGTTGGGAAACAAATTTTGGTCGAGACAAAGAAATGTGCATCATTCAAGATGTAAAAACAGGAAAAGAAGTAGCGATTGATACGATTGAAAAAATATGGCTTTATTTAACAGACGAGGAGGAATTATGGAAACAACAGTAAATAAAAAATTTGTAAGCACTCAGTGCGAATTCAGTTTCTATGAATTCAAGCGAATTTTAGACAATATCAAGATTCTATGGGATTCTATTGAAGATGCAACTAAGATTGGTATAAACCTTGATGGCAGGCAGTTTAGAGATGGAATGAATGATATGTTGCTTACTTTGTCAATAATTCTCAATGATACATCTAATTTATTGCCGTATTTTTGTTGGACTAAAAATTTTGGTAGAGTAGATGATGAACTAACTATTGAAAAACTTTGGAATGAATTGACGGAGGGTAAATAATGGTTACAAGAAAAGTTAGATTTCTCAAAGATGAATTTGACTTAGAAATTGATGTTGCAGTTTGTATTGATGGACAAGAAGAATATGTTCTAATCATCGATAACGGTATCGCATTTGAACGCTGGTGCGAACAACGCAAAGAATACATATGTTATTATCTACCGGAATCCGAAGAAGATATCATGTATACATTTATTGACTAGGAGAATTTTATGGATACAAAAGTCCTAAAAAATGGTTATATAGAATTTTGTGGGTACAATGCAACAGAGGTAACAGGTTCTGCGAATCTTGTTCGATTCTTACAATATCATTATCTTGTAGATTATGGTATGAGACAGACAAGCGATGAAGAGAAAGACCATGTTTGCAATATGAAGCGCCACAAATCAATAAAACCAAAACAACTCGACGGCATCATTCTCACACATTGCCATATTGACCATAGTGGGTTAATTCCTAAATTATATGCTGAGGGTGCAAATTGCCCGCTTTATATTCCAAGCGGAACAAAAGGTTTACTTACGCTTATGTGGCAAGACAGCGTGAAGATATTTAATCACGATTATGAGCGATTTGACAGAAAACCACTTTACACACAGGAAGATGTTGAAAAAGCATTGAAACACGTAGTTGAGTGTGAGTTATATGATCGCGTTAATCTTAATGACAAGATGAACTTTACTTATATCAATGCACAGCATATCGTTGGCGCAAGACAAGTTTTCATGGAATGTTATGATAAAGCTCGTATGTACAGAATTGGATTTACTGGTGATATTAGTAACTACAAGTCTCGTTATTGGCTTGACAATTTAGATATTATGCCAAAGTGCAATATAGTTGTGGGCGAATGCACATATGCAAATAGCAACCGCAATCATAGTCCAAGAGATAGGCAAAAGGATTTAGATAAAATTGATTATGCTGTTATGCGTGCCAAAGAACGCAATGCTAAAATAATCATGCCAACATTTTCTTTAAACCGTATGCAAGATGTGTTGGCAATGCTGTATGAACATTTTAATGGGCATGCACCAATTAAGATTTTAGTTGACTCTCCATTAGGAATGAGCATCAATAAACTTTGGGATGATTTAATTATCAAAGACTTTGCTTTGTGGGATAAAATCAAGAATTGGGAAGATGTATACTATATTGAAGATTTTAAGGACAGTGTGCACTTTAGCAAACTTAATGAGCCATTGCTTGTTATTGCAGGCGGCGGAATGCTAAGCGGTGGACGGGCGAGATTTTGGGTAAAAGAATGTGTGAGCGAAGTAGACAATGTAATCATGTTTACAGGTTACGCAACACCAGAATCACTTGCTGGACGTATGAGAAAAGGAAGAGGAAAGTATATGCAGATAGACGATAAACTTGTTAATAACAATGCGCTTCCGATGGCTCTTAAATCATTAAGTTCACATTGCGATGCTGCTGAACTTGCAAGATATTATACAGACATCCAATACAATCGTATTTACCTTGTGCATGGTGACCAAGATTACAAACTCAAGTTCGCCAAAGAGCTTCAGTCTAAATTAGAACGGCGAGATAGAACATCAAGGGTCATTTGCACACAAAGTGATACAAAAGCTTATTTCAGCAAGAAGTAGGAGGGTTTATGTTTGGTGTTGGTTTTGCATGTGGAGTGATTATAACTTTAATAGCAATATATATCTTTCCATTTAACGATGACAATGATATATGATTAAAAATAGGGAAAGTTTTTTAACTTTCCCTATTGACATATATAGATTTTTGTGATAAGATATAGAAAACAAAGGAAACCGAAAGGAGAAAGGTTATGTTGACATCACAGAAAGAAGTTATTGAGGTATTATGGAAGTTAGAGAAAGAATATTTCGACAAAATGCTCATGGCAATTCAGAGAGATCATAAGCCTTTAGAAGAGAAATATAAGAATAAGTGTGATGCTATTGCTAGAGCGAGAGCAGAAATTGCAGAAATGAGGTGAGATCATGGTACAAGCATTCTGTGGATTTATTGGATTATTATGGATTTTCCCGTTAGTTTGGCTTATGTTCGGAGAAGAAAATACATGGTGGATTATGAGCCTAATTATTAGCTGTAGTGCCATTATGGTCTTATGTGGAATGGGTCATGTTTTCGATAAGGTAGAAAAAGAAACAGAGATGCAAGGCAATGATGTATTTTATATCTATGATTATCTTGATTCACACAAGGAGGAATGATATGTTTATATTTTGTTTTGGAGTATTCGTGTTGTTGCCTGCATTCTTAGACTGGTGCCTAATCACCGACATGCCCAATGCTTGGGTAATGTGGGCAACATTAGGATTTTGGATAGTAGTTATAATTATCAAAGGAATCTGTGACGCTCAAGAAGCTGCAGAAGCAGACAAAGCACGACATGAACGATTGGCTGCACAAGCTGCTGCGCGAAAGAAAATGGAAGAGCAAAAAGAAACCAAGTTCGTTAAAAAGTTCGTTAAGAATAAAAGTTTTGACATTAAGGAGGATGGAAATGAAGTATAAAATTGTAGAGATCAATGATTTAGCAGGAAAGAAAAAGACAGACGAGGGCGCATTGAAAAGAATTGGGAGAACTGGAATTGTGCAGTTTTACGACACTTATTCATCTCATAAGCATATGTACTTTCTTGCAGACAACGAAGGTGAAAAACTTGACTACTATGGGTTTATTACAAGCAGAGTAAAAGATGTGATTCAAGAAAACGAATCAATGCTTGTATTAACAGAGAATAGTACATATGTCTTGGAGGAAGTACCATGTTATTAAAATTCAAAGGTCGAAATGGCTGGAGGGATGTGCATGATTGTAGTACGGTGCAGGAAGCACAAAAGTTAATAGACAAAGACTTAAAAGAGAATTATCCACACTTTAAGAGCTATTATAAACGCATGTGGATTGAGAATAACAGGCTAAAGTTTGACGTAGGTGATTATAGTTGTTTTTATTATTTAGAACTTGAGGAGGGAGAAACATGGCAAGGAAAGGCGCAGGAATCGTTGTTGAAATAAAAAGACCGTTTATCAATGATAGTAGTTTGGCTAATATGTCATATTACAGAACAGGAGAATTATTCAACCAATATGCAAGATTTGATGTGTGCAATTTTAATAGCATAGATTTAGTCGAAGATATGTTGTCAAGATTTATCAAATATAAAGACTTTTATGTTGTATCAAGCAAAACTAATGAACCGAATACGGCACAATTAAACAAAGACGATATCGCATGGATTATTGATGTTTTATTTGAAAGCTTAATGCCAGAGGCTGGTTATGTAGTAACAAACGAAACATTTCGAGTTACTAAAAGACAAATTACTACACTTACATATGTAGAAAGCTTGATGAATCAAGGTTTGGTTGAGGTAGAATGGTATGATTGGCTGTAAGAATTATACGGTATTGCATTGCCATACAATGTTATCGAACGGCGTAACAAACATTGACTCTGTTACAAAGTACACAGACTACATCAATAAAGCTGTCGAATGTGATATGAAAGCATTAGCGTTCAGTGAGCATGGATCGTTTTTTGAGTATTTACACAAGAAAGAAGCGTGTGAAAAAGCAGGGTTAAAATATATCCATGCAGCAGAGTTTTATGTAACTAAGTCGCTTGAAGAAAAAGTAAGAGATAATTACCACTGTTTACTTATCGCTAAAAATTATGAGGGGTTCAAAGAACTAAATAAACTATCGAGCATATCATTTAACCGTGAAGATGGGCATTTCTACTTTGCACCAAGAATTACATTTGATGAACTTATTAACACAAGTGATAATGTCATTGTATTATCTGCATGTTTAGGTGGTATTTTCGCCTCGAATGATCCCGCACTAAAATTTGAGTTTTTGCAATTTTATGTAGCGAATAGGGATAGATGTTTCTTGGAAATAGCACAACATCCAAGCCCGCAACAAGTAGAATATAACAAAGTTCTTTACGATTTATCGAAGAAATACAACTTACAACTTATCGTAGGAACAGATACCCATGCGCTCAACGAAGAACATGCAGACGCAAGATTGCTTCTCCAACGCTCTAAGAAAGTGTTCTTTGATAACGAGGGTGAGTTTGATATGGTGTGGCGAACCTATGATGAACTTGTGCAAATGTTTAATAAACAAGGTGCAATACCATATGATGTAATATTGCAAGCCTTAGAAAACACAAATAAGGTTGCTGATATGGTCGAGCCGTTTGAACTTGATAGAAGTTTTAAGTATCCTAGGCTTTACAAAGAATCCGACAAGGTTTTGCTTGAAAAGATTAACGAGGGGTGGAAATGGAGAAATATTGACTCTAAACCAAATCCACAAAAATACAAGGACGAGATTGAATACGAACTTAAAGCTATTCGTCATAACAAATCCCAAGACTTTTTCTTGCTAGAAGAAATGTATAAAAGCGAGTTGCGAAAACAAGGAGTTGGGTACGGATATTCAAGAGGTAGTTGCTCTGGGTCGTTGATTTGTTACTTGCTTGGCATTACTCATGTAGACCCTGTTGAATGGCATCTTAATTTTGATAGGTTTATGAACTTGGAAAGAATTTCACTTGCTGACATCGACACAGATTGGTTCGATACCGATAGAGATAAGGTTAGAGATTTACTTTATGCAAAACAAGGGTTATATTGTTCAGAAATTATTACATTCAATACCGTAGCCCTAAAAGGCGCGTTTAAAGATGTAGCTAGAGCCTTTGATATGACACCACAAGAAGCCAATGAAATCACAAGTGATATTGAGGTAAACGAGGAAAAGTATCGCAAACAATACCCCGATATTTTCAAGTATGTTGACCTTATCCAAGGCACAATCGTATCAATCGGCACACATCCAAGTGCTTGTATTGTATCACCAATTTCACTCGATGATAATGTTGGGTTGTGTTCTGTGGCCAACAATAGTAGACCTGTATCGCAACTTAACATGAAAGAGATTGATTCATTGAACTATGTCAAGAGCGATATTTTAGGGTTGGATTGTGTGGGTTTAATCAATCAAACATGCGATTTGCTTGGTATTGATAGATTGTTACCAGAGAATATCGACTTTAATGATAAAAAGGTATGGGATAGCATTAGAGAGGATACAACTTGTATATTCCAATGGGAAAGTGATTCAGCTCGGTCATATCTTAAACAACTATTTTCCGATGAAACAGTTGAAAAGATTAAAAAACTTAACCCAAATTTCTCATATCTTGATTTAATGTCGGTAGGTAATGGAGCAATTCGACCCGCAGGAGCAAGTTATCGTGACGAATTGGCACAAGGGATATATAGAGATAACGGACATGAAGCGTTGAACAAATTACTTGCGCCTACACTTGGATATTTGGTATATCAATGTCAAATTATTAACTTCCTGCATCAATTTTGTGGATATACGATGGGTATGGCAGATGTGGTGAGGAGAAGTTTTTCGAAGAAATTGGGTACAGAACAACATATTCCTAAAATCAAAGAAGGTTTTACAAAGACAATGCTTGAAAAATATGGTGTAGATAAAAAAGAATCTGAGCGTCTTATTGTAAACTTTATTCAAGTTATCGAGGACGCAAGTGCTTACCTGTTTTCCGAAAATCACGCATTACCATATTCAATGATTGGCTACGCAGTTGGTTGGTTAAGGTATTACTATCCACTAGAGTTTTTAACTGTTGCTTTTAATATATACCAAACAGATAAGATTAAGAGCCAAGCTATCACAAATTATGCCATTAAACAAGGGTTTAATATTTTACCACCTGTGTTTGGCAAGTCAAAAGGTTCGTTTTGGATGGATAAAGGCACAAATTCCATCTATAAAGGTATCGGCTCAATCAAGGATATGAATAACACTATTGGTGATAACCTATACGAATATGCACGAACCGAAATGCCACAAGATTTCTTTGATATTTTAACCAATGTAAAAGAACTTGAAATAAACAAAACGCAATTAACCAAACTTATCCGCATAGGATATTTCAACCAATTTGGTACGACCAATGAACTTTTAATCGCCAAGGAAATTTATAACACCTATGGCACAAAGAAAACGCTCAAAAAGCCATGTGGGTTCGATGTTGAGGGGTGTTTTGGCAAAGAGACAGAAAAACAATACTCACAGCTTGACAATTTAGCCCTTTGTCGCAAGACATTCGCCCAACATACTATCCTACCAGACAGCGAATACGCTCTTATCCAAAACCAAATTGAGATTATGGGATACACAATGCTCACAATGCCAAATGCACCAATGAACTACTTTGCACTCCAAAATATCGAAGTGAACAAGTATGGCACACCATTCGTTAAACTTTATAGGCTCTATGATGGTGGTGTGATTGAGTGCAAGATGGATAAGAAATACTTCGAGGAGCATCCATTTAATAAAGATAATAGTGGCAAGTTTATGGCAGGACAAATTATGAAGTGTGCTTTTAAGAGTAAAGAGAAACGTAAAAAAGTCGATGGTAATTGGGTGCTTAGTGGGGAATTTGAATATGTTCTTAGTGCTTATGTAGATGTGGAGGAAGAGTAAAAAATGCTTGACACCACCCCAAACCTATGCTATACTACCCATATAAGGAGGTAGAACATGAAAACAAAAGTTCATTGTAAGGTCGTTCGCAATGTTTTTACAAATAATGATGGTACATTCTCAATTTATGGATGTGTGCCATCAAAAAACGACTTAGATAAAATCCACCTCAACAAGTATGGAAACTTTACACTTAAAGGGAATTTAAGCCTACTTGAAGTTGGAGAGGACTATACTGTCGAGATTGAAGAAAAAACCGGATCATACGGATATGAGTATTGGCTAATAGGCTTTCCAGAGATAGAAGATTTTGACGTATCTGACGTTAAGGAAATAACCGATGAACAAGAAGCAGAAATGCTTAAATCTTTTATGACACTTAGCCAAGCAAAATACGTTCACGAAGCCTATCCGAACTTTATTCGCTTAGTGCTTATGGGGGAACAAGATAAAATTGATTACAAGAATATTCACAATGTAGCCGAGATCCGACTCAAAGGATATATTAACAAAGTCAACGAAAGGTTTAAGTATTATAAACTCCATCTTGATAATCCACAATATGAATTATCCATAGGTGATTGCGGGACGCTTTGTTCAACGTATTCAACTATACAAGAGTCAAACTTGGCACTTGAAACCAAGCCTTATGAGGTGCTTATTGATGTACTTGACAGGGGCTTTCAAGAAGCCGATCGTATGATATGTGAATATGATAGCAAGTGGGAAGATTCGGAACAACGGTGTTTATACTTGACATGTTACCTGCTTGAATGTAATGAAGAAGATGGCAATACTCGAATCAATGGAACGCAAATCGCTAATGTAGTCAACCAATACAATCCGCAACTTAACAAACACATAGTTGATCTAGTGGAGAAAAGCGGTAAAATTTACTACGATAAACAATCTAAGGACTTATCGTTAATGAAAACATATATTAGCGAGTGCAACATAGCTCAAACGATAAAGCAAAAGACAAAGAAGCCACAAATATGGAACATTGATATTGAAAAGTATCGGGTGAATGAGAAAATAGAATTGACTGATGAACAAATGGAAATACTTAATCTTGTCAATAATTATGACTTTGGAATGTTGATTGGTTCGGCTGGTTGCGTAGATGCCGAAACAGAATTTTTCAATGGCACTCAATGGAAACCAATAAGCCAATACAAAGAGGGTGAAAAGGTACTTCAATACAATCAAGATGGAATGGCAGAATTAGTTTACCCAGAAAGGTATATTAAAGAACCTTGCGATGAAATGTATCATTTTGAAACAAAATATGGTATAAACCAAACCTTGACAAAAGACCATAATGTGGTGTACTATTCACCAAAAGGTGTGTTTTATAATAAACCACTTGAAGAAGTTATAAAAACACATGAAAACAATATAAGTGGGTTCAAGGGCAAATTTATAACTACTTTTAAATATGGGGGCGAGGGCATTGATTTAACAGATGATGAAATTCGTATTATGTGTGCAATTATCGCTGATGGTTCATTTTATAATGTGTCAAAACCACATCAACCATCTTACAACACTTGCAGATTTCACATTAAAAAAGAAAGAAAAAGGGAAAGATTAAGATTTTTATTCAATAACGCCAACATTGAGTATAGGGAAGTTAAATCGCAAACAAAAGGATATACAGATTTCTATATCACAGCACCGAGGAGAGAAAAGGAATTTTCATCTTACTGGTATGATTGTACAAATGAACAGTTGCAAATAATTTGCGATGAAATAATGTTCTGGGATGGCTCTATTTCACCAACGAAAAATGGTGTTATAAGAAAAAGATTTAGCACCTCAATTAAACAAAGTGCAGAGTTTGTTCAATTTGCTTTTTCTGCTTGCGGATATAGAGCATCTTTATCAGTAAAAGATAGAGTAGGACAAAGGTATATAACTTGTGGGAAAGAATATACTAGAAAGTCAGTAGAATACAATGTTTCTATAACAGAACGAAATTTAGTTGGAGTTGATAAACAAACACATCCTAGCTTATTTGAAAAAGTTTCCCCTATTGATGGCTATAAATATTGTTTCACAGTGCCAAGCCATATGCTAGTTTTGCGAAGAATGAATCAAATATTTGTAACTGGGAATAGTGGCAAGAGTTCATCTGTCAAAGCTCTTATTTCACTCCTTGAGGACAACAACAAGTCTTACACACTCCTTGCGCCAAGTGGAATTGCAGCTAAACGCCTTCGTGAAACAACGGGTCGTGAGGCTAACACAATTCATCGTAAACTTGCAAGCGGAACAACAATCGATAGTGACGTAGTTGTAATTGACGAAGTATCAATGGTTGATGTAAATCTGTTCTCAATGTTGCTCAACCAAATTGATGATTCTGCCAAGATTATTCTTGTGTTCGATTCTGCTCAACTTGCATCAATTCAATGCGGTAACCTAGTACAAGATATGATGGATTCGCACGTTGTTCCATGTGCAGAACTTACTAAAGTTTTTCGTTATGGGATTGGTGGAATTGCAACCGTTGGTGCAGATGCTAGGAATGGAAGAGAATACTTAACAAGCGATGGTGAACTTAATTGTGAAAACGCCGAGAATATTAAAGACTATGAATTTATAGAAGTTGATGATGATCCTCTGGAACAGGTCATGAGTGCGTATGCAAAGTTAAGAGAGAGTTACGATGTAAAAGATATTCTTGTGCTTACACCATACAACAAGGGTGACTTTGGTACTTACGCAATTAATCAAGCAATTCAAGAAAAATACAATCCTGCTGACCCTGTTGATGATGTAGTATCAAGAAAACTTCCACCATCGCTAAGAGTTCCAATGAAAACCCTCAACTATCATATTGGTGATAAGGTTATTAACAAGAAAAATAACTATCATGCACTAACAGATGAAGGGTTTGAACATTACTTGCAAGAACAAAAATTAAGGCTCAAGATAGATGAATATAAAGTCAAGTTTGGGGCAAATGACGAAAGTGTTTTAGAACTTGAGGATATGCTTAGAATGATGGAAGAACAAAAACCAGCAGAGGCAACAATATATAACGGCGATATCGGGTTTATTAAACATATTGATGATAAAGGTAACGTATGGGTGCAATTTGACGAAGATATGATTGTATATCGTAAATCTGACCTTGAGAATTTACTACTTGCTTATGCGTGTACTAGCCATTCGAGCCAAGGATGTGAAGCTAAAGGTGTTATATTCCTTACACACCCTAGCCAAAAACGTATGTTATCAAGAAACTTATGTTACATGTCGCTCACCAGAGCAAAAGAACATTTGATTGAAATTGGGGATATTTCAATTATCAATAACGCACTCAAAGTCAATGAAACTAGGCTACGGTACACATGGCTAAAAGAACTATTGGAGGAGGAAATCAATGTTAAACGATGAGCAGAAAAAGTTGATAGAGGATAACATTAAACTTGTTTATGCTTTCTGTAGTAATTATCATATTACAGACGAAGATGATATTGCTGACCTTGAATGTGAGTTTTGTCGTCTTATCGACACAAAACAATATAACAAGGACAAGGGTACTTTAGCCACGTTTATATGGAACTCTCTGAATAATTACCAAAAGAGTAAATACTATAGAAGCATAACAGAAAGTCGTACATTGCCGACTGGGAACGTGTTTTTATACCTAAATAAGCTGATTGAAGATGAAAGTGACAAGACAGAAATTCAAGAACTTGTTGGCGATGACATAGATTATTTTGAGGAAACTGAAATTGACACAATTATCAATAAAATCCGTATGGCATGTATGGAAGTCGATAAAAAAAGATCGTGTTTTCAGCGTAAATTCACTATGTCGCAACTATTTGAAACGGTGGTTGAAGCATATAGGCATAATAATGGGGCTTTCAATGGTGCAGAGATAGCAAGAAAGTTTGGTGTAACGCGACAAAATATCAATATACAGATGAAAGAACTTGCAAATATAGCAAAGGAGTATTTGTGATGATGACGGATGAACAAAGACAATTTGCTGAAGATAATATCAATCTAGTGTACAAATATTTCGCACTTAAAAACGTATCTGATGAAGATGAACGTGCTTATCTTATGGAGAAGTACTGTGACTGCATATTGTCGTACAATAAATCTATCGGTGCTTTTAGCACATATTTATATTTTACACTTGACAAATATCGGATATATCTGTATAATTATAATCATAGGAAGTGTAGGTGGTCACCAGAACCAACTGTTTCCTTGGAAGATAAAGAATTAGACGATGATGATAGAATCTATATGTATATCAACTCAGAATATTTTACAGATAATTTAGAGCTTTTAGATGTATGCGAAAAGGTAAAAATACGCCTACGAACACACAAGGGGAATTGCAATAGAAAAATTGATTCAGTAACAATGTTTGAGCTACTTATGAATGGTTACACTCGTAAAGAAATTGCTGCCATGTATGGGGTTTCCCATCAAGCAATTTCTAAGCAAATAGAGAAAATCAAAGTCGTTTGGAAGAAAGAATTGGAGGGATGTTGATGAGAGTTGAAGATTGGCTCGGTAAAGACAATAAGATTGGACTAGATATTTGGCACAAGAAATATCAGCATGGCAACGAGACATTTGATGAATGGCTCGACAGAGTAAGTGGAGGTGATGAGGAACTAAGGGAACTTATTAAATCTAAAAAGTTCTTATTCGGTGGTAGAGTTCTCGCAAATAGAGGTGTTCCAGATAGCGGAAATTTTTATAATTGCTTTTCTGCTGGATATGTAAAAGATGACTATGCATCCATTATGGATGTATTAAAAGAGGTTGGTATTACATTCAAATACCAAGGCGGTCAAGGAATATCCATGTCAAAACTCCGTCCAAAAGGCACAAAAATTGGGGATAACTATGAGTCAGATGGTATTGTTCCATTTATTGAAATGTTCAATTCTGTAACACAAGGAACCTCTCAAGGCGGTGCAAGAAAAGGTGCTTTGATGATTAGTTTAGACATCAATCATAAAGAAGCAGAAACATTCATCAAGTTAAAGACCGATCTTGATGCAGTAACAAAGGCTAATCTTTCTATGGAAATAGACGATGAGTTTATGACTGCGGTGCAAGAGTTCTACTATGATGGAACGATTAAAAAGTTACATAAAAAATACAACTATAATGGGCATGTTGTAGAATATGATATTACGCCAATTGAGTTGTATAAGTTGATGATGGAGGTTGTATGGGACTACGGGGAGCCGGGGTGTATCTTTGTAGACGAATTTAGAAATAACAATTTTTTAGAGTTTGATGACGAGTATCAAATAGAAACTTGCAATCCGTTAGCCAATAAAACTGTGCGGATGTAAAACCTCTTCTGATTGACTTGGACGGTGAAACATACACCTACAGGGCGCAAGCGTAAAGGTAGCGTGAGAGACTAAGCGAAGAGGCTCGAAAGAGATGCGATAGTCCAGACCACAAGTGGAAAGTGTTTGAAACCACTAGCGGTAGGCGGTGAACAACCATTAAAAGCTCGTACAAGTTGCTTGCTCGGCTCATTAAACTTATACGAGTTTGTTGAAAACAAGTTTACAAACGATGCACATTTTAACTTTAAAGAGTTCTCAAAAGCCATTAAAGTAGCTTCGAATGCGCTTGATAATATCATCGAAGAAAATGCACCAAGACTTCCTAAAGAACTAGAACAATACAAACAAAATGCTTATGATTGGCGTAATATGGGGCTTGGAGTATTCAATTATGCGCATATGCTCATGGCTATGGGTTTTAAATATGGTAGCGAAGAAGCGTTAGATTTCACTGACGAGCTGTTCGACACTATGATGATAGAAGCTATTCTGTCAAACGATGAAAGAGGTAAAGAAAAAGGCAACTATCCAAAATTCAAAGGTGGGTTAGTGCAAAAATCTACAATGTTTATAAATCATGCACCCGAAGAACTTTTACAAAACGGCGTATTACATGCTAGAAATTGTACGTTGTTATCTATCGCGCCCACGGGGTCGATCAGCACGATGGTAAACGGCGCCGGAGGGGTTGAGCCCGAGTTCGCTTTATCCTACACTCGTAGAACAGACAATTTAGACGAGTCCTACAAAATTGAGTCAAATATCGTTAAAGAATATCGTAAAATCACAGGTAATACAGGCGAACTTCCGGATTATTTTGTATCAAGCGCAGATATCCATTGGAGAGATAGGGTAAAAACACAATCCGTCATTCAGCAGCATATTGACACAGCAATTAGCTCAACCGTCAACTTACCAAAGGAAACTACTAAAGAAGAAATCGAGGAATTATACTTATATGCTTGGAGTTGTGGATTAAAGGGCATCACAATCTTTAGAGATGGATGCAAAAGACTTGGCATCCTAACAACGCAAAATGACGAAACAAAAGAACCTAAAAAGCAAAAACAACTTTCTCGTGGAACGATTCTTTCGGTTTCTGATGACTTAATTGGTGCAAAGAGAAAATTGAACACTGGTTGTGGGTCGCTGCATTTTGAGGTGTATTTTGACGAAGTTACAGGCGAGCCACTTGAGACCTTTGTAAATGTAGGCTCTAGTGGGGGATGTGAGAAGAACTTGCAATTCATTTCTCGTCTTATCTCACTCGCACTTAGAGCAGGTGTATCAATTGAGGATATTATCGACCAGTGTAAATCAATTAAACCTTGCCCTGCATATGTATCTAGGACTAATAAAAAGCATGATACAAGCAAAGGATCAAGTTGCCCTAGTGCCATTGGGTATGCATTAGAGGATTTATATAGCAAAATCAAAGAACGCTGCTTTGCAGATTTCGATTTAGAAGATGGTTATGCTGAACCATTGACAATCAGCTCCCCTGCAATCAAAGAAGAAGATAAGATTGTAAAAATTGGTGCAGATGGTCAAATGATTACCAAAAACTCTGGTTGTATATGCCCTGAATGTGGCGAATCGTTAGTATTTGATGGTGGATGCAATGTTTGTAAATCTTGCGGATATAGTAAATGCGATTAAGGAGAAAATATGAGAGTAATGAACATTCAAATTAAAGGTTCGTGGAGCGAAGTCTTAAATGACTCTCGCTTCACCGTATCCAAACCACCACTTAACAAAGAGCCAAGCGAAAAATTTAAAAAATCCATCATCACAGCTGAACATTCCCCAATTCGTGATTTAATCATTCGTGTAGATTTTGAGGATATTCCAACATGGGTCGCAACACACCTTGTTAGACACAAATGGGAAAAATTCGTACAGACACAACGTGCAGATCGCACAGGGGTAGATAGACATACTCTACCCCAAGATGCTCTTGTATCTATGCGTTGTGAACTTAACGCACAACACCTTATCGACACAAGCAGGAAGCGTCTTTGCTACCAAGCAAGCAAAGAAACTAGGGAACTTTGGGAAGAATTTAAGTATGAGCTACACAAAGTTGAGCCAATCCTTGCCGATATGATGATTCCAAATTGTGTTTATCGGTGTGGATGCCCAGAACTAAATTGTTGCGGAATGGTAGAAAAGTGGCTGCCATTTACCAAAATTGACTTGACAAATATTCAAGAACGGTATAAAATGTATAACGAGTGGTTATATGATAAGTGGAAAGAAAAGAAAGGAGACTAAAATGCCAAGTTGTTATGATATTATTAAGAGGTTAAAAACCTATCCTTATTATTCAATTAAAAACAATTCTGATTATGGTGGAACATTATCTAGGATAGATTTGATTGATTCGCCAGAGACTGTAGGCGCATTAAAAATTTACATTACCAAAGTCCTCTATAACAATCCTGCCACAATCGTATTTTGGAGTGATGGAACCCAAACACGCAATGTATGCCCAAAAGACGCCCTCTATAATCCAGACACAGGACTTGCATTTTGCATGTTAAAGAAACTCATGGGCAACACCGAAATGGCTAAGTTGTTCAATGACTGGGAACTCAAAGACTATCATAATGATAAGAACCATTATGTAGAACTTAAAGATGTTCGTAAAGCTCATAAAAAAGGGAAAGATAAATAAATCTTTCCCTTGACAAAATGCCACGTTTATTATATAATATTCGTTACAAAGGAGGATCTTATGAGCTACGCACACAATAGAAAGAAAAAGAATCAAAAACAATTCGCTAGTAAACTTTGCAAGACATTTGAAGAATTTTGTGAATCTAGAAATCGACCAAATCCAATTACAATGTCAAAAGAACAATACAACCAAGAAATGTATCTTTGGCTAAATTACAAAAAATTTTACGAGATGGAATTTACACTAAAAGAAAAGGCATGGACTGCAAACTATGCTAAGGTGGAAATAAATGAACTGTAAAGATTATTATGTAGAAGTAGAGGAACTGTGATGAAGTTAAATCCATTAGTACAAGAAATCTTAACGCAAACTCCAATCAATCATAATCTACTTGTTTTACTTGTAGGTCGGTCGGGAAGTGGCAAGACAGAGCTTGAAAAGAATCTAGTTAATTGCGCAGGGTTCCAAGGTGTTAAATCTTATACAACTAGACCAAAAAGAAGCCTAAATGAAGACAACCACATTTTTGTAGGCGTCGAAGAATTTCATTCTCTTGGGAACAAGGTTGCCTATACTTATTTCAATGGATATGAATATTGCGCCACAAAAGAACAACTTGACGAGGCTCAAATCTATGTAATTGACCCAGATGGAGTGGAATACCTAAAAAATTGTTACAATGGTAAAAAATTTGTTATTGTGTATCTTGACGCTGATTCTGACACATGTTGGGAACGCATGATAGGCAGGGGTGATGATTATTACACTATTCATAGCCGTCTGTGGAACGATAATGATGTGTTTGCAAAATTTGAAGAAAAAGCAGACTTTACAATCAATGCTAATCAAAGTGCTGAAAAAGTTTTTCAAGATTTTCTTAATTTATATAAACTTATTTACATGAGTGATTTAGTAGATGAAATAGAGAAGGAGGTGAAATCATGGAAAGAATCGAGCCAAAGATTACCGTAATGGTCGATATTGATGATGTGCTGTGGACTATGGTCGATCATTGGATTTGCCACTACAAAATGTTTATGAAAGATTATGATTATTTAGCTTACAATGCACATGATAAACACCTTGATAAATCTATGATTACTTCATGGGACATCACATCTTGTATCAAACCAACTGATACAGATGTGTTTTGGAATGTGTTGGATAGTTCTGACTTTTGGCGAGATATGACTGCCGACTCTCAAACAGTCAATGCACTCAAAACTATCAACGATAACCCAAACATTGACCTTATCATTTGTACTGATACATACTATAAATCAGCCACACCAAAACTCACACGATTTTTCGAGTTATTCCCATTTATTGAACCTCGCCAAGTTATCTGCATGAAAGAAAAGTGGAGGCTCAATGCAGACATTGTAATTGATGATAAGCCAGAAACGCTTGAAAAATTTATGTTAAAACAAAATCCACCTATAGCAATTATTAAAATAAATAAACCTTGGAACGAAATGACAATTTGTGACTATTCGTTCAATGAGTTCAATGATGTGATTGCTAAATTTTGTGAAGATGCAGCTAAGTCATATGTTGATATAATGAAAGAAATTAAATTAGAGGAAGGAGATTATTATGAGAGATGTTACTACAATTAAATTTGCTAAACTTGTCGATAGTGCCACTATCCCAAGCGGCAGAGATGAGGACTTAGGGATTGATTTTTACCATTATGATAAGAGAATGCTAACTGTTACGTTAAAGCCACATGTTGTATACCAATTACCAACAGGTATCATCATGGCTATGGATGAGGGTTATGGAATGATTCTCAAAGAGCGCAGTTCGCTTGGCTCAAAAGGCATTGCTATTAGAGCAGGTGTCATTGATAGTGGGTATCGTGGTGAGGTCATTATTTGCTTAGAGAATACAACCGACAACGATATTAACATTGACCTTACTAAAGCAATCGCACAAGGGGTACTTATCCCGAACCCTAAAAAAGTTATTGAGGAATACAAGATTGAAGAAATCAATGCTATTGGCAGTGAACGTGGTGTAGGTAGATTTGGGAGTACGAACTAATGGGATTTATTAAAACTCCGGGCAAATTACCACCAGACGACGATGCGCGTATTAGCCACACATCTTCAAGCAAAACAACAAATATTGCAACTATTGACAACAATGCAGTTCTATGCAAACGATGCCGTTTATGTAAACGTGATGTTGCGATATCTGCTTATTCACCAGAAAACAGTCCATATTGCCCCGATTGTGAGAATGCGCTAGGCGAAATGATCACATGGTGGAATGATGTCGCCAGAGTTTGGTGGGTAAAAAGCAATGCGAAAAATACGAAAAAAGACAGAGAATAACTCTGTCTTTTGTTTTAATAGGAAATCTTTAATGTATGTTCACCTTCAGTTTTGCTATACAACGTTGTTTTAGACGCCCCACCATTTTCATATACAAATATCAAGAATGGGTAGGTGTCGAACTTTGGATTGCTTACAACTTGTCCATATGTTTCATTCGCAGCAGTCTTAACAGCACCATCGGTTTCCCCTAGCCACTTAGCTGTAAAGTTGCCATTGATATCTTGTGCAGTCAAGTGATGAACTGTACCATTGTCAATTTGAATCAAATAATCTATACCATCTTCAAGGTCGAATGTAGGAGTTGTAGCACCAACATAATATTCGCCTGTTGAGCCTGTGAATTGAGAAGCTGTACTAACAGAACCATCAAAAAGCACAACAATCTCATCAAGATTTACATTAACAGTTTGACTTTTATTATTTGTAATTGTTCTGCTCTTTCCGGTATAGCCCTCTTTGCTTACGGTTACACTATATTTTCCATCAAGATCAGAAAGAACATACTCTCCATCTTCTCTTGGCTGAATTACAACTCCATCAGCACTCATAACTACAATTGTTGCATTTGCAGGCGTTGTATTAACAGTCAATACATAGCCATTTGTAGCAACCATTTTTCCATCGCCATTCTTACTAAAAAAATCTGCGTCAAGTCCAACACCACAATTCCCCGCCACGAGTTTTACATCGTGACCATTGTCTTTGAGTGTGACACATGGGCGATATCCGTCTACTTTAACTATCTTAAAAGCCTCACCGTCCCACATTTGACCACATCCAGTAACTGCTTTACTCGGATCAACATCTTGAGCATCAGCAAGGCATAAAATTCCATTGATTAACTTGAGGCTTGTTGTATCGTACTTAAAGCCCCCACAAAATTTTGCCATTGAATTTACCTCCTATCAAGTGGCTAAAAATTATAAAACGCCACTTTCAATCAACAACAGCGTATAAGCATCATTCGCATCATCAACAAGTATTTGTGCAATTTGTGCATGATTTTCTTTGTATTCCTCATATGTATATTGGCGCTCTGTATATTCATATATATCTGCCTGTTCTGTTGATTCATTTTTTGTGGTTACTTTTTGTACATTTGTATGAACATATATGGTATCAACATTCATAATAAGTGGCGCAGATGCTTCTTTTGAGCCAGTGACCTTATCTATTTTTACCATTCCTCTCCCTCCTTCTTGTCCTATGAGGACGGAAAATTTTAATTGTATAATTGTATTTTTTAAGAATCGGATAAATTTGATAATAATATTTATACCAAAGACGTGTTTCCTATTTAAGAATGATAATTCATATAATCAAATCCGTCCTCTCTTCGGACGAACATATTTTTTACTTGTTTTCGAGTTGGTATACAAATTTTATATCTGATATAATCATATAATTTTCTACCTTCTCGCTTTTTACTATATGGAACATATTCTTTATAGTCAAGATAGAGAAAATCTCCATCTTGACTATAATTTGCATCATATATTCTTTGTACATCATAGCCCATTCTTAGCAATATCCAAAAATGAGACTGTGTCATATCTTTAACCATATTTTATTTTTAATCCTTTACATTATTTTATAAGTACATCAGGCGGGAACCGAGGTACTCGCTCGAGTCCAACGAGGAGAAATCCACATAACAGTTAAACACCCCCGCATCGTCAGCATCATCCCAAGCACCGCCGACACCCGGAAAGTTAGAAGCGTAGAGATAAGCGTAGTCGGAGTAATATGTAGTTGAGCTAACGCCGTCGATTTTTATTACAAAACCACCGTTGTTTGTTCCTTGTGACTCTTCCATGTAACTAGCAATATCGCTCGTGACACCACTACTTACATTATACTCCCATGAGTCTGCACTTGTGTTTACACCAAAATTGTCAGTTGTTGTAAGCAGATTTCTATTACTATCACTATACAAACCACCGATAAATTGATATACATTCCCCCACAAATCCTCAAGTCCAAACAGCTTCATTCTATCTGTGCCACTATTCGGATTACCATAACACATGCCCTGTGCATTAGTTGCGCCAGTTGCTTGAGCCGATGAACCACCTGTAAACCCTTTACCAAGAGCCTCTTGTGAGTTCAGATTACCATATTTCATCACATATAATGCTTGCACATAAGTCCATTGATAAAAAGCCATAATTTCATAGCCAGAGCCATGATCATGTGCAAATCTTATAAAATCTGTCATTGATATGTTTACAGCTGGCGCTAATCCACTATTACTACCTAATCCATGCGTTGAATCTGTGCCAAGATATGCTCCAAGATAGAAATAATCTTTCTGTACATTTCCACGTTTATGCGCTAAATATTGGAAATTACTATCATTTTTCGCATCAGTAAGTTTAATTGTAATAACCTTACCACTTGTACTAATATCCAAGCCCATTCTAGGAAACTCAATCATTACATCATAATCTGTATCAGTGATTGGTGCAGGTGTTCCGTCCTCATATTTTGTGAAGTCATTAGGATTTAAATAACCTACAACAACTCCATCTTTCATAATACAAGGTTTATAACCAAATATATTATCCCACTCACTCGACCCCTTTGTCATACCAACAGCATCATCTGCGTATGTACAGCAAGTAAGTGGATTGGAATTGCTTTGGTCAATTCTAATTGTGTATATTCTTTGTGCAACAGGTGTAACACTTACAATCTGTGACCCATCTGTGTTAATTCCACCACTTGTACTTTTCGGAAATACAGAAATGTAATATGTAACCCCATTTGTCAGCCCGGTAACTGTAAGCGGAGTGCTTGCATACTGGTTTCTAGTTGTTTCAACAACTGCTACTGTTCCATCTGTTGCGCTCATTGGTGCAGACCCAGCTTTATAACGCACAACAGTCTCTTTCCATGTGTAATTGTCACCTTGAGCCGCTGGGTCAGTCCATGTTAAACTAAATTGACCATTTCCTTTTGTAACTACAATATTTGTGCATGGTGGTGGAGCGATTGATGGGGTTGCCCCTGTACTTACACAACTATTCGTCCATCCTCTTGCCATGTTAATTCTCCTTTGTTAATATAATGTTCGGAATTGTAATAGTGCCACTTGGCTTACTTTTGCACCAAATTGTTACAATCCCATTACCACTTGTAGCACCAATATAATTGCCACTTTCTTGCTCTGATGGGGCAAAATTGACAAGTGGAATATAATCTGCTGTTGCGTCTGCAACTGTTAAATTCGCCTTAAGCTGGTAATCAGTATAAGTTGTTGTGTCGCTAACCCATGCAGAAAGCGGACAAGATATGTTTGTTGCTACTTTAATATCTGGGATACGTGTAGTGTTTGGGATTGCGCCTACATCAGATGCATTAAGTGTAATGTTGGATGATAATGGTTTATTGTTTATCGTACGTGTATTGGGAACAAAGTTAGTGTTAATAGAACGAACGAAATTGTTCGACAATATAGCAAAAGTCTTAGTTCCTTGATCATTGCTATACGAGAAAATGAATATATTTGGTGTATATGTTATTTGGTGATAAATTAGTCCATTATATTTCAATAACACTACTATCCCTGCATCATAGGCATTTTTAATTTCTATAAATGTTTTATCTGCACTGTAGCCACTTGCTTCATCATCTGTTACTGTTACCAAAAACACCCCACCACCAATATCACTAATTTTCTTTCCGCTATCCGTAAGTTCGCCACTTGTAGTGAGAATAGGGAGGTTGCCTTCTGTGGATGGTGATACTTTAGTAATTGCGCCAACATCGGTTGCAGTCAGAACAACTTCACCTGTTTTATTGTTTACCGATTCAACCGGAGCAGAGGTAAGAAAACCAGAGTCGTTGGTGAGTTGAGAGGTTTTGGTAGGCAAAGTCCCATATCTAATCTTCCAACGACTCATCAAACCATTACCTGTCTCATAAATAACAATCTGTTTTGGATTATCAAAATCCATAGCCACACCAACAATATAAGGCGAAATAAATTGAAGTCCGCCAGATAAGTCATCGCTCACTAGCTGCAACAAATATGCTCCAATATTTTCATTAGCCACCGCACAATACACAGCCAATTTGTTGTTGCGTGCAGTCATGATCTCTTGACTTGTCTTATCTAATGTAACAACAGTTTGGTCGGTTTCACTAATCGTAGCATTAACATAAAATGCTGTATCAATCGTAATATCTGCATCAAGTGCCTTACCGTTGACCTTTCTAGTATTCGGCACATATGTATCTTGCAAAGTCTTAACAGCCGCTTTCGTAGCGGTATTATCAGTCTGTAAGCCCTGCACATCAGTTTGGAGAGTTTCAATATCGCTCTCTGCCATCTGCAAATTATCTTCAAGGGTATTGACTTTTGCGCCAATACCCCCTTCTAAAAATTCCTTCGTGATTATATCTTTTGGGTCTTCAATTCGACCTAAATTTTTCATCTCGTTAGACCCTCCTTAAAAATTATAACAGTGTTGCAACAACCTTTACATCATAAGCAACAGCCTGTGCGATAGAAGCGGTGAAAGTTGTACCACTAATTGTAGTCTCAACGATTACTTGCTCACCAGTATTGACATTGGTTGCCATTGTAGAGAGTAAGTTGGCAGTTGCAGATACTGTAGCCGTTCCATTGGTAGCACCAGCTGTGATAGTTGTGGTTACAACTGTTACGTCTTTTGCTTTTAATCCTTCAACATCGGTTTTTAAGGTAGCAACATCAGTTACTGCACCAGCAAAAGCCTCATGGTCGACAGCACTAAGCAGTCCAGCTTCAGTATCGGTTGCAACAGCAGAAGGAATTGTTACCATATGTTCTCCTGCCGCAGTCAACCTACCATACTGGTCAACTGTGAAACTTGGAACTTTGATGGTTGCACCAAATGCAGGAATTTGATCGGCTGTGTCACCATAACCACCAACAGTTACGCCAGAGTTGTTCATAGCGATTTCTCTTGTTGCACCAGTTCCAGTGACGCTAATTGGGTCATCACCAGTAAGTTCGGTGATAGCACCATCAATATTCGTCTGAATGATATCCCAGTCAGAATCGGCGTTGTCAGCACCCTGTCTTGCAACAACAGCAATCATAAGATCGCCAACTTCACACTTCTGTCCTACATAAGTACCAGCTACCCCAATTATGTATAACCAACCAACCTCATAAGTGGTTGGAATATCGCCAGCGGCATTGAGTACACCCTTATATACGATAGCTTGACTTGCTGCTACAATATTGTCAACATAAGCCTTGATGACTTTGTTCTGAACTGCGTTCTCGGAATCGGACTTCATTTCGGTATCGACAACTGGCTGATTAGTTAAGCTATTGTAATTACCATCGAAGTTACTTGTTCCTGCACCGATGTTGGTTCTTGCCTGTAGCTTCTGCGCTTCTTCAAGCGTCTGTTCGGTGTACTTAACAGTGTTTGCGGCTTCTGCTGAAACTGTGGCAAACTTATCGTCAACGTACTGCTGGTTAGTAGCATCAGTTTCAGCCTCTGGTGCGCCAAGACCAGTAATCTTGTTCCCACCCATTGCAATAGCACCAGTCATTGTGCCACCTGCAAGAGCCAAAGCCTCTACATCACTAGCTGCAAGTACAATCGCACCACCAGTTTTACCATTTACAGATACAACAGGAGTGATTGTATTAGTTCCAAGCGTAATTACACCACCAGCAATCTTCGCGTCAACAATGCCATATCCAGCAATCGTTGTTGGCTTACTTAAAATATTAGCCCACTCAACAGCATCTGCTGTTCCACCACCAGTCACAGATAAAACACCAGATTCGTTAATAGCAAGTCCTGCACCAACCTTAATCCCACCAAGTGCATCTTGACTTGCGATAGGAAGAGTATATTCCTTGCCAACTGCCTGCCACTTTTCTCCATCGTACTGCTTTAATGTTTTATCGGCAGTATCAAAATAAATCTGTCCTACAACCGCATCAGCAGGTGCTACAGCTAATGGCTGAATAACAGCGTTCTGTAATTCATTCTTCAGTAAATCAATAGATGTCAAAAATTTCATAAGTCATTTCCCCCTAGTTAATTCAAACAAACAGTACCACTAAAAGCACCACTAAAAGCAATCTCAAGCGTTCCCTCGTCCAAATATGTAACCTCTCCAGTTACAACCGTACCAGCTGAATCGACAACAGTTACACTTGGGAACTTTTTTAATTTGTGTTCAATGTGCCAAAGGTCACTTGCGACCGTTTGCTTATAAATTGCGGTTTCTGGGTTCCCCTCTCCGTATAAGCCAAGGTCAACCGATGTTAAATCACCCATTAGCGCAGCGCCGTTAATCTGTGGCTTATTGCGTAAATTGTTGTAGTTATAACTATCGTTACTCGGTTTATTCGGTATGCACATATTGATTGGTTTTGTATCGCAACCACAATTAACCATTACATCCCCCTCCTATCTAATGACCTACAAATATCAATGGGAACCTCAAAAGTTTGCAACAAGGCTCCACTATTCATATTCTTGGCTTTAACTTGCACTTGTATTTGTTTTCTAAACTTGATTGTATCTTTTTGTATCAAATCAAGATAAATCGTACACCCACATCCGCACTGACATCCACAAGTTTCCTCATTGACTTCATCTGGAAAAATGTTGTAATCGTTCGGATTATTGAAATGGAGATAGTCGTTAAGTCCATACTTAATTACCACATCCACCTCATACGAATCCTTATTTTCAGCCTCTTCCTCTGTTTGTGGGCTTGATATGTCATAGTCAAGGTGCAGAATAAGGGTTGGAGTTGAGCCTTGTATGATTACGTCATTTTGTGCGCACATATTCACGCAAGACATAAAATCACCTCCTTATTTTAATTTTACAATAGCTTCATCGTATTGTTCCTGTGTAATTTTATTTGCATCAAGCAAACGCTTTAAGCTATTGATGATGATTGTTTTATTTACCATTATAATACCCCCGCTTCAATTAGTGCTAAAGTCATATCGTCTTGGATTTTGTTGACATCTTCTGGGCTAACCCCCGGATAATAGTTTTTAGGTAATTCAATATACTCAAAGCCAAAACCATTTTCTTCTGTGTATGTCACATATCCTCTCTTGCCTTCAATATGTGGAACAGTTGGAACAGATTCAACTAAAAATCCAGTCTCTTTTAATTGTGCTTCTGTTTTCAAAGTCCCATCTTCATTTTTTAAGCCCAATTCTTTATCAAAAGGCATATAGTGTGTATATCCAATTCCATGTGTTGTTGGATTTGTTTCTATATAAATCATAAATATCCTTTCTATCCCATTTTGAGCGCAATATAACCATTTCCAGCATTTCCATTGATAGCCTTGACAATTACGCTATCGCCAACCGAAATTGTCTCTGCGCTCTTGTTTTTAAGTCCCGTATAGGGTTTATCTCCTCCTGCAACTTGAACAGTGTAATTCACCCCATCTATAGCAGTTACCGTACCATACATAATTGTTTCAACATTATTTTCTTTCATAATGCGCCGACACTCGGAGGCGGCAACTTGTTTCATAATTTTAATCAATACGTTCATATCTTCATTCGTAAACATTAAACCACCTCTCTAACTTGGATAATATGGTAGTGTCGCAATATTGGTGCATCCAATCGTAATTTGCGAATGGATAGACAACGGTATGGAAATGGATTGTATGATAAACCGTTCGTCAAAATAATCAAAGAATGAATCGTCTATTGCGATACAGTTATTAACATCTAAGTGAATCATAAATGTACTTTCTATATCTATTGACTGCTGAACGATTGATAATTTATTCAATTCATAATCCGCTCTATCTTGTGCCAATGATTGTGTATATATGTTATTATCCTCAATGTAATAGTTCTTAATGCCAATTAAGTCAATTCTCGTTGCGCTTCTTGGGTTTGCATTTTCAGCTACAGCAACATAGATGCCATTATCAGAGTTTACATTGCATCCAACTACAGTCACACGATTACGAACCGATGTAAAATCGTAGTTGATGTGACCAGATATATATTCGTACTCTGTGTCCTTATACGTCCATAAAGTCGGCTTATTGACTTGCGAGATATCTTTTATACCACTTTGGACAACAAGGTTGCCATTCTCATTGTAGTAAATATCACAAGCTATCATATTTGCAAGTTCGATAAGCATATCCCCATATGATTCATTTGCAGATTTAGATACTGTGTATTGTGTGACTTCGTTAAGTAGAGATGTGTCAAAGAAAATCTGTTTGGAGTCAATAGGGTATCCGTTACCATTATTTTGTAACAATGTATCAGTAATAACATTGTAAATTGTCTCTCCTGCATCTATCTCATACGTTGCCTCAAGAGTGCCACCAAGTGTACCATCAAGTAATGCGAATTTGTCATAACATTGAATGTCAATCGTTTCTTGTGCATTTTGTCTCATTGCTTGAGGGGTGCCAATAACAAAGATGCCAGCATTGTTCCATATAATGTCCCCTATTGACGTTTCCATACCTAACTCTAACTTAAACTTTGTATTAACCCATATATCACTATTGATACCGGTTGGTGTAAATACACCGCTTGAATTATCAAGGGTAAAATTCAAACTACGTCTTTGTCCTTGTGCATATTGGATTTGTAAACTGCCAGAGCCTGCAATTAAGTATTCTGTAATATCTTTGCGAAAGTTTTCGTTTTCATAAAGCAGGCTCAATCTGAACCTTGGTCGAACAGCTTGGTTTCTAACCAACGATACATATTTTTGTGGTGGATATTGGTTAAAGTTAATACTTGCCATTATATCACCCCATTAAAATGCAGTAGTTAAACCGTTGTTTGCTGTCATTGTTGACTTACCTATCAACAAAATTTCTGGGATAGTAATTGCATCTGCGGGTATCTCCTTACACCAAATAGCAATCGTATTTCCATTACTTTCACTACCAACACAATAATTGCCACTCTGCTGTTCAGTTGGCGCAAAGAATATCAACGGAAAATACGAACCGGCATTAACAGTTGTAGTCACAGATGCTTTGTAAGGATAGTCTTTGTATGTTGAATCTGCCTTCCAATTAGCCTTTGGCACTACAAGATCATATAAGAAAACATTTTTTAACGAATCTAATTGCGTGACTGTTTGGTTCATTGTATTGACCGCAGAACCTAAATTATTGATTTTATTTCTTACAGATAATGCGCTTTCGCCATTTTCTATATTCGTATATGTAACAGCCATCTACCCACCTCCTTATCTGCCAATAACATTTACATTGGCTATATCATTCAGTTGAATAAAGTTAAACGACACTTTTGTAATCTGTTCACTCGATTCGTCAATATATTGCATACTATTTCCAATCGTAGAAACAACCCAACCATTGCCTTTTCTGTCTCTAAGTAGTTTTGGTATTGGTTGCGCAATAAAATCAACAAAACTATTATATTGTTCAACTGTGTCCTTGTATTTTCCTGTTTTTTTATCCACATTACTTAAAAATGCAGTGATTGAACTTGATAAATAGTTCTTTTTGCCGCTTGAAATTTTAGGGAACTGTGTAAAGTTCTCCATGATATACTTGTCGATATTTTGATCAAAACCATTAGATGTGAGCATTGTGTCAAAGAGCCAAATATTATCACTATCTGCATAATATAAGCCATCAACATCGGCTTCTGTTAGTCCGACCAACGACCAATTCCACCATGCCGCTTTTGAATACCCTGCTTGTTCAAGTGGTGAAGAAATGTAGTTTTCCGTCTCTGCAAAGATGGTATATTTATATTCTACATTGTTTAAGACACTAAAATCGGAAATTCTGTATTGCGCCGCAGGAATACGAGCAACAAATGATAGTGCCGCATCTTCTGGTCTTTTTTTGTATATTTGCCATGCTACAATATTGTCAGACAAAGAAACGATGTTGCCAGCACCTAGGCTATTATTAAATGTAGCAAGCAGTAGTGTATTGCCATCCCATATTGGGGCATATGTGTATTTGTTTACTGTGTCGATTTCTGATTTCTGAGCCACATAATTTTTTATCCATAAATAGTCAACTAGTGAGTTGCCGTAGAGGGTTACTTTATTGTATGATAACATGTTATACCTCCTCTATGGTTGCTGTGTAAGTGTCTGTGGTGATGATTTTTTGTTTAATTACAGAAGTATCTTCATATACAGTTTCAAGTAAATGCAGATAATCAATTTCACCATTTTCTAATTGACAAGGTGAAAACGAACTTTCTAAATTATCCAAAACAATACAATATGAATAAACAGTACCGTTCAAATCTACTCGCATCGCGCCATTGGCAGTCCAATAAGAAATAGTGTTTGTATCTTCATCAAAATAAAAAGAAGGTGTTAATTTATTATAACTGCGATTTATTTTGTTCATCAATGCACCAAATTGTGGCGAGAATTGTTTGTCACTATTTTTTGTCGTCATTGTACTATTGAATGAAGCAACATACATCTTATCTCCGTTGTTAGATCCTGTTCCGCTATTAGAATAATACAACCAAATTGTACTCAAATAATTAACATATATATATAGCGCAGAATACGTCGTACTGGTTCCAGAAGGTAAAAACGATAAATCTTCTGCATAAACGTCCTTTCTGTATATTACACTCCCAGTTGTTGTGTAAACATGAATGAAATATGAATAAACCGTTATTGTATTGCTGAATATCTCTGATGAATATAAATATATTTTCCCATCATCACCATATGTGACGGAATAAGCCCCAAGAATTCCTAACATATTTAAATCCTGTGGGTCTGCACTATTATTGCTTATAATATTTAATTGCATATCAAGAATTATAATTTTAATTTTTCTAGTTATATCATCTGAAATACAACATGCAATATATTCATTTGTAATATATAATGGAGTGCCATCAATAGAATTGGAACCAATCAATACACGTTTATTTATTTGTCCGTTAGAGTCAAATTTATAAATATATTGTGTGGCTACACTTGTAATTAGCTGTGCAAATAAACAATTTTGAGTTATAGAAACAGAAAAATTTACTGTTGTAACTGTCTCCCCAAGTAATTCAACAAAGTTATATTCAGTAACAGCTTCAGACTTTGAGTAGTCATAAAATGTTAAAGTTGAACCAGTGTCCCACAAAGCATATATATTAGTATTTTGACTATTTCTAAACACTAAATAAGGGTAATTTGTATAATAGTAACCATACTTATTTGCATTATTGCGCATTTCGCCAATATTTGTCAGCTTTTTTTGACCATCTTCAACATTCTGAATAATATCACCCTCATACACAACCCCATTCCTAAAAGCCATTCCTTGACCACCACGAAACGTCAAAGGAACCCCAGTTCCATTCGTGCCAAAAATACTAGAACCATATTTAATAGCTGAACCATATAAATTTTCTCCACCTTGGATTGTCAAATCCCTCTCTAATATTTTATCAGTTGTATTCAAGGTGATATCTGATGTTGTTGGTGTAATATTATAGGAACCAGTATATGGATCACCTCCAGCCCCACCAGTCATGCCATAAACATTTGCCATTATATCACCTCCTATTTATATGTGATATTCGTCATTCTGTATTTTTTATAATCGCTTGTAGAAGTGCCGATATATGCCACTCCATATTCACCTTCATAAACAACTGGTTCAACATCTCCTCGAACGCCAAAAATTGTATAGCCTTGCATAATATTCGATGGAATAAGGTTGGCATCGCCTTTTACAACTAAATTTGCATTAAATACTGTTTCATTTGGTATTGTAATTTGAGAGTTTGTTGGTACAATAGTGTAAGACCCAGTGTAGTCATTTCCTCCTCCCAATCCACCAACCAACGTATAAGCATTTGCCATACTAAGCACCTACCTTCATCTTGATAATATTAACCACAATGTTATTTGTTGGTGGTTTTGTGCAGTTGAATGTAATCGAATTTGTGGCTGTTACATTGTTCGGATAAATCCCTGCTTTTGCATATGCTTGAAAGCTTGCGCTTTCCGGAAATGCTAAGTATACATACCCTGTTGTTTCAAGCCCTGCAACTTGAATTGTTTGCGCATTTCCACTCCAACCGCTCGAAGATAATGTTCCAATAAGCACACTAGAAACATTATTCCACAAAGCTGCATCAATTTTATCAGAATTTGCATTAGTAATGTCAACGTTAACCACCTCTGTACCCGATGGCTTTTCTAAATTGTAATGGTCTGTAAATGTAGCCATATAGCCACCTCCTAAATTTTATTATATCTAAGCTGATTCCATGTGTAGGTTCTAAGCTCATCCCATGTATAGGCTCTTAAATCATTCCATGTAGTTGCAGAAATCTCATTCTTGAATATCTGCACCTCTGTTGGAAGTAAAGTAAACTTGAACCAATACTTTGTGATAAATCCTTGTGTGATATATTGAAAAAACTTATTATCGTCCCATGATTCATCGTCTTTCCACACATAAGAATCGTAATATCCGCTTTTTTGTTCTTGTAATAGCCACTTTTCTTCAACCTTATAAGCTGGTATTTCCTCTGAAATATACAAGTCTCCATTGCTAATTGTATAAAAAAAATTTGGTGAATCATATCGAATTTCATAATATGGTGTATTGTAATTTGTAACTTCCATATCCGTTCCATTCCATAGATATTTTATACCGCTTGGCAACCTATAAATGACGCCCTCTTTCGGCTCTTCTCCAGTGCTACCCCATACATTTGTTGAAATTGCTGTGTAGATTAAATTATCGCTAGAGTTAAAATATTTATCGCCTGTTTCAGCTGTAGTAGGTGCAATTGTGCTAATCGCTGTAATACTATAATATTCCCCCTCTTGGCGATAAATCAATCCGCTAAAATTATCATCTGTTGTGTGCCAATTGATAAATGCAGTAGTTTCATATGGTGCATATACAGGAGATTGCTTGGAACCAATATACCATGATAAATTTGTGCTTTTATCAATCCGGACACTTGAACCACCAATATAAGGTTCATTTGGTATATAGTCATATTTTGGCGCGGTCGTTGTTTCTGTTGTCGCCTCACCTGCGTTGATTAACAATGGTGACCAAATCAAGTCAATCGAATCCTGTTCACAATTTACAAGTGCAGTAGGTGGATTGTCAATTTGCGGTTGATCATAAGACACACTAAACCATATTGGCTGAACTGTTAATACAACACCATCTTGGTTCTCGAGCACAAGACCTATTCCATATATGTTGCCATTGATAAATCCATCAAACGAATATTCAATAAGTCCAGTATTGATTTGACCACTTCTTATAATTACATTACTACTTTGATCGTAAACAGTCCACTCATAGTACTTATAACCAACATTTTCCTCTTGTGCATAAGTTGCGCTAAAAATATAAGATTTACTATTGATAATACTTGGAACAGTTTTCATCACTAATGACGGCGTGGTTCTAGCCCGAAAGAAATATTCAGTTGATGTAACATTGTTTGAATAAATTTCATAGCCTGTTCCTACTGTTGGGGTAACTGGAAGTGCAGATGCTAAAGTTGCAACACCACTCGTATTATCATAGTTTCTAATTAACCTTAAAGCACCACCTATCTTTAAGTACATATCTGTTTGAATTAAAAAGTTGGGTCGTAAATACACTTGAGTTGTTGTATTATCACCCTTTTGCACAGTACCATATGTAATCCAAATATCTGGCTTTGCTTCGTATAGTGTAATATCCCATGTATAATCAATACCGTTTACAATACCAATTGTGTTAGGTACTTCAAATGTTAAAATCTCTCCTGCATACATGGGCTGAATTTGCGTAATGGGCGAATTATAAAGTGATTCGCCATTAAGTCCGTTTATATTATATTTATAAGCCGTAACAGCTGTGCCTCCATCGGCATTTATGTAACATGAAAATTCGTTGACATGTCCCCCATCTACATCTGATAAATAGGGTGACGGATAGGATGGTTGATAGAGCATCTATCATTTCCTCCTTTCTAAAAGAATATCCCCTGCCGAAACAGGGGATTCTATATTAACCACGAACAATAGCAATATTCTGTAATTGTCTTACAAAATCTTTTGCATCGTTGGATTGAACTGTAAGATTTTGAATCGTAATTGAGTGGTCATCAGTCATATTTGGCTTTTGCGCCCCAAGTAGATTCTTTGGATTGTATTTACCCCAATCCATAAGGTTCTTTGTAAGATTAGCAGGAACTACACCTGTACCTTTTTTAAGATAATCAAAGTTACCTTTTGGTGGTACAATAAGTTCATCACCAAGTTCATTGACATTATATAGACCAGACTTAGCGATAGATACATCACCAGTTGCCCTTTTACCACTGCTGTATCGTTTGACGAGTTTGGTTGCGTCTCCAGACTTAACATTTTTCTTTGATGTTGGTGTGCTAGATGCCTCGTAATGTAAATTACCTTTATCATCGTACCATTCGCGTACTTGGTAACCTTGGTTCCTACGCATTTCAATATTCGCCCGAACAGCGGCATTTCGCTTTTCTTGAGATGACATATCATCGGAATATTGGTAACCTGCACCAAGAGTTTGGCTTTCACCATACTTAATTTCCGGAACTTTAATATTATTCGCGTAATCAAGTCTTGCATTTGCAGAGTCGAGTGCCGCTTGTGCCGCATTGACTGCTTCAATCGCTGCAACAACCTCTTGTGTTCCTGCAATGTAAGAATTTTTCCAGTTGTTAAAGTTCTGTGTGCGACCTTCAAATATAGCTTGCTCAATGGTCATACCAAGTTGGGCTTCTATATTATACCGCTCAAGGGCTTTTGTCTGCTCATTGATTACATCTTGATATGCTTGCTTTTCTTTTTCTTTCTCTTTGATAAGCTTCTCAAGAGCGTTGATTTGGTCTTGAATTGCTTGCTTTTCTTTTTTGCGCTTTTGTTCGGTGTCAAAATCGTCAAGAGCCTTTTGAGCATCCTGTAATTTTTTAGGGTCTTCACTCCAGACCCATCCCGTTTCTGCCGTATAAACCCTAACTGTCTTTTGTTTCTTTGCTTCTTCTAGCGCATTCACTAAACGTATCCGTTCAGCCTGTTCGTCGAGTGCTTCATTCTGCTCATCAAGCAAATCCATCTGTTCACGAAGCTTATCTATCTCGTCATTATAACCATCAATCGCTTTATCAATCTGTTCAGTTTGTTCATTCGCCCAAAACTGTATAGCATCAATAAGCGCATTGGCTTTAGTCTGTCTTGCTTGTGCCTCTTTTAATGCCTTTTCAGCCGCATCTACAGCCGCTTGTGCTGCATCAATCGCAGCTTGCTTCAGTGCTTTTGCTACCTCGTTAGTTGCTTCAATTCCTGCCTTGACAAGCGCATTTCTTGTCTCACGTATTTCAGATTGTGTAAGGATGCCGGACTTTCCTGCTTTACGAATGGATTCATTGGCTCTAGCTTGCGCCTCAATGACCTTTTTCTGAAATTCTTCGGCACTAATACGACCAGCTTCATATTGGCTCTTGATGTTGTTAAACATCGCCTCATAGCCTTTAGAAACGTAGTCTCTATAACTATCGAAGTCTATTTTCCCATTCTTATAGAACTTCTGCGCATATTTCCAAAGTTGGTCATAGTATTGCTGTCCGCTAATTTGTCCTTGCTTATATCTATACTCAATCTCTGTGAAAATATCCTTAACCGCAGTCGTATTGGTTGACTTGTAGTTTTCGAGCATTGATTGTGCTGAATCAGCATAATCTTTGCCCATAGACTTGAGTTTCTTATAATAAGAATACCCCTTTTTCTGAACGCTTGAGTAATATTCAGCAGCTGTGATTTCACGCTTTTTATACGCATCCTCTTGAGCTTTTTGGAACTCTTCAAGTTGTTTTTTGTATTGCGCGAGTAATGCTTGGGCTTTTTTCTTATTTTCAGACGAAGCATCTTTACCAGAGCCTTTACCTTTTGTAGATGATGTAGAATCACCACCTGTTGTACCACCACTTGCACTCGGAACATTTACTTTAATGTTTTGTGCCGCTTGGAGTTGCGCTTCTGCATCTTTGATTGCGTTCTGGAGTTTAACTATTTTTGCAAGGTTTTTACCAGCCGTGAGAGCATTAACTTGGAGTGATTTACTAAGTGCATCATGCGCTAAGATTCTCTTCTGCACAGACTGTAATTCTGCCTCTGCCGCCGCTTTTGCCGCTTTAGCTGATGCAACAGCCTCGTCTTTTGCCGCTTGCGATACATAATAATATGTTCCACCAAGTTGCGTGAGAATATTTCTATATCTATCAGTAAACTTAATGGCAACTTCTGTATTTGGTGATACGCTTGCTAATGCTTTAGCATAATCTGAAGAAGCACCTTCTGCTTGAACCCATGCAACCTTTAAGTCAACAAGTGTCTCATAGTTACGCTTATCTTGAGCGTTAAGTTCGCCACCAGAACTAATGACTTCCATATATGCTTCATACACTGTATCAAGCTGACTATTAAGTTCATCTGTGCTCTTTTTATAGTCAGTTAAGGTAATTTCGCCTTGTGCATATTGCTCTGTCGCATCTGCAATCGCTTTTGTGATTGCCTCAAATGCCTTTTGCCCTTTAAGAAGTTCTTCGGTTGGCACAGACCACTCAGAACCTTGTTTTCTAACAGTCTTAGTGCCTGTTTGTGTGTATTGCAGAGTTCCAACAGTTGAAGATGCTACTGATGCTAGTTGTTTTTTCTGCTGGTTTTCAAGTTCGCTTGTTTGCTGTTTTAGAAGTTCAAGACGTTTCTTTTCACCGTCATTAAGATCTTTTCCTTGGGAGATTAAGTCTTGCTGACGCTTTAAGAGGGTTTCGTACTCTTCTGTGATTTCTTTATATTTTTTCTTGGTATCTTCTAATGTTGCTTTGTCGCGTTCAAGTCTTTTGGTTGGTGCATTTTGTATTGCTTTGTAGGCAACTATTGCCGCTGTGATTGCTGTGACAAGACCTAGGATTATTCCAAGGGGTTGTATTAAAGTAGCCAACTGTGGTGCAAACATAGCTATGGTGGTGCTTAACCCAAACGCCTTAATATGCCTAATAACATCAATTAAATCTTTTCCAGCAGTTGTCAATTTTGTTATAGATGTAATTAACCCACCTAAAAACCCTACTGTTGTTTGTATGCCTTTGAGCAATAATATACCTTTAGCTATATTTGTAATTGTATTTACAGCATCTTCGTTTTCTGCAATCGAACGTAGCCCTTCATTTACTTTATCAAGTAAATCTTTAATTGCATCAGAATTTGAAAATGCGAGAATGAGTTCAGCCCATGAAGCTTTAATGTTATTTATTTTTGCCTCAAAGCTATCCATATAAGCAGCATTTTCTTTAACAGCAGAACCCTGAGATTCGATAGCTGTATTAGTAGCGTTAATTGCCTGTTGGAAATTAGACATTACACTAGAAAATACTTCAAACTGATTCTTCTTATAATTTTAAGCCAAGGTCGTTAATCTTGACTAATGATAATCATTCTTACACCTTTCGTGTAATGTTAAGGTCATATTTTATACCATATAGGTACGCAGATTGTTTTGGTTCACTTGAACCTACTCTACTCGCTTCGTCCGTTTAAACGACTTATTCTATATCTTTTTATTATACAAGATATAGTTACATTTGTCAAGTATATTTTTACTTGATTGCTTTCGATGACCGTCGAACCTTATTCTGTATTTCAACAGAATCTTGGCTGCGGATTGACCATTTATCCAAACCCTTTTTACTATATCTTAGTTAATTACTCTAAGCCCCTATAACATCACTATTATAGGTTAGTAGATTTGGCTTTAGGCATCCATAGTTTATACCATAGATAGGGTGCGTGAATCCCTCTTTCCCGCAATTAAATCTGTCTTGGGCAAGAATTAGTTTACCCGCATACGCTATTGCGACCGCTTGCTTTTCAGCATTGGTCATATCATCCCAATATTGAGATAAATTCTTAAATATATCAAAAGTACTTGCTATATCACCAGTTTGTTTGTTTATTAGTGAGATAGTTTTTGTAGTACCTTGAACTTTTACACTAAATGAATCTGATTCTTTCGCAGCTGACGCAAAGTTGTTACCGATTGTACGCAAACCTCTCGCGACTTTGCTCGCCTGACCAGAAAGTATCTCAGTGCCAGCCGTAACTAACCCGATAGTTTCTGAGAAATCATTTCCTAAAACAGACATTGCTGCACTTGTTTTAGATAATCCTGTCGCTATATCAGTAGATGAAACAGAAAAGTTGTTTGCTACCTCGTTGATTGCATCAATTACGCCCTCTGCCTCATCCGCAGTAAAATTAAACGCTTTGAGTTGCGATACCAAGAAACTAGCTGCATCCCCTGCACTAACTTCCTCATCTGCTACGTTTTGAAATAAAGCTGCAACACGAGATAATGTGGCAGCATCATCTTCAGAAAATCCAGAACGTTTAAACTCAGATGCACTTGAAACCATTTCGGCTCTAGTTCTTGCTACTTCAGAACCCATTGACCCAAGTTTCTTTGTGTATTCATCAAGTGCTTCGCCACTTAAGTCGGATACTTTTCTAACATTGATATTGGATTATATAGAAGATAATATTATTTGTTCAATATTGTTAAACTCCCAATATGGTATTCTAATAAGTGTTAAATTTTTATCTTTACAATATTGATTTTTTATATCGTCTTTTAATTGACATAATCTCAAGTTTTCTTCTGCTTGTTCTTGAGATATGCCACCAAAAGTACAAGGTTCAAAATGTTGTAGACCATCATATTCTATGAAAATGTTTTGGTTAATTAAATAAAAATCAAAAGGCAACGGATTGACATATCGACAATCGTTCAATTTATATTCTTTTTTAAAATCAATATGATAACTATTCAAAATATTTTGTATCTTTTCTTCTCCTTTTGAACAATGACAATAAGGACAACCTTTACCATTTAGAATATTATTAGGTTTAGCCATCCAATCTTTTCCACATTTTTTACATTTAAACATTATTTTAGTTTGACTATCTATATATTCTCCTATAACTTCTATATGTGAAAAGTGTTTATTTATCCTGTCAATAAATTCTTTTGGAGTAATCTTCGCTCTTTTACCACATTTTGGACAACCATTTTTTGCATGAAGCATATTATCAGGCAACACATCCCATTCATAACCACAAATTTTACATCTATGTAAAATCTTTGTTTTTAAATTCACATATTGTCCAACAACTTCTATATTTGGTTTTATATGTTGCAATTCCAAGATATATTCATATGTAGTTTTTCTTATTCTTTTTGCACAATATGGGCAACCTCTGCCTGATGTAAAATTTTGAAAAGTTATTTTTTGAATACCCTTATTTGTGTGATGTGGACATATATACTCTAAATACGAAGAATTATTTACATAATTCTTACTTAATAAAGTATATCCCCTATCATCAAACTCTTTTTTCACTAAATCATATGTAATCTTTCTTCTCATATTATCTCCTATAAAGGACGCTACTCCTTATCTCAATTAAATTGACTGCATGTTTCCACACAGATTAGACTATATCTTCACTCTAAGAGTGCCTACCACTTCCACTGTCAATCGCTTACAGTGTACTCTACTCACTTCGTGTATGTTATACATACCTTATTCTATTATACGTCAAATAGTTACATTTGTCAAGCATTATTGCTTAATTGTTTTCGATAGTCGTTGAACCTTACCTTTCGGTCTTGGCTGCTGATTGCCCATTTTTTAGTGTTTAGGATTTAACCATGCACCATCTATTCAATTTTTTCTACTTTCGTAACATTCAAGTTTATACCATTTAAGGTATTACTTTGTAGTTTGAATAGCTTTAGGGTTTTCCAGCAATTCAATAGGTTTTCTTTGCTTTAAACAAAGGAGCTTATCTCAAACTCTGTTAATTCTTTATCAAATTCCAGCAAAGGTTGTAATGTCTGCTCAAATGTCACAGCCGCATTTTTTAATGCTTGGAAAATACCATTGACAGATTGTAACTTTCTACCAGCCGCAGTAAATCGTTCTCCAAGCGTCATTGCTTGCTTTCCGGTATCATCTACAGCGTTGCCAACGTTTTTTACCTCTTTGGCAGTATCTTTTGCTACCTTTGAAGTTTGAGATAGCGTTGTGTTTAGATATTTTCCTCCTTTATCGAACTTTTGAGTAACAGTAGTCGTGTTTCCAACCGCATCTTTGAATTTTGTAACGTTTTGTACGGCTTTCTGAACACCCTCAGAATCTATTGATATCTTAGTTGTCTTGCTGACTTCTTTTAATTGCTTTCGTATCGCAGAAACATCAACTTTCGCCTCAAGATTAAGTTGAAAATTGTCAGCCATATATATTCCCCCTTTCTAAAGAGGTTTTAATTCGTTTATTATATCTTCAAAATCTCTAAGGTTATATTTGTACTTATCATATATTACGCTCGACACAATGTTAATTGCATCTGCAATATCATCGTCATTCTGTTTGGATCCAAAACTTTTCCATGCCAAATCAATACCAAACTCACTGTTCACGAGGTCAATACTCATTTTTTTCTCATAAGCCTTAGTCTTGCCCTTTAGAGATTCTAAACCTTTTTTATCACCTTTTAAGTCCTTTTTTGCCTTGTTGTATTCTTTACTGTGTGTAAGGTTAATATTGAGTTTATTCTTCCATGTTTCGACTGGTATAAATTCAGTCTTTACACCGAACACACCTGTAACACCAAGCACAATCCCTTGTAGTGCGCCAAGTATCTTAACTGTCTGTGAATTATTCACTATTGGTGGGACATCCTCAATATAAACTTTACTAAATTCATATTGACCCATAAGTTCACCAAGTTGATTTGCCATATACTTAATTCGTGTACGCCAATCTTTTTCTTGTGTACTTAGCATCTCAAAACACCCATAATCACACAAACACTTATCTTCGCCATTAACCTCAAATACAGCATACCCTGTCTTTTGGGTACTCATATCGAGCCCTAAAATAAACATACGTTTCCTTTCTATGTGATTGAATACGAAGCGCCAACTTTCATATTCAACCCTACTTTCCTGCACTCTGATTGAAAAATCTTGATGATATTATTATCGCACCACTTTTCAAACTCATCCCAAAATGGTCGAGCCTCAATCGCAGGAAAATTCATATGTGACTCCTTTAATCCTTTGTTGATAATATTGTTTAAGTCATCTTTGTCTATCGCGCCAACCTCAACTATTGAACCATGACTAAATGGTGCATGATAAGTTAATGGCAAAGTCTGCAAGATGGATGCTTCAACTTTTGAGCCTCCAAACGCCTTAGCAACTTTAGCTTTTGTCTTATCCCATGTGTCATAAAACTCATGTGTACGACCTAAGTCTCCGCCATAACCATTAACCCATGTCGCAGAATATGAATAAACAGTTTGTTCAATAATATCAAGCAGCTTTTTGAGCGCAATTTCCATTGTATTGTCAACTGCACGTATTAGGACATTGTTAATTGCGCTTTCTAGTTCTAATTCATTATTTATCATTGCTTTGCTTTTCCATTAAAGTCTTTGCAACTTCGAGAAATTTATCTTCTGTTGGTAAGGATTCTGCTAATTTGTTGATGTTCTCTGTTAAGCTATCGCACAACTTAGAAAATACCCAACTCATAGAATCATATTTTTCTACTGCAATCTTGATGTCGGTAATATAATCGTACATCTTATCCTCGATTTCGTACCACAATCCACTTGCAATAACATCGTTAATATCAACATCTAAATCATCTGTAATGTCTGTACAAAACTCAATAACACCACTAATCAAGCGGATCTTTCTATCAAACATATCGTCTGAATCCATCATTAAACTAGTGATGGCTTGTTGTTCTTGCAGTGTTAAATATGGACGCAAAGTCACATCGTATTCCTTTAAATAAATATTTGCTGGCTTCTTTAATTCCTTCATTCCTTTAGTCCTCCTTAAATGGATTTTGAAAATTGCTCATAAAAGCAACTAAAATATCCGTTCTATCTGATTCTTTGAGTGTTCCAAGCCTTTTCTGAACTTGTTTTTCGACATCTATTGTACAAACCTGTTCACATAAAACAATGTTCTCATCACAATCAAAGAACGGATAGTCTTTTTTATGTAACATATAATGTGGAGGTATATTTGACTTATTTATTTTACTTGTAATAGGTAAACATACTGTTGTGGGGCTACATGAATTACCTATTGCATTTTGTATAATAATACAAGGACGAACTCCATTCTGAACAGAGCCGTCCCTATATCCTAAATCTACAATATATACATCCCATTGATTAACAAACTTTCGCATTATAATGGCAAAACCGCACCAACAACCGCCCCACAAACACCAGACAAAACACAAGTCCAAACAGTTCTCTTGGCAATATCCCACTGTTCAACAGGGTGCATTTCAAGCAAGCGAATCCGTTCGTCTGCTTTATCTTGGGCATCGGCTAGTCTATGCTGCTCTTGCGCCATAGACTTCATATTCGTTGCCATCACTTCAACCGAAGTAACAAGGCGATTTATATTTGCGCTAAGCACCTCGATTTTTTCTATGCGACGTTCTAATTCTTTAACATCTTTTTTGACACTTTCTAATGTAATCTCAAGGCTTTCCATTTTCTACCTCCTACTGAACAAGAGTGGTAGAAAGCGTGCCATTGTCATCAACAACAATCCTATATTTAGTTCCATTTGGTGATATAATATAGTGAGCATCTACATATCCTTTGTTACAAGCGTCCTTTGCGTCATTCGGTGGAGGAACCACAATACTATCAACCACATCGAGATGGTTAATCGTTGCGTCACCTTCGACTTCAATGTTTTTGAATGGCACAGCATTTTTCTCACCTTTGTTCATTGAAAGTTCTCCAGCATCGTTAATACTAAATGTACTAGCATCCACTGGAATCTGACCACCGCAATTACCTTTAATAAACATTACGCTTCCTCCTCATCTTTCTTTCTTTTCTTCGGAGTTGGCTTTTTTGGTTCAAACCCTTTGATATACTTAATGCCATCAATCGTCACCAATTCAACAAAATCTGGCTTATGATCATATGGGTTTTTTACCGTATATACAAAGTCACCATCTTCAATATATAGCTCTCCATGAAGTTCAAAGCGCACCTTATTTTTACCATTTGGCACAGTTACTTCATCCTTTCTTAATTGACATTTGTCCATTGAATCAAGTGGTTTCCAACATCTATCATTCGTACATCTGCGCACAAACGGACAGATTTGACCATTTTTCCCACAAGTACAATAGAATTCATACTCTGCAACATTACAATATTGACAAAACATATAATCACCCCTAACTAAAACGAGCAGGCAAAAGGATGCCTGCTCTATAAAGTTTGATTAAATTAAGATACTGTAATGCTTGCATAACCCTCAATAGGATTAGCAAATGTAGCTGTATCAGTTGCTACAATTTTAATCGTAGTCTTACCTTCAGCCGTTGCGTTAATTACGCCAGCTGCACTAACCGTAGCAATATTGCTAGGGTCAACTGTATATGTCATTTTGGTATTATCTAATGCCTTAGTAGACATAGCAGTACCATTACCATAGATACCGTACAGCTTCAAAGTGGTGCTACCACCATTAGTAAGACAAATGTCAGCATTGTCTACAGCAATAGTAGTTAAGTCATCATACCACTTCTTACCGTATTCTCTCTGCTTTACAGTTGCAAATTGACCAAGGTCATTACAACCCTTAGCCTCATAGGAGACCAAAGCAGAGCCAGAAAGCTCAGATGTTGAAGCACCTGTTGCTGTCATAGATAAGTCGAATGAACCATTCAACAAGAATCTCGGTACAGAAATAATCAATTCGCCTACCTGCGAAGACAGAGTTAATTTATCAGAGTCCGCAGAAAACAGAGGGAATACCATTTCCAATCTGATTTCAGACGGAATTACATTTGCCGGAATAACAAACTGGTTAATTGCATCATCATTTGCATTATATTTTACACAAACCGTCGTACCCTGCGCTACAGTTGCCGTCGCAGTCTGACCTACAAATGTAATAGGAGTCCAGTTGTTCTCACCCGGAATAGAAAACCATCCTACAGTACCAGCATTGCCAAAATCAACTGGTGTTCCTGCTACTGTAATCTGGTTTTCAGTTGTTACAGTAATCTGTTCATCAACGATAGAATCGCCACCAATAGTGATGTTACCACCAGCGTTGAGAGCTAAATACTGCATATCAAATAATGCGTCTGTGATTGTTAAATCAAGCATCGCATCATGGAAATAACGCAATTATCTTCTAATTAGGACGCAACTCCCAATTACGCCTTTCAAAGGCTGCTTATGCTTTCACATAAGTTGAGATTATATCTTCATCTTATATTACTATAAGAGCTGTATTTTTCGGCTATCATTCGCTTATAGCCTACTCTCCCGTAAGGAGATAATCGTTGAACCTATCTCTATTCAAGATGTGGCTGCTAAAGACCCATTTACATTCACTTAGGATTTGACCTTATGAATATCTCTTTCTCTTTTTTCTGCTTTCGCCACGTTCACGCTTAGACTTATTTAATTCTTACGTTGTAGTGGAAAGAGCTTTAGGGATTCAAAGCAATTAACACAGAATACTCGCACCTCACAATACGAGCAGGGCGATTATTTACCCCAAAAGCGGATTGGATAATCCACAAAATGTTAAATAGAGCCGCAACACTCTATCTCATTTAATCTCCGCTAAAATTAAATGACTCATGCTTTCGCATGACGTTCAGACTATTTGTTCATCTTATATATCTAGCATTATACATACACTATCTAAATCTTCATCAATCAATTGAGAAACAGCCTTTTTTATTTGTTCTTCCGAAGGAATGCTATATTGCGAATCAATTCGTAACACCTTATACCCTTGCGATATACAAAATTCATCTCTTAACCTGTCACGTTCTTTATCTTGATGCCAATATCGTCCATCGTACTCAATGTCAATCATTTGATTGTTGACTGTAATAACACAATCTAATAGTCTTGTACCACATGGCTTATTATATTCACACTCACCATACATTTTGATTAACAAATCACACAATTTCTCTTGTGGTTTTGATGTTTTGTAGGTACGATTATTTATCATTGTTTGCAAACCTTTTTCTCGAACTTCTTTTAATTGTAAAGTATATTCAACACCATACTTCTCTAAATTAGTTTTTCTAATTTGTTCTTTTGCCTCTTCAGTTTGCCAATAATAATCACACCCATACTTTTCTCGATTGTGTTCATGTTCTTTTGCACGAATCTCTTCTGATTTTTTAGGATGGTCTACACCATATCTACGAATCATCGTTTCTCTTTGCTTTTGTTTTACTTGTTCGTTTTGTGATGGAGAATCGCACCCGTATCGCTCACGATTGGTATTGATTCTTTTCTGTACAACAGCTTCGTCTTGATACGAAGCAATAATCTTTTCACTAATCTTTTGTCTTGATGCTAGAGTCTTTGACCCATTATCAACACCATATCGCTCTATACAAGTATTCTTAATTTTCTCGATTGCTTCTTGTGTTTTTGACCCATTATCAACACCATATTTATCCATGCAAACAAGTTTATTCTTTTTCGGCTGGCATTGACAACAACAATCGCCGTATTTAGGATGATGTTGAACATTATAAGTGTGCATTTTCTTCACAATAATCTTACCACAAAAATCACATTGCACTTCAACTAATTGTTGAGAACCAAAAGTTAATTCTTCTGCTCGTACTAAAAATACATCACTTGTTTTTGTAAATTTATATCCTAAAGATTCATAGTGTTTTCTGTTTCGATTATTCCATTTAACTTCAACCATCTGATTTTTTACTAGCATATAATCACCTCTATAATATTATACATTACAGAAATAACAATGTCAAGTCTTTTTTTTTGATATATAAGAGCTGTATTTTTCAGTTGCCATTTGCTTGCAACCTACTCCCTCGTAAAGGGATAGTCGTTGAGGGTTTTCCATATGATTTCTCACTTAGGACTTTCCCTGCTAAAGACCCATTTACATTCACTTAGGATTTAACCTTATGAATATCCTATAACTTTTTTCTGCTTTCGCAACCATGCAGCTTATCGTTTCCAATTACTGTTTAGGCATATAGGCTTTAGGGATTCAAAGCAATTAACACAGAATACTTACACTTCACAGTATAAGCAAGGCAGACCACCTCGTATATCTTCAGCAGTTACGGTCAACGAAGCCGAAGATTCAGTTAAAGTTTTCGCATTGAAAAGTAAGGCGTTACCATCAAAACCTGTTACAGTTCCAACACCTGCCAAAATAAACTTTTTCATACTTTTCCTCCTTAATTTATTTAAGCTTCAAAGTTTTTCTTAAAACTATCTAAATCAGAGAATACATCATCATATTTACCTTTATTCGACTTAATAAGCCAATGCTCAATATCTGGCAATTTATTATCAGTCATAGCATGAGCACGATAGTTATGCTGAATTTGATAATCAACAACACCCACAATAACATCAACCATACCTTTTACAGTATAAATAGTCTCGTTTATTAAATCTCGTTTTGTCATACCATTTTGTGCCATGATTGCAATAAGCTGCTCTTCTAAAGTCGGAGGTTTAATATTTTTATTCTTCAAACGATAATATTCCTCAAGCAAAGCCTTGAAATCATCACTCATTTCTTCATTATCATATCCTGTAATATTCAGAAAATAAATAATGTCAATAACTTCATTGAAATCTTGACCTGCAATCTTAACATCACCAATGTTCAAAGTAGAAACATTCCCATCTAACTCAATATTTACATCGTATCCATTGATAAAATAAACCTCTTTATTATCAATGTGCCCAAGCAATATCTCTTTAAATGGAAACTTTTCATTCAAGCACTTATCATCTTTTTGTACATGAAAACATAGCTCAAGCACATTGATAAATTTATCTCTGTGCCATGTACTCTCAACAATAATGCCGAGCAAAAATGTTAAGTAACTCATCTGTATTACTCTAATATCTGGAATTTTATTTTTATCTATTTTTAAAATGTCAATACTTGACATAAATTTATAGTAATCTATTACCTTTACTGGATAAATATATAAACCATTGTATGGCACTGGCTCATCGAATGTCCGATATTGTTCAACATATTCACTAATATCATTCACAACTATCATCTCCTCCTAAGTCTGCTAATTGTGTAGCCATTACTATAGAAGTTCCAGTAAAAGTATAGTTGTTTCCAATATTAAGTGTCGAGCGACAAAGCCTAGAAAGATCATGATTAAACTGTAATTTGCCAACACCTGCGACATCTGCACCATTCAGCGTTTTCATGAGTTCCATTTCCATCAAATCTACACGTGGGCATGGAACCCCTTGATACTCAACAAGCGCATTCTTTGTCCCATACAAAATATCAAAACGATAAGAAATTGTTGATACAATATGGTTTATTGGCAGAGTATCATAACGATATAATTTTAGAATTGTTTTAGAATTTACAAGCTCGTTTGGTTCAATATTTGTTAAAAAAATGTTATAATTGTGCATATCGTCGAAGTCTTTGCATATAAGATGCAATTTCTCATCTTCTGTAAGATTCGGCATCGATAAAGCATCGTATGTATTGTACTTTAACAATTTGAAAAAATTGTCATTCTGTGTAAGTGCAACAACGATTCGATAAGGAATGAATGGGAGAGTTAAAAATTTATTGAAACTTGCCATATATTCACCCCCTAAAACATACTTGTAAGAATCACTTGTAGTGATTGCTCAAAGTCATTATATTTACAAGTTAATGTAAGTGGTTCGACACTGATCTCCTTTGCCTCTAAAGCATATTGATTAGGTGTATCTAACTTACGTAGTTCGTACATACTCTCATCAATTCCACTCGCCTCAACAGTAACAGATTCATCATTCTGCCTTACTCCATTTAAGTATGGAATAGCACTAAATACGACTGTTTTACCAACACGCAATTCATTAAACTGCGGAGATACATCAATTGAATAGGTATCACTTACCTGCTCTACAATGTCAATCGTTATAGATGCGCATGCTTGTGGGTTGCCACTAATAGATGCCTCGATATATGCTTTATGTCCTACTTCACCAATAATCGTAAAAATACCATTATCCTTATCAATGGCTACATTATGATTCCCACAATATTCAATCCCACGATCCACAATGGTTCCATTATGTTTAACAACAGCTTGTATTTGACCACGATAGCCAGCAACTTGCTCTTTTATTGGATTCAATATTTCTATGTCATATTGATAAGCATGATAATTTGCTATATTGAGATTAAAACAATCATCTGGTTCTTCCATATCTAAATACATATCCAAATAAATCAAATTGCTTGCAAGGTTAGATTTTATGCTCTCATTGAGCATATTTTGGTACGCAGTCAATTTATAAGGTTGCCCATTAAAGATAAATCGTGAATTCTTTTCAAAATTCCTTGAAATCTCATCCCCTTGGCAAATAACAGAAATATGACCGTTTGCAGTAATGACTTCTTTATCTTTTAACTGTTGCGGCGATTCTAAAACATATTCAATCACACATGGATATTCATAAACATATCCATTATATCTATCTCTCCAGCGTAAAACATTATTACATCTACGAACAGTTACTTCATTGGTAATTGATCCAAGTTCACCCGTATTTATAACAATCCAATAATCATCATCGTATTGATATAAAAGACCCTTTGTTGCTTTGTGCTCAATGTTTCTAAATGCAAATACTTTAAAGTCATCATCCTGCTTGAATCCAGTACCCATATCAACAGCATAATCAACTCGCACGTCTAATGGGTTCCAACATGTTCCACCAATACGATCTTGTTCTAAAACAGAAACTACTTGTGTAATGTTATCCCATTGATCATCAATACTTGCCTGAAGTAATTCTTTATATATATCATGTGGTGATTGGGCCATATCGGTATTCATGTAGTTCTGATAAAATTTCAGAGCCATTATAACACCTCCTCAACCTTTCGCCCAATTTCATTCGTCACATGAAGCACAACGCGCCTAACATCTTCATGTCTTGTCTTAGCCCCCATATTAAACAAACCATTGAGCAAAACGATACTATTTAGCACAGCCTCTGTATCTTGTTGGCTAGAAAGTGCTACAACCGCAGTCCTAATACATGATTGATACGATTCTAAGCTGCCTTTTCCATTTTCATAACCTTCATATGCACACAAAACCTTATAGCACATATCTATCAAAATCTTTTTCTTTGTCTTTTTTACATTCATGCTATCCTCCTATACGACTGGACTCAGATAGGAACTCATAGCATCAACTTGATAATCAACAATGTCTTGGTTAAACTTTTCTCTTAGTCTATCCATATATTCAGACTTTTCCTTTAAATTGTTCGCTTCAGAGTGTGCCTTAAATTCTTTATTACTCAAATGCCCTTGGAATTGCGTAACATCGTTTACTTTTTTAGCGAACCAATTATACACCATAATAGATGATAGAATGTTAATCTCTTTATTGCTTAAAACATTATCGAACGCCATAAAAACATTGCCATCTTCATCTATAAATTCATCATAAGACAAATCTGTATTACATGATGTAAAATCTGGAATAGACCTTTCAAGATTGCCCTGTAAATAAAGCAAGAAAGCTTCATAATCCGCTTGAGCTAGTTTATCTAACTTATAATCCTCAATGACAATCAAGGCTCTATCATAAACTTTTTCAAATGGAGTGCCGGGTTCTTTTTTAGGCTCTTGTTCTTGTTCAACGCCATAAGTAGCAAACCTTGACGTGTCTTGCGATTTGTTATCAATCATAAAACCAACTCCAATCCTTTATTATTTTACACATTGGATTGTTACTATTGAGTTACATCTTCCATCTGTTCGATGTTAAGATAATCAATGCCATTTAATTTACCAAGTTCTACTAAGATATTTGCATCAATCTGAATACCCATCAATCTACCATCGACAATCATATCATTGATAATTTTCTTCTGTGCATCTGGTGCATTTTGGTAAATTTCAACAACATCTTTTGCATTCTTGGATAAAATCGTCTTGAGCTGTTTTTCGTCGAGAATTGTCTGATAAGCGTCTTCCAAATTATTCTCTTCGACAAAATCAGCATCAGCGACATAGAAAATACCATCTCTTGCAGAGTTCGGCATATTAGATAAGATAATTCTTGCCTCGTTTTCTGTTACAGTTACGCTATCGAACTGCTTAGAGATTGTAATAATACGAGAGCCTTGCAGAACTAAACTACCAGCAACTAAGCTAATAATCTTAATCATCTTACGTTTGCCTTTATCTGTTGCTATTGGCATTGGAGTATTTGCTTGTGCTCTCATTAAAAGCTCAAGCTGTGCTTGTAAATTTGCAATTTGCTCTGCTTGTTCTGCTAGTTTATTGTCGCGCTCATCAGATGTTGTATTATCTACAACAGGTGTGGTATCAGTATTTGTATCTACTGCAACATTAACATCGTTTGTTGTATTCTCAATAGTTTCTTTTTTTGGTCTTGCCATATCCTTTATTCCTTTCTATCCTTGTTAAAAGGGAGAGCCGAATGGACGGCTCTCCTATGTATAAAATTTTGATTATGCAGTAATTTTGTAAAGACCTGCATATCCTGAACTGATAAAGCCGAATTTCCAATATCTTCTCATGGTAAAGTTGCTAGTTAAATCAGCATTATCATAGAAATCATTAGAATTGGTCATAGTCGGATACATCACACCCTTAACAACTTTATCAACAGATGTCGGGATAACATACAGAGTATTGTCATCAAGCATCATGCCAAAGTTATTGCCAGATGGAATCTGTGGCAGTTCAACCAAGTCAAAGCCATAGAAATCCTTCATAAATCTTACAGAACCATCAGCACCAGCTACGTTCATTCTGAAACCAGCAGAGTAATCCGGCAGAACTTTAGACAGGGCAGCCGCAGTGCCTAAGAATACTGGTTTTGCACCAAAGTTATAAGCCTGTACTTTCTGTGCTAACTGAATAGCAGACTGAGAACTAAAAGCACCATTTACGATAAACTGAGAAGGATAGTTACTTGCAACATTAAGACCATCATTCAGAGCCTTAACTGCGTCAGCTGTCATATCTCTTTCGATAGAAACAACAGCAAGTCTAACTGCATCTGCAAAGTCCTCTTTACCTGCAAGAACGCTCATCATATCAGAGAATACCGTTACGATATGTTCCTCTGGCTTCAGAGTTGCATCACCTGCATACTGTTTCTGACGGAAAGAGGTGCGTTCACCAGTTCCACCACGCGAAACGACAAACAGAGTTCTCGGTGTGATTTTAAACTTAACAATATCTCCATATCCAACTGTTCTAAAATCTACGAACGGGTTAAGAGAATTTGTCATGTACTGCGGAATCAGAGAGTTAATTGTCTCGTTAATAATTGCAAAATATGCACTTATGTTCACATTGGTTCGCAACACCAATGCAGTCTTGCCTTTCCGCAAAGGCAGACATCTTATGCTTTCACATAAGGTCAGATTATATCTTCATCTTTTTACAAAGAGCTATATTTTTCTTCCACCATTAGCTTGTGGTTCTACTCTCCCTCAAGGAGATAATCGTTGAACGTATTCCGTATGTATAAATACACTTAGGACTTTCGCTGCTAAACACCCATTGATACGACACTTAGGACTATCACTATAATGATAGCTTTTATTTCACCATATATCATCTCGTAACTTTTTTCTGTTTTTCAACTCTATTCAGCTTGACATTTCTATCTACTGTTTAAGCATACGAGCTTTAGGGATTCAAAGCAATTAACATAGAGCTTGCACCAATCACTTGATACAAGGGGCTATTTCGTTACCCAACGCACACTCGGATGTGCTGCCCATGCGTTTGCATTTAAGTTCTGCGGAACTCCAGACAGTCTTTCCATTTCTTTAATTAAACCAGAATGAATCTTTTCAGACATCTCAACCATTGGAATAGACGGTGTTCTTTTAGAATCATTCTTACAAGCATAATATTCGTCAAATGCAACATAGAAGTCAATGCCTTCAGCCGCAAATTTTCTCAATTCATTTGTAATCATTGCAAATCTTCCTTTCTATAATTTATTAAGCCATCAGCTGGAATACATAATGCGGAACAACTTCCTGTCCAATAGCTCTATTTACAGAACCAAGGTATCTAAAAGCACCCGCATCACCAGCAACCATCTGTAACTTACCAGCCGCGCCAATAGATGCAGTTTTGTAGGTAGGCTGATCAACCGGAGTTGCACCTGTTGCCATAGCCTCTGCATTGATTTCAATACAGTTACCAGTCTGAAGCTGTTTAACACTCATTGCTTCGCCTGCAATGTTATAGAAATGTCTTGGGTCATTATAAAGCTGCTGCTCTAAAGTATTACCAACAATCGGAGTATCTACAATGTATTTAATAGTAGAAGTTCCGTTCGCGTCTGGAGTTACAGTGAATGTGTATTCATCAATTACATTTTCTGTTTTCTGTAAGTCACCTAAAGCTACAAAAGTACCATTGTCAATATCGGTCACTGCAATTGCTGCATAGTTAAGAGCGTCGTTGTCCCAACAAGAACAGTGAGTAGTATTTACTACACCATGTGTATTAGCCATAATATTTAATCTCCTTTTCTTTTATAATCTATCCCATACAGAATTGTTCTTATCGTCAACTTCTCTAGGGTTAGTCATTCTTAACGTTAAATTAGCATCATCTTGATGTGCCATGCTTGAGAAGCAGAAAGCCTTAACTTTGTTCTCCCAATTTCCAATAGCAGAAAGCTCACAAGCCATTCCTTCATTCTTGAATTCATTGAATTGTTCATTTGTTAAAAACTTTTCTACATCGCACATAACTTCATCAATCTTAGCCATTTTATCTTTGTTTTCAGCGTCGTTCTTGAATTTTCTAAGCTCTTCAAGTTCTTTTGCCTGTTCCATAATGATGTTATCTTTATCTTCTAAAGCTTTCTTGAGTTCATCGCATTTAGCAATAGCATCTACAAGCTTTTCAGAGTCTGTTTTTTCATCATCGTCATCATCATCATCGCCATCGTGATCATCATAATCATCCGCGAACTTTGTATACTTTTCAGCATTTTCTGGTTCTGCAAATTTCTTCATTTCTTCGGTTGGAACAAATTCAATCTCAACCTTTTGATATTCGTCTGCGAGAGTTAGCCCATCTTCCGTATAAGAGTAGTTAATACGATAAATGTTACAATCATCGTCTTTAATAATTGCAAACTTTGTATTATCTTCCTCGTAAAGCCCCTTGATATAAAATCTCCATCCATATCTATCAGAAATGGCTCGATAGACTTTCCCCCACATATCATTAAGGTCGACAGCGGCAAATGCAATTTCTTTCATTGCCATATCCTCCTTCTTTTCTTTGTCTAAATCAAACTTGTCATAAATTTTTTCTATTTTAGCCACAACAGTATCTTCTTTTTCTTGTTTTGCATATGCAAGAGCAGAAGCAAGACCATAGCGGTTATAATAGAATGTATCATCTACAAGCTGTGCAACAGGATATTTCAAATGTTCAGAAGGGGCATCTTCCCAACCGTCCTCAACAAGCATATATACAAATTTCACCAATGTAGCTCTGTTGCTTGCTTCCATGATTTTATTTCTCATATCAGTTTTATCAACATCACCCCATGGTGTATCTTTTAATTCTGTCTTATTGATTTTGTATTTTTTCTCAGCCATACATTTCCTCCTTTCCTCTGAAAATCGCTGTAATTCAGCAAGCGCATCGTTATGACGCGCATAAAATTTATTAGCATTTTCCTCTGAAAATCTAATCATATTCATTTCGGCATCTGGACATGAACCATGTACAGTTTGACCCATAGCCTTACCAAGTATTGTTACCCCAACAATTCTAAAACTATCAGCGTCAATACTTCCATCGTCGTGTTCATCGCCATTGACCAACATCTCAACAGACACATCTTTCTTGGTTTCTTCATCAGCAAATAAATCATAAAGCTGTGTGGAATAAATTTTAGAAATAATTGCATTTGCAGATGCTTTAACAATATCTCCTGCTTTCGTAAACACAACCTCTTGATTTGGAGGGAAATAACCAAAAATCTGTTGATTATCTGTATGTGTAGTCACATCATTATAAAATTTATCATACTCGCCAACAAGCCACTTACCAAGAACACTATTTGCGTTTTGTTTAAGTACTTCCTCTGAAATATGAATCTTGTGTGTATTTTCACTTGTGGAAAGGAAAGTTACGTTTGCGATTGCAAACTCATCGTCATTATAATCTTCTAATCTTAAATCTTCGATAGAAAATTTTACCTTTTGATCTTTAATTTTCCTCACCACCTTTCATATAACTATCTAATGCTGACGATTTTTTGTAATAATATTTGCCTCTCCACATATACATTGGAGACACGCCGAGTGAACTTAATTGCATATGTTTGTTTTTATCTACAATATAAAACAACTCTGGATGATCTGGTTGCTGAAGTAAAATCATTACTCTTCACCATCCAATCCAACAATTCCCCAATCCTTGATTCTAAAGTCAAATGTATCAAAATCAAGCCCTTGGTCTGCCTTATTTTTAAGTGTAATAATCTGCCCGATTACCTTATTGAATATACGCATAAACCCCATAAGTCCTGCATGTACGTTAATATCACCCTCTTCAAGAGCAATTTTATTCGTAAGCACAATCATGCGATAAGTTGCTTCAAATTCATCGTAAATGTAATCAAACATTTCTTTTAAAGAAGAATATTTCTCATCGTGTTTTGGAACTTCTGGTCTAATTGACCGCTCATCGTAGTCATCTTTAATTTCAGAAATTTTATCAGCAAGTAATGGGGTAGCATGCGCAAGACGCAAATGCACAATCTCACTAGCTTGTACCATCGCCCACTCATTTAACATATAGCTAACTGCGTTATCTAACAACGAATTTAAGTTAAAGAACTGTCCGTATAGGATATCTAACGCATCACTTGTCTTTTTTGAAATCAGCATATCTACACATCCTCTCTAACTTTCTGAATCGTCATATTCACGAGCATCTGTTTTAACCTCACTTTGTTTCGGTCTTCCACCTTTATCGCTCGATGTATGAATTGACATAAGTTGCACTAAATTATCCGTAAATCCACCATACTTAGCTTCTTCCATCATGCGCTCAAAATCTTGAGGTTTATAACCATAGGCAGCACCAATAGCACTTGGAAGAACAATTCCAACATTAGCTAATTCCATAACTTTTTTCTGCCTATATTCTTGTTCAAATGGAAAATTGATTCCCTCAAACTCAAACGAAAACTTATATTTTCTTGTTTTCTTATTGACATAGAAGTTTAAGAAAGCATTAAATTGAGAATACATACGCTTAATGATATTCGCATCAGTCATAATTGCATTTCTAGCCTCTTCTTGACTCAATTTTCCTGTACTGAAAATCATATTTCCTGCACTTGCACCAAGAGCACTTGTATTCTTAACTTGTGTCGTATAACTATCTGGATTACTGTCATTATATTGGTAAAAGTCTAAATTCTTTACAGGCAAAGCACCAACCTTAATATTCCTATCTAATCCTGTGCGTACAAGATTGAGAAGTGTTCCAAGCGTCTTAGGATTTATTGCAAACGCATCTTTAACATTGCCAGATTTTTGTTTATCGAGCAATTCCATCTCACCCATCAAGAGCCCATAAGCAGCTTCAATATCTTTGTCTTTTTGTAAAGCTTGAATCTCTCTGTCAGTAATCATATTTGGCAATGTTGGTGCTAAGAATGGAATCGTATCAAAACCAAAATCATTCAAACTAAATACAAACGCACCCATGTCCGGTGATGTTTGAACCCAATATGAAAACGACCCATCTCTATTATTGAGTGGGTTCGTTGGAACATACTTCAGAAATCCATCTTCTGTAAAAATCTCTCTTGCTTTTTTCTTAAACACAGGGTCGAATGCATCCATATCAACCCCCGGCTTTAAGAAATACATCATATCAAAATCATATAACATGCCTTGCTCAAAATATCCAGTAATTTTACAATAATCTTGAGGCATAGTCTGCAATGTATACTTTGGTAGCTTTGTTACTTTTTCTGCATCAACATCTTCTGGGTCAGCGTTAAAAGTCCCTCTTGTGGTTCTAAACCAAGTAAAATCTACTTGCTGTCTAACACAAATATCTACAACACGATTAAATTCGCGCTTGTAATCAAAGTTATCTAAAAACTTCCAAACGCGCTTTTTATCGTCTAAATACTCTTGACTACTATAGTCTTCACCATTTGCGTTGATACAAGTTACTTTTAGGTCGAAGGAGAGCATATTTGCATAATAACGAATCAACCTTGCATAGAGCATATTATTATACTCAACCCATGCAGAATATTCTTGTAAGTCTTTTGCCTGTGCTCTTGCATTATTTAGTGCTTTAATAATCTTTTCATATGTTGGTGTTTTTGTATTGCCAGTTAATGAAAGTAGATTGTAGTTCAATAGCTCTGGTGTATAAAATCCATTTCCATAAATTAAAGATTGAGCAAAAGTCACAACATCGAATACTTGTTCTTTGGTTAGCTCTGTATTCTTTTTATCACTCAATGTACCTCCTCCTTTCTTTATAAATTATATTAAAACTCCTGCAAAATCATCAATATTAAACACTTCTTGATTCTGCGAGATTGCATGATTATTTTCTATTTTATCAGCTATCCAGTTGGCATATTGTAGTGCTGACATCCGATCCTTCCGTTATATTTAACAATTGTTAATATTTGCTTCGCAGGATTCTCTTTCCAAATTGTACTCAAGTTTTCACAATCCTCCACAACATTCAAGGGTATAACGACACCCCTAAGACAAAACATCTTTGATATTAGTGTTTTGAATACTTCATAAGATTAATTGCAGCGTTGTAGTCTCTATCAATTACTAAGCCACATTCAGTACATCTATATGTTCTATCAGAAAGTTTTAAGTCTTTTTTTATATTACCACAACATGAACAAGTCTTAGAAGATGGATAAAATCTATCTGCTAAAATAAATTCTATTCCTCTATCTTTTGATTTATATTCTATTTGTCTTTTAAATTCATAAAAATATTGATCTTGTATACTTTTAGATAGGTGTCTGTTCTTAATCAATCCCATGACATTTAAATCTTCCATAATAATTGATTTAGGGTACAAATTTGTAATCATAGTAGTTGTTTGATGAGTATAATTTTTTCTAATATTTTTTAAATGATAATAAATTTTTCTTATTTTATTCTCTACTTTTATTATATTATTAGTTTTTTCAAAGGTACGACCATTTTGATTGTATTTTCTACTCTGAACTCTTTTTAGATGCCTTAATTTACTTTCTAATTTTTGCACTTTATGACTTTTATTAATATTCGAAACAACAATATTTTTATCATTAACCGCTATGCTACATAATACCTTTATTCCTAAATCAACCCCAACAGAATATCCATTCAATTCTTTTTTATTTGCTTGATTATCGCAAATATCATCATCCACAACGAATGTTAATAGCCATTTATTATTTTTATAATGAATTCTTACATTACGAAATCTATAGGCATGATTGCCATCTGGTATATTAAATTTATATGACGATCGAAACTTAACTCTTCCTAATTTAGCAATTTGAACAAATTCTCCATTAAAATAAAACTTTCTTGATTCAACAGGATAAGATTTTTTTATATTCTTTTTTCTCTTAAATTTTGGAAATCCTCGACCATTTATAAAATAATCATTGTAAGCTCTGTCTAGTTCTCTTAAACTTTGTTGTAAGCTCGTAATCGAAATATCATTTAACCAATTGAACTCTTTTAAAGATTTTAATTCAGTAAGCTCTTTACATGTTTTAGTATATCCAATTCTATGTTTAGTTAAATTATATTCTTTTATTTGATTTCCTAAGCTCCAATTCCAAATAAATCTACAAGCACCAATATGTCGCCATATAATTTTTTCTTGTTCTTCTGTTGGAAAAATTCTAATAATTAATGTTTTCATCTTTTATCCTCCTTTCTTCAATTAATATTTTTGAAAGGAGGGTGGTGGGAACTTACCCCACTCATGCGTTTCCCTCTTTATAACAAAGCTCGTTAGGCTTGTTGAACAAAATGTTCCACTACGTTTCCGCAGTGCGTAGACTATATCTTCACCCTTGCACACAACAAGGGGTACACCACTTCCATTTAAGGGAATCTCACCCACTCACTTGAGCCGTACTCCTATTGGGAATTTCACCCCATGGGATAGTCGTTGAACTTTACTCTATTCGAGTCTTAGCTGCTGATTGCCCAATCTACTTAATTTTCAAACATTCACGCTTGGTTATATTTCATACCTACGTTGTAGTTTAAGTAGCTCTAAGGGGTTTCCAGCAATTCAATGTAAATTTAGTGGACGCATTACTGCGAACGGACACTGAATTTAATGTCCAGTACGAGGTTGTGATAATGAAAGCATACCATTGTCTTTCCATGTGGCTGATAAGTTAATACCTTCGTTAATCAGTAAGCTTGTTTGAACATATGGCAGTAGATATCTCATCCGTTCCTCAGAAGTTAACCTCAAACTCTTAGATTCATCTATTTCTCTTGTAACTTGCAATTCATCTTCAAGAAACGTAAGACTTCCGTTATTCAAAGATTTCCATAGTGACTTCCACATGTTGGAATTCATTTCTGCTGTCGCTTTCATTGGTATCATACATGGAATTCCCTCTGGGTCAACTTGTCTTTGTCTAAGTTCATTTAGAACACCATCAGATAAAACTTGCATACCCGGCTCTTCGCATAAAACAAAACCATGCGGATTCCAATTTTGACGTGTTGGATGTTGCCATGGGGATGTAAGCATCGACCAGTACAAAATCCCGCCACCATTAACATCAACGCACACTCTATCACATTGTAAATCCCAATACAATTCTCTAATTCTTTGATGCACAGCCTGTTCGTCCCCGCCCCCCATAGATTCAATATATTCCAATCTACGTTCGACAGTTCCGTTCTTTCTACAAATAACAGATAAAACTTCTAATGCACATCTGTCAGCTTCTTCTTTTTTGCCTACAGCATCCTCTGAGAAAGCTAAGTCAACAGAAAGAATACGATATTCATTATCCTGCTTTTTACGATTCTGCTTATCAACGCCCGCATCAAACTCTTCGTTTGTAGGTGGATGTAATGATTTTTTTAGAATCTGATTCTTTTGGAACATCTCAAGTGTATAATAAGCACCATCTGCTTCGCCTATCATTTCATTAAGTGTTTCCATACGAAAGCTTAATTCATCAGAACTACTCTTAGACTTTCTGAATTCTGTCCATGTCTTAATGCCATGGTAAATCGCTACGTAAATATCACCTGCAAAAAAGTTGTAATTATCGTATTTATCATTAAAACACGATGTCACACACTTTTTAAACGCTGTCCATATCCAACTCGATTTAAAATATGCAGAAGTCAAAAACACTTCTTTTGCCTTGTCTGCATATTCGTCGCCTTGATATTCTAATATAGCCCTATAATCAGCATTTCGCGGACGCAACATTTCTCTAAAGATAGAGTCGTATTTGTTCTTTGTTAAAAGTCGTGCCTCTTCTGCGATAAGAAAGGTAGACCTGTTACCTCTCGAAGATTCTGCCTCTGGCAAAACTTTAATGCTTGATCCGTTCCAAAAATACATACAACGACAATCGTTCTCATCTTTGAAGTATATCATACCGTCTTCGTGCATTTTTTTTAGAACAGGAGACAAACTCATAAGTTCGCCTTCTATTTTTTCTGTAATAATCAAATTTGCTTGTTTGATAACAGACGATACAATGATAATCTCTGATTTAGGGTATAGATTCGCCCAAGCAACAGCGAAAGTTGCGCATATGAATGTCTTCGAAAGACCACGACTACATATAGACCAAAATGTCTCACTAATAGACATAAGGTATATCATAATATGCTGAAATGGTCTAAGTTTAATCCTTAATCGTTCTTCTATGTAAACATTCAAATTCCTTCGATAAAACGTACACCATTGCTTGGTACGAATATCTTTTTCTGCTTTTGTTTGCTTCTTTTCCTGTTTCCAACGTTTACGTCTAGCTTGGCAAATAAGTGAATAATAAGAGCTTTCTTGTAATAATTCTTCTTTTGTCATCACTTATCACCATACTTACTATTTACATCAACGTCATAATCTTTAGAGCCGACTACCAAATTCCGAACAGGACGAAGCACCCAATCTATCCAATATTTATGAATACCTAAGAAATCTTTATATAGTTCCTTATCTTTATAATATTCAGCAGGCTCATATTTTTCCATCATGTATATATCGTTCTCGATATATTTCTCAACTTCCGTCTTTTCTCTTTCTATCTCGAACTTATCAATCCCAAGCTCTTTTGCTATAGACGCTTTGAGTTTCATATTGGTCTGTGTGTCAATATTCTTTTTAATTCTTAATTCACACATACAAAGGTCACGATATCTGCTAACTTGATATTCTGTCGTTTCTATTCCAGACGTATATGTAAGAAATCTCCACTCTAAAAATCCTAAGTCATCGACTGTCGCATCTTCACCCCACGCCAAACGCAATTTCTCAATCTCTTCTTGCCGCTCTTCGCCAAGATCTACCGCAGTACGAATATCACCAAACGGTGCATCCGTATCAGAGAACTCTTTCCAAGTTCCAGCATCTGCCGCCTTTGAATTTTTTAAAGCAGACACATAAGCATCAAACGCATTCTCACGTTTTACTTGTTCGCCAGACACTTTGCGTTTTACTGTCCCATATGCGCTTTTAATAAATGGAATACCCACATCTGCGCATGTGAACCATATTGCAGACTCCAGGTCTTTGAATTCTTCATAATGTCTTTGATAAACTTTTGTACAGCAATCTTTGCAAAATGGCATATAACCATGATGATTAGGATTCTTACTAGGATAGAATTTTGTCACCGGAAGCTGTTTTTCATGATTTAAACAATATGAGAACGCTTTCTTTTGTGTTGCCAATATCCCTCACCTTCCTTTTGTCCTTTTATCCTACTTGTTTACAAGTAATTGTTGGATTTCTTCCCTTGTCTTTTTCATTTCAGAAACCCCATTGCCATCAATCATATGATTTATCATACATAGCATGGCACTACATTGAGCACGATTCATTTCTTGAATTTTTTCGAGAGTTTTCAAGTCTTCTTTTTCGTGTTCTTTTAACTTATCAATATCGTTAGTATTTGTTCCTACATCATTTCTTAATTTTGTAACAGGCTTAATCCATTTAAGAACAGCAGCTAATGCTCCACCGATAAGGATAATTCCAGAAAGATATATTTATAATCTATCCCACACGATATCCTATTTCCTCTCTAGCTCATGTTTTACATTGCCATAGATTGCCTCAATAATCTTGTCTAAATCCTCTGCCGATACATCAATCTTTAATTCACGCAACTTGTTCGTAACATAAGCCAAAACCTGTTCTTTTTTCTTTTCGCCCGTTTCGCTTTGCATCCACTGTTTAGCCCACCGAACACCAACTTCAACCCAATAATCAACTGTATCCTGAGTTGTTTTATCCATTTCTGCCTTTGCATTTTTCCATTTAGTTGTCGCTAATGGAATAATTACACCTGTAATTAAAATTGTACAAATACTAATAATTACTTCTGTCCAGTTCACCATATCTATTCTCCTTCTTTTCCCTCTATGTTATTCTATCTCGTCATCATTATGTTTAATAATTTTTGATATAGAATCAGCTAAAACAATACTTGTTCCTGTAGTAATTACCCAACGTCCTGTTTTGAATACTTCTGTAGTAACAGTGCTATCAATTGAACGATTAAAATATATAAAAATCAATGTAATAACTGTATATATAATTAAAAATAACAAAACTGCAATAAATGATATTTTTCTAGTTTTCCATTTTTTCCAAGGTTTGTTTTTAATCAACTCTTTCATCACTTTAACTCCTTAAACGGCATATTGACTTGTTTGCCACTTCTACTGTCCCAATGATAGAACTTTTTAGAATATTTAACAGAGCTTCCTAAATGAATTCCCCATTTATAAAGTCCCGCTTCGCCGACAACACCATGAGCATTACAGATACTGCGCCATTTCTTCGCATATTTTATAAAATCATCTTTTGAAACATTTGGCAATCCCCAATCTGTAGCCACTCCTCTAAGATGAGACGAATTAGAATTCCCGCCTACCGACTTATTATATGCAACAGTTCTATACCACGCATTAACTTTCATTGACCTGCCAACCCATTTTCTGAACTCTTCTAAACAAATCGCATGTAAAATAGCAGATGCATTAAGAATACATTGACCTGTCTGATTAACTGTATATTCATCGATTGAAAAATGCTCTGTCAACTTTGTAACTTTTACAGTTGCAGCCATTTAACCACTTCCTTTCTATTATTTCCTACGATATGTTGTAAATTTATTTGGCACATTACCAACATATCCAAAAGCTATAGGGTGTCTTGCACACATTACAACCCTCTGTTCTTGTCCTGCGCCACGAACATTACCAAATATTGTCACATCATCACCCAATCCACTTTTACCAAGACATGCGGCATAGGCGCTAGAGCTTTCAGCAATCGTCAAAATTCCACTTTCCGATTTGTTATACACAATACCAACATGAGTTATATATCTAAATGACGATTGTTCAAGACCATCTGTATCTCCATCGCTTACATTATTGCTACGATAAAAAACCAAATCACCAATATCTGCTTGGCTATATGGAATCTCACAACCTAATTTATAAAGTTCTTGAGCCATAGATGCGGCATTATCAAATGTTATGAATGACCTGCCACCTGCGTCATTTTCATATGTATTATCTTTATAATAGGTCTTACCATTCTTTTTAATGCCATATGCAACTTGCGCGGCTAAAAACTCAAAATAATAACCCCAATCAAACACCTTTGTAATAGCTGTTGTTGGGGTTGCTTTAAAATCTTTAATATTTCTGCCCATCCAAATCATCTGTGCAAAAATACCACAATTCATAATGTAATCACCTTTATACATACATCCATTAGTGGAACCATTGAGCGATGATACAGAATTCGGATAAGCATAGCTTTCTCTCCGGAAACTGCCATCATAAATAAATTTTGATTTATTGTTAAGATAATCTGTTATAAGTGATTGCAAGGCATCTTTTTGTTTATTGCTTAATGTTGAGATAGAGCTATTTGTATCATCTATTGGTAACTGAAATCTTAAAGTACCATCTACTTCGTAATTTTTCATGTTTTTCTCCTAATAAAAACCCCACCGACCATCAGCAGGGTTAAGTTTGACCGCACAGCAGTCATTTGCTATTTAATAGATAAGGTCAAAACATGCCATTCAATCTAAATGGACTTATAGTTTCTTGCTAATCTAATTTTTTATTTAAAAGAAGATTTAAGATAAAAGTATCCGCAACTCTTGTTCGAGCCATCTTTGTTTTTAATCATGTTACCATCTTTATCTTTTGCAAAACCATCACATACATACACATTATCACCAAAATTGGTTTTACGCAATGTTGCTCCGCACTTACGACAAGTTAATTGCTTTTCTTCTTTTGGATCTAACGGTTTAAGGTTTAATGCCTCTCTCATGCTTTCAAAACTTTTTACCTTCATATCCTTTCTCTCCTTTTGTTCTGTGTAATGCACAACTTTTTCACTTGTATTTATGCTGTTCTTATGAGAAGCCCAAGTGCATTTTCGTATTGTGTATGATGGACTGCCTTCCAAACGAATCCCTTGTACTTCGGGCTAATTGGCATTCCGACAAGGACTCGAACCTCGAACGATGGTTTTGGAGACCACTGTTTTTCCAATTAAACTATCGGAACATATCAGGTGAGTCAAGTTTCCCTAACTCACCAAGTATGCATCCGCAAACACATACCCCAATTCATAAAAGTCTTATCGGTTTGAGCCACAAAGAGGCTTGATAAGCTCTGTTCTATGTTATGGTGTCGCGCGATGCCAATATAAACAGTATCAGAAAATGAAAAAGACAAAATAAAATCCCATCTTTCAAGATGTTTACATAGATAATACGTTAGCCGGTTGCGCCAACAACTGGCATATGGCAGAGTGATCTGCGTGCCCGAACTCTATGAAACTACATGCTAAGCGTAGTATAACATGCATCTAAACGATTTTCAAGAGTTTTGTTGCAGACTACGGAAAAAAGCATTTAAAATTCCAGTCTATCGCTAAAACACGAGTATGCTTCCGCCTTTCCATCTTCCAATGGCTGAAAATCTCGCAAAAATATTATAAGGTATCTTATCCAATTCAAACGACGCGCCCTATCGGACGAGACGGGACTCGAACCCGTATCTCCTTATATGTAATACCAATAGTAGGATTCGAACCTACATCACTTACCTTCTTAGGAAATAGCATTCTCCCAATTGAAATTATATATTGGCATATTTGACCCAGCGTCCGAAGAACCTCGTTGCGCACCGATACATTTTACATAGTATATTCAGTAAGAGTAATGAACTGAACCAAACAAACGTGTACATAATGCACTGGGTACATATCTTATCTTCTTTTATGTCCTATAGACATTATTGGCGCATATAGCGCTGAGTGTTTTAAATAACTAAACAACTCAATAACGTGCATTATGGACTTTCGTCCTACTCACAGCAGGCATTATCATATTCGACCAGTAAGTTGACAAGGCTGTGCCATAGGGAGCTACCCTATAACATCTTGCCAAAGTGGATCACCACCAAACATCTTACACAGGAATTTGTCTACCTGTAACTTTCACTAAGCATTCAGCATTTTACTTTCTTTTAAATTTGAATTTCATCAAATTAAATGTCACTGCCTTTAGCTACTTGCACCTTGACCCTATCTTATACTCCGATTTTATTCATCGGTATCATCAGCAAAATCCCTTCTTGGCATTTCCAGACTGCTTGAGTTTCACACCACTTGCCACAGTAGTGCCGTTTCTGGATTCGGCTCACGCTTTTAACGCTCAGCTTCTATTATGGAACCGACAGGAACAGTGTCTTTGATAAGGACTGCTTGAGCACACACAACCGGAACCGTTCTGTTCATAGGCGGCATCTTATATTTCACAATACAAGTCTTTAACCACCATCTAAGGCTATCGTCTTAGAAAAGCTATTCTCTCCCGCAGGATGATTGTGTTCTCAGCACCATGCTCTTGGTCTACACTGAGTTATAATGCACATTATTCAGTTGTCTAATAACCTATTCTCTTGATTGCTAATCGACATTTATTCGTCAATCAACAATCAAGATTTCGTGTTTATGGATGCGGATCGTGGTAACGCTCCACGTTTCTCTGACTTATGAGGACAGCGAGATAACTTTTTCTCCAATCCGCAACATATTTGGCGCACTCGTATAAAAAAATGAACAAAAAACCATTAGATATAACGAAATGAAAAAATATAATCGGAGAAGGTTGAGTGCGCCATATCTAAACTTGGTAAAATAATTGCTTTGTTCTCCTTACACTATACATTATAGTGGTTAATTATCAAAATGTCAATAGGTTTTTTAAAAAAATTCTAAAATATTTTTTAAAGTTCTAGCTTGTAAGTACAAGTATCTTTATCAAACACTTGTAATATTTGATATGGTTTTGTGTGGACTCTAAGCCCCATGGCATATTCATCTGTAGAACAGATAGAACCATTTACAACAATTTCTGTTCCATTATCATCTTTGATGTTCAAGTGATGAATATGACCAAAATATATCCTATCAGGAACTTTTCCTAATAGATTAACAGCATGAAGCCTAATATTAGTCAACGAATCTTTATCTCCATGTGTCAAAAATGCCATTTGATCTTTTATCTTAAACGTAATCCAATCTTCCAATCCATTAGTACAAACTTTAACACTCGGAACACGAAGTTCAATATACTTAAATATCAATCGTTCAAAATTCTCGGCTGGCATATTGGACTTCTTATCAGCATTTATTCTTGAATGGTTGCCGATAACTCCATGAACTTTAACATCTGGTATATGCCCTTTAAGTTGATTGATAAAATTAGCAAGCAATTCACTAACATTGATAACTTGGCTAATTAAATCCTCTTCTGCTGCAACCCTACTTTGCAAGTGAATTGCGCCACATATCAAATCGCCTGCTAGTCCAAGATGCAATTTTTGCACTCTATGAATCTGACAATAGTAAATAGTTTTCTTTAGTAATGTTTCAAGACGTTCCTTCGCAATATCGACATTATATTCATTAAGAACATTATCAATCTCAAGTCCATAATGAAAATCTGATAAAATTAAAACAGCCTCGACGCTTGTTGGATTTGAATCATGTGTTGTTTTTAACTCTAATGGATCAATCTTTTCAATTGCCTGTTCCATTCTATCAACAAGGTGTTCATACCTTGCTGACTCCCTTAACAACTTGGAATATTCACGCTTTTGATCTTGAACCCTACATTTTTCTTTGTAAAGTTCTCTGCGCAAATCTTCTAGTCTTGCAGACTCTTCTTCGGTGTATCCGCTTTCAAGTTTTTCTTGGAAATATTTATACACTTGATATCCACAATATCGCCCACCAGTAAAAGATTTTCGCAAAGAGTCTGGATGGACTTCTAACCCCAATTCATCAACAACCTCTACCCAATTTTTATCAGTTACCCCTTCGACCTTATCAACTAAAATATCAAGTTCTGTTTGATAATCTTTCATTAGTTCACCTGTTCGGAAATCAACGAAACCTGCATGCCTTCCATTTCCTCTAACAGTTCATCAACCAAAACAACAGTTGGCGGTTCATCTTTTTTATCGTAGACTTCGACAATATATTTATCTTCATCATTTTTGGTTAAATATCCAATTACTTTAGTTGTCGTTACTCGACTATATGTATCTTTCATCACTCGTCCTCCTCTATACTATCTGGCTTCCATAACGGGTTACCCCATGACGATTCTCTAATTTCTTCTTTGAGTTGTTTTGATACCTTAAAAAATGGAATATTGTGTTCTTGAATATCTTGTGTCATAACAAGCTCACCACGATAATTCACATTTGGCATCAATCTGCCTTTTTTAAATTTCCGATACTTCAGTGTTAAAATACCAATACGATCAAGATAAACTTCTTGTCCTGCCGTTAAACTATCTCGAACAACATTCAAATACGCATTGATAACATCAGTACATTTTGTTTTCGGAACACCAGACAATTCAGAGACAAGCCTTATGATTTCTGGTTTATTCAATCTTGGTGCTGTATCTCCCATATCCTTTAATCCTTTCTTCCTGTGAACTACCCATTGTCTAAAGCCAATGGGCTTCCTGCTTCGCAGACCTCGCAACCTACTATCTCCACAGGTGTTAATTCGGACAGTTCCTGCCCTATTTACATTTTCGGCTGCCTTAACCCACCGTCTAAAGCCAGTTGGATTGCGATAGCCTTCCTTTCAACATCTTGCGCCCCTATGGCAGAAGCGCAAGACACGAAAAATTATAAATTGCAATTGCCATATTTTTATAGCGTATTGGCACAAATAACGCTCGTTCTACTTTTGCAAAAATGCCATTTCTGAACGTTTCTATCACATAGGAACTTAACAAAATGTTAAAAAAACGTTGAAATTTCAATATTGTCAGAACATGGAAATTGTAAAAATGTACACATTTTATGTGATTTTTTGGAAAATTTTGAGTAAATTCGATTGATTTACTGCATACAAAGTCTTGAGCAGAAGCGCTTTATTTTTCTCTGTTTTAGTTCTTGTTTTTTTAATCTTTCCATCTGCGCTAACTCGAATATGAAATGCTCTATCGATTAACCAGCTAAACAAACCAAGATAATCTTTTGATATATAAACTTGTTTAATAGTACCTATCATTTTGTCAAAATCTTCTCGTAATATAAATTCATCCTCTGTTTCATCAATAGCGCTTTGGTATAAACGAATACCAAAATCCTCAATAAAAGATTCGACCTTCTTAGACTTGCGCCTGTCATCTTTAAGTGGATAGTAGTTATAAAAATAACACATAGGTAAAGTCGATTCTGCTGAACGAATTTTTGGTGGCTTATAATCAAACAATACATTCATTGGACATTGTAATGCGTGATTTATTTTTTCTTTTGGTATAGCATAATTGACGTAGAGCCAAAAACGTGGATAGCCATTATTTTTTACATCGAGTTCTTGTTTTATGCGCCGTATTTCTGAGTTTAAGTCGATATCGTAAGTGCGCTTTGCATTGTCGATAGCAGCCTGAGCCACTACACTCAAAATACATACATAATCATCATACTCTTTGTCTGTAAAGCTATACCCATAAGTCAATGCAAGTTGCGCCAAATTACTAGATTCGCCTATTGCCATTTGTGCTTTGGAAAGGTTGTTGTCTATAACAGCATGATTATACATAGACAAATCGTAATGATTTTTTTCTTTTGGAATGTTATTTACAATGGTTGGATGATTGATGTAGCAATACTTAGCATAATCGGCGATATTTTGTTGGTTAGTTGTAAAAATCATATCAGAGTCAAAATCACCATTTGTTATCGTAAAGGCTCTTTATCCCTTACTTCTTATAGTTTCCTATAAGTTCAGACTATCTCATTACCGTATCGTTTCGATTTAGGTATGCGGAACTCGTGGACGAATTTATTGATTGCCTACTCATTCGTCTAGTCGTTGAACCTGCTTGGTACTTTAACGGCTTTCCCAAGATTGGCTGCGGATTAGCTTGCTTCAAAAAAGTTTAGCCTCTCCGCAATTCACCGCATTATTCAATTAGTGTTTCCACTAAAGGGGGCATGGCTTATTTACCCATTTGCTCTGTCACTAATATCTGTATGTTGACAATTTACTGCAACACACTGCTCTCCAATATGAAAATATCTATCCAGCACGTCGCTTCCCACATTATGTAATGCCAAGATATTCGACTTGCTATTGTGTGGGCTTCTAAATCCTGCTAAATATTCATCTGATCCAAACCTCTTTGTATAACATTGAATACAATCCTGCTCTTGACCGAACGTATTATCTTTTTCTACATTCTCCCCCACGCTATGTAATAGCATAGAATAAGGAGAGCCAACCATTACTAAATTATCTCCCTCTTGCAATACCTTACCAAATTTTAGATTTTTTACATAGCCATCAATTATTTTTTTCTTTCTACTCCTAAAATATTCGCTACGAACAAATTCTGAATCCTGCTCGCACAAAGCAATCAAAACTTCATAATCATTAGAAAAGTTTTGATTGTCCCTAAGATAGTCAAGGAATATTGTATTATCGCTCTTTAGTTGTTCAACATACATCTTGCTCTTTGCTAATACACCATCCATAATTTCAACATCAAGGGTGTTTATCATTTGATATGACATTCTTTGAACATCACCATACTTGCTCTTGTGTGCTGTTTTAACTATTCCAAACTGGCATCCGTTCTCGTGAACTTTTTCGCACCAGTATTCGTAAGAAACGTTGAACTTAATCCACTTTGTGGCATTATCAGTAGTTATCATTTTGATATCTTTTGCATAATGTTCATTTCCCCACATATCAATAACTTTTGCACTTTCGTACTCACCACCATACCAATCCTTAAAAAATTGTTGTATGTTGGTATGAAAAGCAGCGCACTTTGTCATATGATGTCTTAATAAAACATATCCATCGCCCCAACTTGGAAAAATAGAATCGTCAATAAGTGCCTGCCCATCGAACAGTGTATTTTTTAACTCATAATCTCGTATTCGTGTGGATTTGCAATGCTTATCTTTATCAATATCAATGCTAACTACTTCTCTACGAAAAAAACTATCCACATCTTTTAAGATCAAAATATTTTCTGGCTCAATCCTAACACGACCAACTATTGTGCTTGCGATAAGTGACACATATGCACTCGCCTCTACTATTGGTGCATTGTGTTTTGGTAGCTTGATTCCCATGTAGATAAAATCATGGGCGATTTTATAGAGTCTGCTACAAATAAACATCACAGATCCTTGTTTGGCTTTACCTGCTGAGCGATAGAGCATTTTGTAATGCACCACTTCTTCTTTTTTTATGTTGCCACTTTTATCTCTGGTTACATACCTGATATTTACGCCGTTCTCATAATATTCAATACGAATATCTTCTTTCCTTTTTTTTACATAAAGTTCTGAATTTGCAATAATTTTTTCAAGAAAACAATTTAATCGTTCGCGTTCTTCTTCAGCACTTTCACTTATTTTGCGTTCTATATTTTTTCGTGTCTCTTCGTAACTTTTTGACCCCATATCAAAATTTATACAAATAACATCTCTAGTATGACCGTTTTTTGATACTTTTAGTCCATTATCAAGTAAAAAATCAAGGAATAAACTATTAGTCAACATTGCATTAGTATATGGCAAATAATCTCGCACTCCTAAGCCATACTCATATAATTGTCCGGCGGAAAAATTCTTTATTCTAACGCCATATTTATAGCCCATCTTATCACCCCTCTCCATATACAAACTTTACACATTTATTCTCATCATAATATCTATTTAAAAACTCATATTCATATTCTCTATATTCCAATTCTAATCTTTCTTTCTGTGATAAAACAGGATAAACATAGTGGCTCATCTCAAACCAATAATAATCTTTATCCTCTAACTGCATTATAACCCTCCTTTCTGTAATATATTATACGATGCACACCAAAAAATGTCAATACAATCACAAAATTCGGTTGACATTATGTTGGATATATGGTAAAATCACGATAGGAGGAATTAAGATGCGTGAATTTGAATTACAAGAAGAAATAAAAGAATTAAAACATAAACTAGAGCGTTATGAACTTGCCGAAGTTGGTATTTATGCACCAAAACACGCCCTAAATACAAAATCAGATTTTGGAACAGCGATAAAGGAAAATTTGCGAGAGCAAAAACATTATTCCAATCCTAAGAATCTATTTTTAACAACTGGGCGCATACAGTCTATCTTGATCCAACATTTCAATTTTCAATGTTCAGAATTGATTAAAAAACTAAACGGCTATAATCTACAAAGCGTAAAACTAAAGTTGAAAGATTACGCCAATAATTTTATCAACGTATGTAATGAGCAAAAGTTTACCATCAAGACACAAAGATTATTTTATTTAAAAATTGAACAGGCTAAACTAGAAAATGATTATATTATTTTCCAATCCGAAGAAAAGTGGAGAAAGCAGGAACAGGCTCGAAAAATTGCAGAACAACGAAAATCCGATCAAGAGTGGTTTGACAGATTACGAGAGATTGAGGTAAAACTCAAAGATAGTATATTTTGTGGTGACATCGAAGAAACAGAACGGCTACAACAAGAAATAGAAAAAACACGACACCTACTCAGAGATAGAAAAGCTGGGTGGGTTTACATTATCAGTAATGATGATATGTTACCGGGTTATTATAAGCTAGGAACGACCAGAAGAGTCAACCCATTGGTGCGCATAAACGAATTATCAGACGCGAGCCACGCCTTTAAGTTTAAGGTGCATGCCTTCATCTATGCAGAAGACTGCTTTGGATTAGAAGCTGCACTACATAGACGGTTGGCATATTGTAGAGTTAATAAAGAAAATGTTCATAAAGAATTTTTTCATATTGATTTAGATGAATTACAGAAAATCCTGCTTGATGAATTTGAAATTGATGTTGAAATGAATGAGGATATTTATGAGGACGATGAAAAGTTAAACGCAATTTATAATTTTGCTTATGATAAGTAGTTGTTTATAAACGTGAATAAAAAACTTGCTTTTGTATATAATAGCAAACAGTTCATATTATACGATAAACTACGTTAAAAAATTTTTAAGCGATTTTATTTTTACTTTCGATAAATTGCTCTACAACTATATAAAAATCAAAAAACGAGGCTTTTAACCTCGTTTTTCTATGCATTTGAACCACTAATATATTTTATTAGGAACTCAATATATTCGTCCCATTTCTTAGTATGCCATAAGTAACTACGAAAATCTAACTTTAGCATCTTCATGTCTTGTTTATAGTTTTCAGACAATCTTTTTGCAAATTCTTTATTCGCATTAAGAATCATATGCGCTAACTGAATACGTTCGCCGTTAAACTCATCACATATCTTTTTATATCGTTGCATTTCTTCTTTTGGAACAACACCTTTGTGTTTTGGTAATGTCTTAGGTGAAAGTGGCTGAATGTTCTTTCCTTTCGTACAAACTTTGCACAGCTTTGCCACTCTATCTACTTCATTAGCCGGAAAAGTAAAATATACTTCGCCATCAAGCACATCACTGCTTAGAATAATGTCCTGAACTTCTTTAAGAATGTTCGTCCCACGCTTTATTTGAGGAATATAACAGCTTAATATCGAGCCTGTCGCATGGCGAATTTTAATGCCATTTTGACACTTAATATAATAATCATCAAAACTAGGATCAAGAGTACCATCAATTAGCCTAGGGAAGTCATTTGTATCCTCATCATAATCTGCTCTAACTTCATAAGTTCCTACATATCTTCGTAAATAGCCCGACATTTGTTCTCCTTTCGCTCATGCACTTGCATAATAGTTTTAGCTAGTTCGACATACTCAAGAGCAGACTTGATATATTGACTGCCGGTGGTATCAGACTCAAGCATTGATTGAATGTCTGATAGCATACTTAAAATTAACTTATTATTCGTCATTCTTCCTCCTCTTCAAAATAAACCTCGCTTAAATCGTAAAGGTGTTCACCAACCATAAGTCTAATTGCGTTTTCTGTAAAATAAACCCCTGTACAAATACCAAGCTCGTTTTCATCTTTATCATAAGCCTTTTCTCCAAGCGCTCCATTTAGGCTAAATGAATCGCCTTTATATTCAACCACATCATCATATAAACCTTTTGGTGGATGTGTAATCCATTCTGCTTCAAGACCACCAAGTATAAATGCAAGGGATAACATAATAGATAAATTAAGCAAAGCCTCTTGCCATGTTACCGCCTCTTTTAGCCTTATAGGAAGCCCGACCAAAGAAATTATAGTTAGTAATATAATAACAATTCGCGCTTTTGTAAAATATAAATATTTCTCCATCATTTTGACTCCTCTCGTTCTTGGTTCATTGTAACAGACTGCCTCAAAAAATATAATGCGTCATCGATGTGCCTTCTTGCGCTATCTAAGTTCACATCATTATGGATGTATTCAAGTGGGATGGAATTAAGTCTATGAGATAAAATCTCAAGCAAATCGAGATCAGTTACTCCATTTCCATATTGTAAGATTCCATCTTTATCACATGATGGTATACGAAATGCAATTTGTGCGACTATTAGTCCGTCTGTTTCAGTTACAACATATGCTGAATTTTGTCCATTGATTGGATTGTCTGTCGCAATAATACGATGCTGACCATTAAGAGTAGGTAAATGTTTGCAGTAATTTTCGTAATGTGTCATTTTATTTCCTCCTTGTATAATTGAGATAAATCATAATTTGTGTTGATGTTAATTAAACAATTCATCAATGTTTTAATTTTATCTTTTTTGACTCTGCCAGACATGTTGATAGATGATATAACTTCATAGATATTTTTATTTATGTCTTGTTTTGACTGATTTACACTTAATAAATTATGATAAGAATCATTTGTGTCAAATTTATAATTTGTCTTATAGTAGCTGCAACCCGTTTGTTTTCGTATATTTAATTGTATGTCTCCATAAAAAGCAGTAATATTCCAAATATCTAAATCATATTTCACGGACTTCATACTTTTCACATGATAACGATGACAAATTGCGTCCATAATCAATTTTATTAAACTATACTCCTTGTCTCCTTCAAACACATCCTTATAACTCTCATTGCGAATATATACAAGACGATAGCCGTTATTGACAGTTATGCCATATGATTCACATTGAGACAAAAATATGTTTAAAAGAGGTCGCGTTATAACATCGTTCACGATTTTGATAAAAGACAAAATTGACCGCTCTGAAATATCTTGATGTTTAGATAAAAATTCAAGATAATTATATGCACCCTTTTGATTATTGTTTAAATCAACGAAGTTTTTATTAACAATTCCAAGTTCGTATATAAGCTCATTACTATCAAATACTTTCTTTTCACTATTTTTTAAGATTAAAGCAAAATTTTCATTAAATTGATTTTTATCCAATTGCATTTTCCTCCTTGTACTTTATGTAATCATTCTGAAAATTGTAGTCTGTATTTATATCAACTAACGCATTAGTTAAATTAGTTAATCCTCGAACAGAAATATCGCTCAAAAAATTTGGATTATTATATATGCGTTTTTTTATCTTTTCATTCATTCGATGTAAAAGTATTGTATTATCATATTGCTCAATCGCTTGTGGATTTAAAGTTATTACATAACAATCATAAAAATTGGCATATTGCGTTTGTGTTCGACATTGTTTAACTCTTTCTTGATAATAACGTTTTATTCCGCCCGACAATAAAAAAAGGTCACTAACATTTTTGACTCCTATATTTTTTAAACAATTTGTTGATATGCTTTGCAATAATTGTCCGTCTTTACTATCTATCTGAATATTTGTAAATATTTTTTGTTTCGTATCAATTTTAACAACACCGATATAACCTCTCTCTATTATAATATTATTGCGCTTATTGATGTCTGGTATAGATTTGACTATAATCTCCCTTAAAATATTCATATATAAAGAAAAAACCATATATCTTAATTCATAATATGTAAATTCTTTTTTATGCATACTTATGATAGCTTTATACTTGAGGGGGTTTTTTATTCCATATCTGGCAAAACTATAATTCTTATTTGCAGCCCCTGTAATTTCAAATAATTGTTGTGTTGTTAAAAATACTGTTTGTTGATTTTGCGATGCAATATAATGAATCAATAAATTTTCAACTAATTCTGCATATGTGAAATTTATATTTTTTGCTTTAGTCTGTTTAACTTCATCTTGATTCTTCATGCCATCAAAAACAAATATACGACCATTCTTTTCAAAGTTACAAATTTGCTCAAGCATCATGAGTTGTCTTTTTTTACTATCGCCTGTTAAAGACATAATGTTGATATCTTTACATAAATAAGCATATGACACGCTCATTTTACTATTGGCAATCTGTGTAAGTTTTTCTAAATCAATGCCCGCCAAATAATCCTTCCTAACTTTGCACATATGACACCTCCTCTCTATAATGTTCTTTCTGTCCATTATTTATTATATAAGACTCTTTTCAAAATGTCAATTGAGATTTTACATTTATTCACTTTATTAAGCTAAAGTTTTTGACTTTTGACTAAAAAACGCCAAAGCTTTATTCTAAAGTGTTATTTGGTGTTTTTTAGTCAAAATTTGACTATTCACCCCAAATTGTACTGAATAAAGTTTCGCTCGGCGTTTAACCGCGCGACAAGGGTTTTCATTCACTACGTTCATTGCACCTTGACCAGCACTACGTACTCACTTCGCTCGTTATTCGTTTAATCCTGCTACGCAGCATTTTCACTCATTGCCTTGCTCGTTCTATGCCAATTGCTTATTGACTAATTGATTTCTTGATGTAGTGTTCGTTACATTTACTTTTATTAGCCATTGGGGCTTTCGCCCATTAGCTGCGACTCAACGCATACGCTTATGAGTCTTGCTTTTATTAAATTAAATATTAAGTACCGTTCACTACGTTCACTATCTGCGCCTATCGGCTTGATTACTTAATATTTAATTTAATAATTCAGAATGTACAATGAATTGATATTGTGATCACAACAAAGTTTTACTAGTACACACAATGGTCAAGTAAAAAATTGAAAACAATATTTTTTGTGGTGGCGAACAGCATAGTTGTATAATTGTATTAGTTAAGTAGTACAGTTTGTGATAGGTACTATTCTCGATAATCGAGATTATAAATTGTGTGGTGGTGCTGAAAATTGCTGGAATGGTAATAGAAAATGCTGTGGTTTGGGTGGAAAGTGGTGGGAATTGGGTTAAAGTGGGAGTGGATGGACAGGGGTGGGTGGTTGGAATTTAGGGGGATGCTTGCGTTGGGGAGTTTGGGATTGGTAGTTTGGTGAGTGGAGTGGGGGTGCTACGCCACAATATGAAAAGGTTACATTTTCCATTTTTGGAAACTACCCCCATACTGAAAAGACTTGGAAACTCATATCATATATAATATACATTATATATGATTTTATGTCTAGCACATGAAAAAAATAGATAAAAAACTAGAATATTTTTACTGTAAAAACTCGCCAGTACTGTAAATTTCAACGTTTGCAGACTGTACAAAAAATATGGTACACGTATTAACGGCAACATTTACGCGGGAGCTCCACATACACAACCATATACCAACATTCCAATAACTATATAACCTAGTATTCAATACTACATACAGTATAAAACATTAACCAGGCTACCAAAAAAAAACACAAAAAAAGAAGCCACTTTCGCAGCCCCTTTTAACTTGTCTGTCCAACTTGAACAAATAACAATCTTTACTCCAGATTCTACTTATCAAATATCATCGCCTTTTCATACCAAAGTCTTTCCCCTCTATCATCGACCGGATACACCTTAAATTGCACCTCGTCTGTAACATCGTCCATATCCATCCACGCCAGAACGTCAACCTTCCATTTTCTAACAAACGGAACAACCTCATACAACTCCATTTCGTCCGTTTCAGTTTCATGCATCCAGATTTCGACCCTATGCTTTTTCGCCTCCTTCCAGCTTATATTCCTATTTTCCGCATCATAGATTGCCTTTTCAAGCGCAGCCTGCCACGTTCCGAACTTTTCTTCTTTCCATTGCACGTCTTCATTTCTCATAATCATATTTACATATTCTACCATTTCTATTTCCTACCATTCAATCAAAATATGCCGTTCCGTCATCCAGATACAAAACCCCATTTGCTTCTGAATCTTCTTTCATTTCTTCGTCGCTCACTTCATAGAAAAATCTATACCCATAGTTTTCTATTTCCTTTTCTGCCTTCTTGAGCTTTTCAAATACAGTTTCTACCATCTTTCTAATTTCCATTACTTGCCAATCGGCAACTTCGTTCCCAGAAGCATACTCAAATTCTGTTATAATTTCGTCAACCGTTTCGGCTTCCGTCTGAGACTTTAAGCTATAATAGTAGCGCCTATTTTCTGCCAGCTCGAAACTGTCAACTTCTGATTTTAACCATTCGAACCCTTCGACATTTCGCAAATCAAATTTCCCATAAATATTTACGCCATCACCTTGACACGATGACAAACTGTATTGAATTTCCAAGCCATCAATAAATTGAAAATAATTTCCTACAATTTCCATGGCGTTCTCTAAAAAGATGTCGTTGTCAATCTCACATCTTGCTTCTAAGAACTTTTCTTTTGCCCGTTCTTTTGCTTTTTCTTCCAGCTCGTTATACTCATATAAATTGATTTTTTTTGTAATAGTTACCATTTTAACCCTCCACTCCCATCTTCTGACAATTTACTTTTTTCACATAGCAGCGAAGTACTTTCAGCTCGCCGGTCTTGTCATTGTATTCTAACTG